TTTTACTTTTGAAATGAAAAGCAAATTACTTTGCATTTCGTAAACTGTAATTTGGTTACATGATATTATTTTTGATTTGAACTGGAAATAAAGGCGAATATGATACATTATTGTAACCAAAAGGTTTACCTCATTTAATTTATAAAAGATTATTTATGGTAAATAAAAACTTGCCATTAACAAAGATGAATATATTCAGTTCAAAAAACGAATTAAGCAACAACTATAGAATAGATCTAGAAATAGAAGGTCAAAAATGGAAAAATGTATCTCATTATATCTATTCAAATCTATTGCATAATGAAAGCAATAAAAGGATACTGAAAAACAACTTAACAAAAATATCTAAAAACTTTCATGAACTATCCGAAAAAGAAAATGAGATACTGATTGTAGATGCATTATCAACTGCTTTGCCTATTAAATTTTCTAATGTTGAACTAGCACGAAAGTTAATTGCAACAGGTGATAAACAAATCGTATACAAGAGCTCTAATAAAGTACTTGGTATTGACGATAACGGACAAGGTAACAATGTATATGGTAAAATTCTAATGAGAATCAGAAAAACACTAAAAAATAAACTGGACTTAGACTATAAAGTAGCTAATATTAATGTTAATAAAGAACTGATTTACCGTTCATATTTGGTAAAGTACTTTTTAGAAGATTACATGTACAACAACATGAGTATAGAAAGATTTTCCAATATGAATGTAGATTCAATATATGCATTGATCAGTGGCAATTACAATTCAAATTCAAATGTCCCGTTTAATATTTATAACAAGTTTCAATTGTATAAGAACTCGATTGAAAAACTACCAAAGGATGTTGTATTAGGTTTCGTTGATCCGGAGCTTAAGTCCAATCCAAATAGAGTTGTTGATTTTGTGTTGAAGACTAAACTGAGAAACATGAAAATCATGTTAGAAGAAAGGAAAAAGAACATCATATACGATATGTATCTTGATGACTTTCTGGAGAAAAAAGGGATGAATAACGATATCGTTAAAAATGCTTTTGAATCATATAATCAATTAATTCATAATAAAGAACAGTTTAAAAAGTACCTTGAAACTGCATATGATTCTCAATCATTACCTAAAAATCTTCAATCATCTATTTACAATATATTAAAAGACATACGGATTCCAACTGAAAAGCAGGTTGTAAAAGCTGAATCGGTTATTTTTGAATTAGATGAAACATCGTCGGTTCCAAAGCAAAGTGTAGTTCAAGAACAAAAAGAAAAGTCAGGTACAGATAGTTTCCTTGATTCTCTATTTACTGAAAAACAAAAAACAACAAAAAAGCAAGCTGATAATGAAGGCGAAGGTGAAGGCGAAGGTGAAGGCGACGAGAAAAAGGAAACAGAAACAATACGACAATATAAGAGATCTAAAATCCGTTACGGAGGACGAAAAGAATCTGAACTCCCTCCTTTGAAACCAAAAATAAACCCAACTTTACAGGAAGATGTAAGAGGAATACTGGATGCAATGATGGAAGGAAGAGATATTCCAGAAGATATGCTAAACAGAAAATATCCTGAAGAAGTTCAAGAAATAATCTTTATTACTTCAAATGAACATGATTTATACTTCGATTTATCTCCTATTGCACGACAAATAATGTTTATCAAACCAAGTTCAAAACAAGACGATAAAAGTAAAATGGTATTCCCTTCAGTATCGCATTATCTTATGTTTTGTATGATAAAAAACCTTATTGGTAATGTAAATGATTCTTACGATATGATAATCATGCCTAATCCTGATCCGTCTTCAAGGAAAATAAATTTCGCACCTTTGGAAGTCATCAATCACAGATACATTGATGCATTGGTGAAAAGATATGATTATTTATTACAAAAAGCGGTTAATGTTAAACTTAAAAATTCAGAAATTGTTCAGGCTCTTGCTAATACTGGAAAAGCAAAATTATACTATAATGATGTTGATAATGAAATAATTGGAACAGGACCAAATAAAACCGGAAGTAATCTTACAGGAGTTTATCTCATGCATGTAAGGTCTGAAATGGATATTCCTTCTGTCATATCACGAGATTTATCTCCTCTTGAGATATTTGTTCAAAATGAAGATGAATGGGTTGAGAATAGAGTAAAAGACTACTGTAATGCAATATTAAATACTAGTAAATCAAACGAGTCTGCAATTAAGATTGTAGATGTGTTATATCCTTGCAATTTACCTGTTATAAATAATATTGATGTTCCAGTCTATTTCGATAAGATAGTAAGAGAAGAAATTCCAATCTTGAAACAGCCTGTTATAAAGCATTTCTGGAATAAGATATTATCAATATGTAATTATGTATTACAGAATAGCAAAGACCCTAAAGGAATGTTAGAAAAGGCTTCCCTTATTATTCAGAGTGAAGACTATTCTAGAAATAAGAAAAAAGACAAAGCAATTGAAACTGCAATATTAAATATTGCAAATAAAATTAAGATTGATAATCAATTGACAAATAAGGATGTCTATTTAGCAACGAATATACTTTTGAAGGAAATAGATATTTTTGAAGGTGATTCCGAGTTTGAGGATGGTGGAAGTGATGATGAGAAAAGCTCTCAAGGTTCCGTTGATTATGGAACAGATGAAGAAGTAGAGGGAGACGGAGAAGATAGAGTAGAAGATGACGAAAGTCCTGGTGATAATCTATACGGGGATTCTCCAATGAGAAATCCTGATGATAATAAAAGAGAACATGATAATGAACCATTAAGCAAAGATATTTTAAAGTTTAATATAAATAGAGTAATTCAAAACACAAATATACCTCAAAATATACTGAATGGTCGTATAAATTATTTTCAATCAATTTAGACTCGACTACAGCTAAATTTAATTCACTAATGAATTAAATTTCTTTTCTAATAACTTAATTTTGAAATTGAATTCTAGTTTAAAAAAATATGAAAGAAATAAAAGTCTTAGAAATGTCGCTTAGTCAAAACCTTAATAATTATGTTGATGATACTGTTGGAAAATATATTCGATTGATATCGAGTAAGTACAATCTAAATTATGATGACTTGTTACGAGAATGGTCTGGAACTCCTCAAAAAACGAGTCCTAAACAACCATTAGTTGTACAACCATTAGTTGTAAAACCATTAGTTGTAAAACCATTAGTTGTACAACCATTAGGTGTAGTTGAATCCAAGTGTCAATCATCTGAAGAATCATCTGAAGCCCTCATGAAATTGACCAAACAAGAACTACACGAAAAATGCAAGAAAGCTGGTGTTCGTTCATCAGGAACCAAAAATGATTTAGTGAAGTATTTGCTTGAAAGCAAGTCTCAAACGAAAATTAATACGATTAAAATTAAAGAACCGCCTCCTTTTGTATCTCAACTTCTTGAACAAGAGAAAAAAGAAACAGTCTCAAATCAAATTGTTAAAAAAATATCTGCCAGTGTTCCTGTTATCGATATTAGACGGAATAAGTTCAACAATTATGAACATGTTCATACTGGTTTTGTGTTTAATAATCTAAGTAAAAAAGTGATAGGAAAACAGAATACAGATGGAACAGTAAGTGACTTAACAAAAGAGGATATCAACATTTGCAACAAATACAAATTCAAGTTTGTTCTGCCCTCTAATCTTGATAAAAATACGAGAGTAGAAGATGTAAAGGTAGACGAGTTAGAAGAAGAGGACGGAGATGTTGACGAGGATGTTGTTGAAGAAGAAGTAGAACCTGAGGTAGAAGGAGTTGATTGTATTGATGATATTGAAGAAGAAGATGTAGAAGACGATGAAGATGTTGAATTGCTTGAAGAGGAAGATGTAATTGATGAGGATGAATAAATATTTAATTTATTGAATTAAATTAAATATGTACTGTGGTAACAATTCTAATAACAGAAGAGTGACTCGCGGTGAACTTGTAATTGGAAACAGATTTGATTGTATGAGGAAGGGTGTTGGACAAGGTCTATACATGCATTATGACGATTCTTATTTAGACGAGTATATTCCTATCGATGATTCAAGGGCTTATTGTGGTAATAAACAGATATTACCTGATGGGTATGATAGATTTGGTAGTCTTCATCATTGTTTTACAAAGGGAGTAGGTGTTGGAAGAAGACAGAAAGCTGTAAAAGTAAACAGAAAATTAATAGATAGAACTATAACGAGAGTAGAGTTGGTTATTTTATGTAAGGAGACAGGTATCCGTGGTTATACCGGTAAGACCAAAGAACAACTATTACAACTTGTGAATAATCATCTTCATAATTAAACTTAATCGTAAATTATGGTAATATTAAATACAAGACCTTGTTTACATCACATGTAAAAATCTCCTCTTAAATAAGTGTAGTCCAAGTGTAGTTACCGTTTAATTTTTATTTAAACAATTTGCTATTTATTAATAGTATAAAATGAGCTTAATTATTAGCGAGAAAAATAAAATTAATGAGTCTATTAGGATTATTAGGAAGAATATTGAACATTCAAACGATACTATTAAAAGGTTTAAATCCCAGTCTGCAAGTGACTTCATTATAAATCAAATAGAAAAACTAACAAAATCCAATATTGAAGATGAAATTCAGATTGAAATTTTAGAAAAAAGATTACTTGACTTAGAATCTGGAATTCTCAATGAAGAACTGCTTTTAGAGAAAAAGCAAAATAAGGATATTGCAGAATCAAAGAATACTGTAAATAAGAAGAAAAAGGAGGCTGAAATCAAAGTGCAAGACGAAAAAAAAAAGAAATCAAAAGATTTAGATTCCAATAACAGAGACTATGAGAGAAAAGAAAGAAGTAAAGAATACAACATGAATCGAGCTTATAGTTATTATCAAAAATCAGTTGAATCTATACCAGATTATATGCTTGATAATCTGGAAAACATGCCTAACAACAAAGGTTATATATGGAGAGATATCTACTGTTACGGTGATCTACCACCAGAAGAGAATCGACCTATAACTCTCTTTGAAAAACAAAGGGATTTAATGATTATCCACGAATGGTCAAACAAATATTATACGATTTATCATAAAGTCGGAAAAGCAGGTAGAAAGTCCATTGTAAATAGAACAGAAATCAATAGGAGTAATTTTTCATCTGATTCATTATCTAGTTTTATCGATAACAATATAACAGAACCAATAGTCACTAACGATGTAGATACTCCTATAGTAGATAAACCAAAAGAACAACCTCCTTTTATCAATAAAACTTCATCGGATAAATCTAGAGGACAATATCAAGAAAAACAACAAGGACAACCTAGAGGACAATATCAAGAAAAACCACAAGGACAACATCAAGAAAAACCACAAGGACAGCATCGAGGAGGACAATATCAAGAAAAACCACAAGGACAGCATCGAGGAGGACAATATCAAGAAAAACCACAAGGACAATCTAGAGGACAATATCAAGAAAAACCACAAGGACAACCTAGAGGACAAAATCAGGGAGGACAACATCAAGGAGGACAATATCAAGAAAAACCACAAGGACAAAATCAAGGAGGACAATATCAAGAAAAACCACAAGGACAAAATCAAGGAGGACAACATCAAGAAAAACCACAGGGACAGCCTAGAGGACAATATCAAGAAAAACCACAGGGACAGCCTAGAGGACAATATCAAGAAAAACCACAAGGACAACCTAGAGGACAATATCAAGAAAAACCACAAGGACAACCTAGAGGACAAAATCAAGAAAAACCACAAGGACAACCTAGAGGACAAAATCAAGAAAAACGAGAAGGACAACCTAGAGGACAAAATCAAGAAAAACGAGAAGGACAACCTAGAGGACAAAATCAAGAAAAACGAGAAGGACAACCTAGAGGACAACCGAAAAAGTAATATTTAAATTGTAAAACAGTTAAGTTTTATAATTTACGAAATGGTTTAGAATTCCATTGACAAACGAGTTATGAGAAGGAAGACAATAGAATGAAGAACTAGACCAATAAGATTGGGACAACCATTCTGATTGATTATACTAATACCTGACTTTGAGGTAATACTATTTACTAAAACGAACAATATAGGGGATGCAATTACAAAGAAGAGAATAGCACTATATAGGGAAATAGACCATTTCTTAGTACTATCAATGCTATCTGACGAGGATGTCATTTATAATAGTAATAATTATTTAAAATCTCGTTAAACGAAAATGATGATGTAGTAAAAATGATATTAACAGATACTCAAATTGTTGTTACAATACAGTTTATACTTATAGTGAGCTCTATATTGTTTTATCCTAAAGTTCCTCATCGTTATGGAAGAGCTCCTCTCGATATCAAATTCAATTAAAGGTAACAAATTAGAAGACTAAATGACATCTGCTATTGACCCTGATAGGTTACAAAAAGTATATATGACAATTAATGTTGAATCTGATGGACCTGACCCAGCTCTAAACAACCTACTCGAACTTTCATGTATTTTACACTTTGAAAATGGAACTGTAATAGATGAACTTAATGTTAAATTTACACCATTGCCTAACCGTAAACCTGACCCGTTTACTATGGAAAATTTCTGGAATGTTAATCCTGAAGCATTTATGTGGGTAACTACTGATACGGTTGATGTTGATTCTGGAATGTCTCAATTTGTTGATTTTTATCAGTCTTATTCTAAACGGTATTCGATCAGATTTGTAGGTGATCCTGCATCTCGTGATTTCGTGTGGTTACAAGAATACTATACCAACTATGTTATTTTTTCAACCATTAAGCTAATCCCTTATTGTAGATGTTTGACAACCATGAGGAAATCATACCAGAAGATGTTAAATTTAACCGATGATGAATCATGGACTCTTAAAAATAAAATGCAATTAGAAAATGATATATCGTCTCATGCATCAAATCATATTGGTATCGAAAGAGCGAGACGACAAGCTCGAGAGTTCTGTTTATTACGACAGAAGATGTATAAATTTCAGTATGTAAATCAAGTTAAAGAAATTAATGATTTCTGCCAGATTATCAATTTGAATCTGTTCCAGATGAAGAATGAAATCATTATGTTGACCGATACTCTAAAAACTATGAAAAAAGATATTGATTTGCAGTTTGAAAATATAAATGTTCAACTTCGACAAGATAAAAAACTAAGGGATAATCAATATTTTTCTTTTGGAACTTATCTCGTGGCTTACGAAGAACTACCTCCTCTTCCTCCAGAAGAACAATAAAATTTAACTTGTTTAACAATTTAAATTTATAATTTTATTTTAACCTTATTTTCAATCTATCAAATGCACATTTAACAGCAATAATTTGTTTATAACAATCATGTAGAGAATGATGTGGAAAATCACCTGGTATATTCTTGAGTCTAATATCTGTAATATCAAGTATTGTTCTACAATCTCTAACATTCCAAAATTTCCAAGGTAAAGGAAGGTTGTTTTTCTTATATGCATTCTCCAATATAGTGCAGTCAAAATGAGGACCTTGAGCCCAAATTATAGGATTGGATAAAGGAGAAATGAATTCGGATAGTTCATGAAGTGCTTGTTCAATTGAAATTCTATCTACGGGATTATACACTTCATCTCTTGACTTTTCATCTTGAATATCCCACCATTTAACAGTCTCATCATCAGTTGTCATTCCCTTTGATAAACAAGATTCAATATCTATTCTTCTATAAAACGACTTCATTTCTTCCATTGGTTTTAATCTATCTCTTCTACTAAACTTCATTGCTCCAATAGTTGCTATAACTGAGGTTGGGGATGTACCCAATGTCTCGATATCAATCATAATATTAATATTATGATTGATATCGAGACATATTATTAATAGTTTCAGTCAAATATTTAAACTCATTATTCTACAAACTCCAATTGATATATGTGTTTAAAACATCTTCAACTTTTTTAAATACACCTGAACCAACGAATCCTCTCGCTAATGGACTAGGATGAACACCAGTTACTATCTTACTTTTATCTTGAATTAAACTTGCTTTCTGTTTTGCAAAATTTCCCAGCAAAAGGAAAACACAGTTTGGATTTTGAGATGAAATGAAATGAATTACATCATTCGTGAATTCTTCCCATATATTCATATGACTCGTTGGTTCTCCTCTCTCTACTGTTAATGAGCAATTTAACAGAAAAATCTTCTCATCGTAAAACCATCTTTCAAGACAACCATGTTTAAACTCATAGTAGCGATCTAGATACTCTCGTTGGAGTTCTTTAAAGATATTCCATAAAGAAGGAGGAATTGTAGTTGATTTTTGAACTGAAAAACTTAAACCGTGTGCTTGATTAGGTCCATGATATGGGTCTTGACCTAATAACACAACTTTTATAGATTGCACATCAATCTCAAATACTTTAAAAACATCCTCTTTTTGAGGATATATAATTTTATCATCAGAATATAAAGAATCAAGTTCAAATGCATATTGTAGAAATAATGGGTCCCAAGAGGAATGAATTTTGTTCATTTGTTTGTTACTGATAATAGTTATATTTAAATTTTAATATACTCATAAATCAAACTCAAAATCATCAAATCTCCTGGGAAACTTGAAAATGGTTGGTCAAAATCGAGTCTTGAAGGCAGATCTATATCATCTGATACATAAGGTAATTCATGTGCATGTGCATCTGCATTTGTTATTATAAATTTATTGAATTTAATCACCTACAGTTCTTTTCTAAACTGATATGCATCTTTCTCTAACGGTGGATATATTCCAATAATTACAGTTAATTTTAAATTGAAACTTACAAAAAGGATTACGAAAAATTAGAATAACAAATGAGTACAAATTCAGTTCGTATTATATCTTATACCGATAAATCAATTGTGGTTATCGGTGATACTAAGAAGTATAAGGATTCCCTGAAAAATCTTGGAGGCAAGTGGAATGCCTCATTAACCAACAGGGAAACAGGTGAGAAGTTCATGGGTTGGATTTTTTATCTGAGTAAACAAAGAGAAGTTCAATCATGGATTGATAATGGTTCTCCTGATGTAGTTGAAAGTAAAATAGAGAGTAAAACTGAAAGTAAACAATCTGAATCTCAACCTAAAATGAGTATATTGGCAAAGCCTAAAGTTTTACCATCACCATCATCTGATGATAGGATTAGACAACTTGAAAAGTCGATTGAAATGTTGATTGCTAAAGTTGCTTCACTTGAAATTGAAGTATCGACTCTTAAAAAAGGAACTCCGAAAGACGATGAAGTTGAAGACGAGGAAGACGAAGAAGTACAGACTCCACCTAAACGGTTACTCCGACGATAATATTAATATAATTTATTCATTATTGGAATCCAATAATGAATTTAAAATGATGCGAACTATATCTAATAATAATGGGAATTAAACATTTCTTTTTCTGGTTCAAAAAACAGTTTGGAAATCATATTATCAAACTTGCTAAAGGACAATCATGTAATGATGTGAATGTATCAATCGATAATTTTATGATTGATTTAAATGGTCTTTTTCATAATTCGGCTCAAAAAGTTTTCAAATATGGAAACTGTAAGCCACCTCAACGATTACTTAAAAATGGTATACCAAGAAGACCTGTATATAGAAATAGAAGAACTGAACTCTTGGTTTTTGAAGATGTATGTCAGAGAATTGAGTATTTGTTTAATATAGTGAAACCTAATAAAAGGTTAATCCTTTGTATAGATGGTGTAGCACCGCTTACGAAACAAGCTCAACAACGACAGAGACGATTTAGAGCAAGCAGAGATGCTAAAGAAAGTAGGAATGAATCTAAACTTGATGAGAATCTATTTGATTCTAATTGTATTACTCCTGGAACTAGATTTATGGACTATATTAGTAAGTACATAGACTGTTTTCTACATCATAAGATACAGAATGATGAATCATGGAAAAATATTGAAGTCATTTTCTCTAATGAGAAAGCTCAAGGTGAGGGTGAAATGAAGTGTATTAATTATATTCGATACTACGGGAATTCAGAAGAATCTTATTGTATTACTGCATTAGATGCAGATTTGATTATGTTATCTCTTGGTACTCATATGCCAAACATATATGTATTGAGAGAGGAATTATACGAAACAACTAATGAGTTCTTATGTATTGATATTGGTTCTGTAAGGAGAGACTTAACAAATATTCTATATTGGGAGCAGTTTGAAAATAATGACGGAGAAGAAGAGATGAAAAGCAGTTTCAATCCAATGTTTTCGATTAATGATTTCTTTTTCCTTTGTTTTACAGTTGGAAATGACTTTTTACCTAATATACCGTCTATAGAAATAATTGAAGATGGAATTGAACTCATCATTGAAGTATACAAAGAAGTATGTTCTGAACATGGACATATAACCTATAAAGATGATAACGGTCGGATTCGTTTTAATCCTGATTCGTTGGGTGCTTTTTTTGAGACTATCGGACACTATGAAAAAGAAAAGTTAGAAACTAAACTACAGAAGAGAAAACAATTCTTCCCCAATCCTTTACTTGAAAGTTGTGCGATTAAAAACGGAGAATGTTGGGATATTGATATAGAAAGTTATAAATCACTCTATTATCAATCTAAATTTCAACTGTATTCTGAATCGGAAAAGTCAGAGGAGAAGACAGTTTGTCCAAATATACAAAAGATATGTCACGATTATCTGACAGGAATGCAATGGGTTCTAAGTTATTATACAGATGGAATTGTAGATTGGAAATGGTTTTATTCATATCATTACGGTCCGTTTTCATCATGTATATCTACCCATATTAAGTCATTTCAGTTTCCAAATGATACTTCTTCTATATCTATTAATCCTTTTTTACAATTGCTTTGTGTCTTACCACCAAGTAGTACTAGACTGATACCTGAACCTCTCTGTAACTTGCTAACCGACGAAGAATCTCCGCTAAAAGAGTTTTATCCAACTGAATTTGAAGTTGATATAGCAGGAAAAAGACAAGCTTGGGAGGGAACAGTAATTTTACCGATGATAGATTTTAAAAAGATTGAAAATGAGTATTTAAGGTTGATTACAAGTGTGAATCCTATTGATTTTAAAAGAAATAAAAGAGGAAGGTCTTTTGTGTATAAATATGACAAAAATTATGTAAAAGCATACAGTTCATATTACGGTAATATAGAAGGTTGTAATATAAAGTTAACTCCAATTGAACTTTAGTTATAATCAATTAAATTATTATTTGAACTGGAAACTTGTTCAAATTTATATAGTTCATTTTATTTATTATATTATAATAAATAAAATTAGGTTATCCATAAATGATACATTCTCGACATAACAATGAATTTGGTTCAATTCCTTCTGAACCGCAGTTCAAACATTTATCATATTCATCATCAACATGAATACGATAACAATTCTTGCAATAAGTTGTAATTCCATTTATATGAGCCTGAAAATCAATATATGCAAACATTATATGTGGAATCAGTTTGTTTTTTTCTTGGTATAATAATGTGTAGTTTTGTTTACAACTTGAACAGCAATTTTTTACATGATTCATACAAGGTAAACATATAATCTTTTTCCTGTGTATATATCTATCTAAACCAAGTTCATCGCCACATGATTCGCAAGGTTCCTCGATATGCTTTTTTTTCTTTTTCTCTCTCGTTCCAAAGTTGGGTAGTAGTAGTTCAAATGGAGGTAAACATTGTTCTGAATATAGATAGTCATCCAACTTCAAGTTGTTAATCAACACTTTCGCCCAAGTGGAACAATCTGTAGATATATGTATATCTCCGTCTATTTTAGTAGTGAACTTTTTTGCATCTTTAAACATAGTCATATCTTGATTCATATCTTGATTCATATCTTGATTCATATTTTCTTGAAACATTTCAAACCTAAACTATATTCAGTATCTTTTACAAAATCATTTTAACAGTCTAAAATGATACTAGTATTTATAATTTTCATTACATGATATGTCTTTAATGCTACAAGTAAAATCGATAAATTTTGAATTGTCATCCAGTTTGATAAAACTTGGTTTTACAGTAATGAAAAGTCCTGAGTTATCTCTGATAACTGAATCTGGATTAGCTTCGGACTCTTCTAATACATTTTGTATAAAATCATAAGAGTATATTACACCTGTTAATACCTTGATAATCAGGATATCTTTCTCTTTTTCTCTATGTAATAAGCTTATAATATCGTGGTATTGGTCATCATATATTTTCCCAGGTTCAATCACGGATAAAACTTTCTTTAAATGATCAGGGATATCTAATCCTGATAAAACAACAAAAATTTGATTCACTCTAACCGTTTGGTCTAAGAGTGAATTTAGAGTTGGAATTAAATTATCAATATCAGATTGTTTTTCAACTGTAAAAACTATAATTGTTCTTTTTTCTCTTGCAATTGGCAAACTACTATATCTTTCAGCATATTTATCGATCGATTTTGTCATGTATAGTTTAATGTATCTTGTGATACCAAAGTAGACTAATATACTAAATATAATTGACAAAATAGATAATACTATAATGGTTATATGCATTAACTTGTTCATTTAGTATATGATTATAAAAATACAAATTAGAGATTCATGATTAATGACAATCATGAATCAAGAGGGTAATTAAACTGAAATAACACTAATTTCGGATAGAATGAATATTCATTGTCTCCTCTAATTTAAAGAGGATATTCAATACAACAGACAATTATGGCAAATAACATATTCAAACCTCAAATCAACAATATAAAAGAAAAATTAGATGAGCTTGTTAGCAGTTTAAAATTATGTGAAACTTGGGAATTCAAGAATAACATAATAGGATATTATATATATGTAAGTATAAAAGGTAAGAATTTGAACCTGATAATCAATATGAATGAAGATGAATTGTTACTTTATCGAGCTTGGATTTATATACATTCCAATATGGTTTTTATAACTTATGTTGATGACTTAGGTAATGAGTCTACAAAAGAGGTTCAAAAAGGATTGTATAATGATATCTTCTTTCGTATACTTGTTAAAATGAAAAATCTATAATTCAACTTGAATTAACACTTTAGAATTCAACTAAAATTTTTAGTTGAATTACAATCTATTTTTTTGATATGTTCAAAAGAACTTAACCTTTTCCTCAAACAGATGAGCTATAGGGAGACACTTCTGGGTATAACCATTATAATCATAATCTATCTTACCGAAATTACCTCGTAACTTTTCAATTGATAAATGACCTCCATATTCCTTTAAAATTCTCCAACTAGGAGCAGGGTTAATAGTCATAGCTTTCGTATTATTCAACTTATTGCATATCTTAGTTAACAACATTTGAGACATATCATACATACGATTATGCTTGTTATCCAATATAAAAGCCAAGCAACATTCCGAAGAACAGAACACACCATCTGTCTCATAATAGTCATTATTTAAGATTGATAGATTCTTAAATTCCTCTTCAATTGTAAATTCGCTTGGAACATTTTCTCTTATGATATATGTATCCTTACTGATATGCGAGAAGAAGGTCTTTTGAATCTGCTTTGGTATATAATTGATTGGACATCCAATAGGATTTCCATCGATCGGATGACGGTCCCAAAAGCAGTTGTAATTTAATTCCTTTACATTCAAACCTGTTTTTAGGTCAATCATTGATAGAAGACATTTGTGTGTCTTCTTCGACTCATCAAGATAAGAGAATGTCTCTGTGTTCTTAACTATAGAATTCTTCTCCAAGTCAGTTAGTTTGGTAGTCTTTAATTTAACCTGAACATCATCTCCAAAGCTGATATCCATGCCATATTTTTCATTGATAAAAGCGATATTGATAGTAGATAGAGTAAATACAATCTTCTTAATTTTGCTTGCCATTTTTACTCAAGCTTGGAATTTAAATTACAATTCATTTTAATTTTGTTGTCCATAATAAATAATGTTAAGATGCTCTCCAAATACAACTTGGTTTCAAGGATTTTCAAACCTGTTTTGTAGTAAGAATTTACTACCTATGAGTAATATGTCATTAGAAGACCAGATTAATGCTATTACAAGAATCGTATTGATTATAGGCATAGTCATATTGATATTCGATAAAAAGTGTAGTGTGGTATTCATTATCGTTTCTTTATTATTTATTATTATTCTATACTATTTACAAAGGAACATGATAGACAACTTCAAAACAGAATCATTTGTCCCCAACGGACGAACAGAGGTAAATGTAAACAACCAATTACCTCATCCTACAAAACAAGTCCAATTTCAAGACCCAGATGATAATTCAAATAACCCTAAATATCAAGTCCCTCCTAAACCTAAAGTATCATATATTTACGGAAATTGCGATTATGATTTTCAGGTTAAAAATAAAAGCAATAATTTCAATCCCTTATTTTGTAATGATGGTGTTGATGCCTACTCAAATGCTTCTATGAATCAAAGACTTGCAGGAAAACCTAATCCTAAAACATTGATACCTCCAGTATCAGTTACACCAGCATTTGACTCACAATGGAGATCAACATCAGGAACGATTGATTTTAAGGGTCAAAACAACAGAGAACCAACATGGGACCTTTTTCAGTCTGGATATAAGTCGATAGACGATATTGATGATGAAGGTCCTTATTCAGGTTCTTACGAGAGTTATCATTCGAATAATTCTGCCTATAAATCTAATATGAAAGATACTCAATACAACAGGATAAATAACAGAAGCCAAATGGGTGATGATAACTCTTTCCTTCAGAGAAATATGAATATTCAAACAATTCAACCTGGTGTGTACTATAAAAATAATGGATTGGAAACAGTTAGCTCTAATATAGGAATTACTGAGACTGACGAGAGAAATGAGCCTGTAAAGACGGTTATGGATAACGGAGATGTGTATTATGATGAATACAATAACAATTCTCGTTTTAAAAAGGAACCATTAAGCAAGTCTGCAGGTCCTGAGGATATATACGACCCTCGTTTTACTGGATACGGAACCAGCTATAGAAGCTATTTTGATGACTACATTGGACAACCAAAATTTTATTATGACGATGTGAATGCAATGAGAATGCCCAATTATATAACAAGGAGTAAGATCGATCATTTGGATTTTGCTGAATCATATGGACCGGTGAGCGATAATTATGAAGAAAGAAATGAACATATGAGAGAAGCTGTAAATCAATCGTTTTTAGACAATTCTTTATTATTCAGAAATGACTTGCAAGAAAGGTTGATGAGGAAGCGAAATTCTGAAATGGTATATAACAGACAATTCCCTAAATCGACAGCAGGAAGGAGAATGCTTCGAGGTTAACTTAAATTACAATTTAATATTGAATTGTAATTAATACTAATAAATGTCATTGGAATATTCTTGTTGTTGTGGCATAACACCATTCTCTAAGACATAACTATAGACAATTTTGACTTGTTCCTGAAACTGAAGAAGACCTTCAATCATCTCTTCTTCAGTTGGTAATCTATTATTCAATGAGTTTTTTAATCCTTCTGAAATTTCATTAAACATTATAAATAAATTATCAAAAGTAGATTGATTAATTTCTCCTGATTTCAGTTTGTTTTTAGATTCAAGTTTTAATCTGGAAACTAAATCTTTTACAGCTTTAATATGAGACTGTTCTAGAATAGTAAATTTTGTGATTAAAACACAGTTCTTTCGGTTTGGATTTTCGTAATGGTATGTTTCCTCCGCACCAATATGCATTAAAAATTCTCTGTATATTTTTGAATGGTTATTTCCTGTGTAGATTATAATATTTTTACTTTCTACAGGTTGAAAAGTAGATTGAACATTGTATTTTTTGAATATTCTACATAAACAATATATATCCATGGCATATGTTGTTATATCAAGGAAAAAAATAGCTGTGATTTTAAAATAGTTGTCTGTAATTCTAATTGGTCTTTGAAGTGTAAGACAAAGTATAAATTCAGAGAGATTTGAAAGCAGAGATGGAGATGAACTTTTTATCATGATTTTCAGTTTAAAAAAGTTAATTATCTTCTCTTTCATTTGCTTTTCAACCTTCTCTAATTCTTTCTTGAGGTAAGTATTTGTTAATAAAATATCAAATATCTTATCGACATCAATTTGATTTGAAGTAAAATCAAATACACTCGATATGATTTCGACAGCACGAGTCCCAAGTCTCCTTATTAAATCAATCCGTAAAGGAATATCATTTAACCTGTAAAACTTCCCAATATCAAGTAGTATAATAGAAGCAACAGTAAGATAATATTCATCAGTAATGTTTTCTGATAACCACGAAAAGCGAGCATCAACATTGTGTATTCTCATTAGTTGACATAATTGATTTGATGTTCTAGTTGAAGGGTTAAAGCAATCTAAAAAGTTTTCAGTCATTCTCATACTTCTCAAGACTAGTTTATCCCTTAAAACCGGATAGGATTTTTTATAAGTATTAAAAAAATAGTCAAAATTTTTTGAACGGTCCATCAGCATACTTTCAATTGAAGCTTGAATTGTTGCAGTTGGAGAACCAAGAATAATATCATAATGTTTTAGATCTTCTTCGTTTTTGGTTTCTCTCTGATCTGGTTTGGTATATCTAACCATTGGTGTTTCTATATACAAGTCAAAAAATGAGGGTGTTTCTTCGGCTAATCTTCTTATATAATCAGCAAAAGGTATTGAATCAAATGGCAAACAATGACCTGTAGGGTCGTTATGATATTCTCCAAATATGTAGAATGATTTTGAACCTGTTTGTAACTTGAGTTTATAAAATTCAACTGGTCCCTCGATATACTGAACTGTATTATATGTTTTAATAATCGATAAATTGTCTATTAGTTTTTGTAATGTGGGATTTACAGATTGCTTTACCTCTTGAATTTTATCTTCTGATAATCCTTGGAGATAACTTGCATTATATGTTTCTTTAAATAAGTCTATATCATTTTTCTCTTCCATTTATATATAGAAAATAATTTATGTTCAGTTTATATTCAACATCTGTCAGAATAACATCGTAAGAATTGAGGTTAACTAAGCAAATTTGAATTACAATTCAATATTGAATTGAAATACAGTTTAAATTTATATCAAATGTAGAAACACTGTATACATACAGTTTAATTTTTTCTATTATAATTAATTAAAGCATTTGAATCGATTAAATCGTTCGGTAGAAGTATATCAACATTGTTGACTTCATCGTGTATAAGAGTATTGAAGATGGTAAAATCCTTAACATAACCTACATTTGAACCTACTTCAATACGGTCTCCAATCTGATATATGTTTTCTAAAATAATGCGAATACCGGAAACACCACGAGAGAGAGTGTTCTGTAGAGACAATGTAATTGCAAAACCAAGTGTTCCTGATAAAGTTAATATAGTTGATTTTTCTACTCCAAACTGAATCAATATAACAATGAAACCTATAATTAGAATTGCATAATATACGGTATCTGATAGCTGTCTAACCACAAGAGTGGTTTCAAGTTGAACTATATACTTGTTTATAATCAAGCTTTTGTAATATCTTGCAAATGCAAAAGTGAGTACGATTGTGATAAGTATTTTTATTGCCATTACAAAGTAAGAACGAATAGACGACATATCTTTCATTTATTATATTTGATTATTGTTTGTATAATAATCAAATTTTAACTGTTTATCGTCGCTTTCTAAAGATAGATTCATCATCACTGCTGTTTTCTTCTGCATTTTTAGCTTGCTTGATTTGGGCTTTTTTCAATATTGAATGCAAGTCGATTTTACCACTATTCGTTTTCCTTTCACTTGAACGAGACTCAAGTTCACGAGGATATTTAGGAAGCTGAATATCAGTAACTTTATGTCTTGGTATCTTTTCATCATCTGAATCAACATAATTTGAACGGTGCTTAGACTCTCTTTCTTCTGTATCATTTGAACTATGTTGATAACTATATTTTATAGGTTTTTCATCCTCTTCATCACTGTGGCTTGATATATGAGACTCTCTATTCGAAAAATTATCTTTTTTTGGTTTGACCAACTGAGAATATTGACTTTCAATTTGTCTTTTCATTTCATTTAGTTTGGCTTCTTGCTTTTCTTTTTGTCTTACTAATTTAGCCTGTTCTCTCAATATCACTTTATTTTTTTCTTTTTCCTCTTTTTTAATTGCATTATAAACTGCAATTTCTTTGTGATATCTTTCAGAATCAGCTTTTGCAATCTTATTGTATTGTTCAAGTTCATCCCGTCTGAAAGGATCTTCTTTTATTTCAGCCCATAATTGAGCTGCTAATTTGATGTGACACTTTTTCTCCTTACAAAAATAAAAGTAAGCAGTTAAGTTTTTCTTTGGTTTATCCATTTAGTTTAAAAGCAACCTTATTTTTAAACTTATTTAAAGAACTGACGAAATTACTCTTTCTTTAAGTCATTTTACAGGTCTATATTTAACTTGAACATGTTTCATATCTTCTTTAAATTTTAAAGCATTAGCAGGATACTTATTTTTGTTATAAATATAAAGGACATTCAGCTTTTTTACCACATTACCCCATCCATGTTGTTGAACTAATTTATCTAATACTTTTTTCCTATCGGATAGTTTAAGTTTTAAACTGTAACCTGCTAATCCTCCTTTTTCAACCTTTATTCTAACTGGCAACTTAGGAGACTTACGAATAGATTTAATAGGTGATCTAATAGGTGATTTAGACTTACAGCTTTTAATCAAACTGACTAATTCAGATTTTTTCATTCTTGAATAACCCTTACAATTCATTGTTTTTGCCTTTTGTCTTAGTTTAATTACAGTCATGCTACTTAGACTCAAAGACTTTCTCATAGGAGAATCAATCTCTTTTCTAGCAAACTTACATCTAGGAAACATCTTCTTCACCTGACTATATGATATAGCTAAAGCCTGAGGAACAGACCATTTCTGATCTCCTCTTTCTCTCATATTCATCCTTATCTTTTTCTGTAAAAAGTATCTACAATCAACATTCTTTTTCTTACATTTTTCAGCTATAAGATCAAGCTGTTTTTGTGATTTTAATTTAACTGTTTTACTTTTACCGCATTCCATAAAAATCAAGTCTCTTTTAAGTTTATCTAAGCTCATTTATTATTATACATAGTTTTTAAAAGTAAAAACATTCTTTCTTTCTCAGCCAAACTACTTGTTGTTAAAAACAAATGAGACCTTAATCTACCATTATCGTATTTTAACTGTTTGTTTTCATTCTGTAACATTTCTGTATATATCCATAGAGAATTCAGTTTCGATTGAGATAATTCATATTCAACTTTATAATCGAATTTCTCTCTATTTTCTTCTAAGTCCATTTATTATTATGAGTTTAAATTTAAACAGATATTATAATCTATTTATAAGACATGGATAATTTTCAACTAATTATTGATTATAGAGAAAATAAGCTTATCGAGCAGTTTAATAATCGTCAAATTCAACACAAAACAGAAAATCTCGATATTGGTGATATAATGATTACATCAGGTGAGACGGCATTGCCTATATTGATTATAGAGAGGAAAACGATAGCTGACTTAAGGTCATCGATATGTGACGGAAGATTACGAGAACAGAGATATAGACTTCTACAAGCATCGGGTTTACCACCATCCAGAATAATGTATATTATCGAAGGTTCATTCGAAACTACAAATAAAAGACTTTTAAAAACAACTCATAAACAAGTTGATAATTCTACATTATTGAGCAGTATCATCAATATGCAATTTAGAGATAATATCAAAGTTCAAAGGACAAATTCAATTGAAGAAACATCTGATTTCGTCATCAAACTTTTTTCTAAAATTGGAGATAAAGATATATTTCAAATTCAAAAACAAACGGAACATTCAGAAATGAAAAGTGAACCACAAAATGAACCACCAAGTTATACTTCAACGATTCATAAGAAAAAAAAGGAGAACATGAACCCCGAAACATGGTTCGTCTGTCAATTATCAATGATACCTCAAATATCAGATACAATCGCAACTGTAATTACCAAAACATATCCAACACTACTATCTCTCATCTTAAAATACCAGAGTATAACAGAAGACGAAAGACCTGATTTATTATCGAATCTAACATATGATTTATCAACAGGAAAGAAGAGGAAAATCGGTAAGGTTGTATCTAATAGAGTTTACGAATTCTTGTATCGACAAGGCTAAAATAGACTTAGTAAATAATGAACAATAACAAAGAGAATACCACCCCATAATGAGTCTGCAATTGCAAACCTCAAATCATAGTTTTCCAATAGAGAATAATTAGTGAAATCATATACAGCATATATTGATAAACCATATAGGAATGCTTGTTGATAACTGGTTGCCTCTAGAACCATATAAGCTAAAGCGATATACACGATAAAAGCACTACCGAAACGGAAGTTTACCGACTGACCTTGTATTTTCTCTGTCATTTTAACAGCATATTGACCACCAGTTGATAGCCATAAGATATCGACGAAAAATAGAATAAAGGCTGTTTTCAAAAGTAAAAGTATAGAAATCATTTATATTATCTGTAGTAAATTTAAATTTACAGAAATTTATTATCATACTAATTTAAATTGCAAACCAATTTAAATTATTCGAGATTACCTTGTAGCAAACATTCTTTCTAATCGTTTCTTAATCAATTTAACTTTAACCGCACAAATACCAACTATTGCAGGGTCAGTTTTAGATAAACATGGACCTATATAGGTAAAAAAATCAATTACATCAAATGCACTGTTTAAATATAGATAAGAACCAACTCTGACTCTTGTTTTATCAAGAGGTTCTCTATAATTAGATGATACTGCTTCCTGGTTTGTTTTTATGGTTTTAATGATTTTACAATATGAGTTTTTAACTAGTTTCATTCTGTTTCTATTGAAAGAGTTATTTTTAAGACCAAAAGTAAAGTCAGGATCAGCTCGTTTTTCGTTTACTTTTACACCTGTAGTTTTATAATTTGTTGCTAATTCCTCTTTGATTTCCCTCTCTATTGCGATATCTAAATTATCTCCATCTTTTTCCTCTGATTTTCCTGTTACCATAAACTGTATATCTCCTGCTGAATAAAGAAAACCAATAATAAAAGACTCTTCTGGAATCTCCTGAAAAACATCACAACGGAAATGATAAGTAGATAAAGGTATTGAACTGTGTTTCAGTTTAAAATAATATTGTTTATTACTATCCTCTTGATTATATGTAAACTGTCCATATGTGTTTCTAAATAAACCTAATAATTCGGTTTCTGGATTCCAAGTATCTGGATTAAACGAGACTGACGACATTTATATTTAACACATAATTTTAAATTGAATTTATAATTTAAATTTAAAAGTAAATCAGGAATATTAAAAATGTCAAATCATCAATTAACTCAAGTATCAAACTATGATGTCAAACGTATTATCTTCTCAGAGCCTATTCGGGGAGCAGTTCCCGACACACCAATTGAATACAAACGAATCAACATTTCAACTAGAAATGAAGATGGATCTATAGGTGATTTAATTCTCCCTACATCTCGTTTGTTCTCGTTTGGTGTGAGTGAGAATAAGGATGCTCAAACTCAAAAGGTGAATGGATGGACACTTCCACTTTGCCTTTGGAATCGAGATGGTGCAACTCAAGAACAAAAAGACTGGTCAACAACATTCGATGCTATTGTTGACCATTGTATCGACAATCTTGTTGAGAATCCGCACGGTATTGAGCAGTTGTTCGAACTGTCTTATAATGACTTCAAAAAGACCAAAGGAGGACTCAATCCGTTGTATTGGCAAAGAGAGCCTGCAATGGAAAATGGTAAGCGAGTGTTGAGAGTTGTTCCCGGAACAGGACCTACCCTCTATCCCAAGCTTATTTACTCCAAGAAAAATGAAAAATTCGTATCTCAGTTCTTTGACCAGAGTGATAGAGAGATTAATCCTCTTGACCTCATCGGTAAATACTGTTATGTTAATGCTGCGATTAAGATTGAATCCATCTTCATCGGAGCAAGAATTTGCTTACAAGTTAAAGTATATGAGGCTGTAGTTGAAGTTGCCCAAACTGGAATGAAACGATTACTTGCTCGTCCAGTTGTCATGAAATCTAAGTTACTAGGAGAAGGAGCGGCAACTCATATTCCAGCTCAAAATCAGTCTTTTATGTCAACTCAAAATGATGATACTGGAAGCATTAATGGAGATAGTGACGACGATTCTAAACCTCAAGCACCACCACCTACTCCAGTCACCGTAAACGAAGGACCAGTCGTTCGTAAAGTAAAGAAAGTCATCAGAAAAAACTAAACATTAAATTCGAAAATATTATAATTAATTATAATATCTTCTTTCTAGTCTAAAATCAAACTAATGTCACTCCTAAACGAGTTTCAATCTTAATTACACATTGTAATTAAAATTTTACTTTTTGTGCGGATTTCCAGTTCGAAGTTTCCCGTCTCTGTCATAATACCATATATGTCCATTAGAACATGACTTGTCATTATATATACAATAACAAAGTTGTTTTGGAATTTCTTTACATACAGGACACTTCTCCTCTTCAAAATTATAGTGACCATATATAGGTTCAGCTATAGTATTACCAAATTTCTCATTCTTTTTAGGTTTAAGACCAGGTGTAAATGTCTTGTAAATACTTCTCTTGTTAGAATAATTCAACTGAGAAGGAGGTTCGTAACCTTCAATATTGACCGTAGGTCGCCCATACAGAATATCCGTATTCTTATTGTCCATTTATTGTATTAACAATATCACTTAAAATTGAAATTTAGGATTTAGAAAACAAAAAATCAGAAACATCATATGGAAATTAATCAAGATCAAGTCGATTCTATGACTATACTAAGACAGAAAGGGAAAACTGCTATCAATATCGTTATTAAGAAGGAAAACAACATCAACATCGTAGAAAAATGGGCATTCATCGTAACTGAACGAGAGAATAAAAATAAAGATTCATTCGAAGCTGAATATATTAGAAATGTATTTCATATTGTTCATGACCTCAAAATAGGAAAAGACAAAAATGAAGTTTTGAACAGTATCAAAAATAAAAAAATAGGTTGGAATCATAGTTGTTTTGAAGAAATTAAAAATGCACTTCATGAGCAAGATGAATTTGTCATGAATCCGTTCGAGATAACAGAAGGTGCTTTACAGTGCAATAAATGTGGAAGCAAAAGAGTGTTCTCCTATTCAAAACAAACTCGTAGTTGCGATGAGCCAGTTTCCACTTTTTCTCAATGTTTCGTTTGCAAAAAGAAGTGGGTTTATTCAGGTTAAATTCAATTAAATAATTTTAATTGAATTACAATGGAAAGGGTATGATAACAGTTACTCATTATCGTCCGTATGAACTTAAAACTGAATATCAGTTTAATTTTAAATCGAACAAACAATTAGAAACTGATACTGTTTTCAGTATCAGTTTGATAACAATATAAATGATGATTATTATCCCATATCAACATCACTAGGACTAGGACTTTGACTAGGACTAGGACTAGGACTTTTGTATTTTTCAAGAATCGATTTTTCTTTAGAAATTATAGATTTTATAATGTCTTTTTTAAGTTTTGGACATTTAGGTGTTTTTGAACATTCTATTTGAAGATCTTTACAATAGGCCAGAAGTTTTCTAACACCATATTTATCTAACTTCGCTTTTGGCGAAACTTCAAAAGGTTCACCTGCTATAGGTGTCTTAAGTTCTGCAAGAATAGGTTTAACTAACTTTGCTTTTCCTGGTGCCTTAGATTCTTCAGGAGGACTAGGAATACCACTACTTTCGCATAATTTATAAACATTGATAAATTTCTCTTGGTAATCAACTATAAAATCTATAAGGGCATCTTTATTAAAAGATGAATATCCTTTTATATGTTTTTCCCTACAATATTCTTTGAGTTTATCAAGACTATAATTTGCTAATTCACCAACACCCTTGAGATTGCTAATATATTCTTGTAATATTATGTCTGTTTTTGTAGGATCTAAAAGACATGTACCACTTTGGTAATTTTGTATAAATCTCATAATCTCTTCCTCTTCAGAATTTAAAGCCTCAATTTGTTTCTTAATTTGTTCTTTAGCCGAACTATACTCATACTCACCTGCATTATGGTCATAATTTAGTTTAAAATTTGCAAAAACTTTGTAATGGTCTTCAGTTGTAATAGTAGCTGGGAGTTGTTTCCGTATACTTTTACACTCTATATCACAAGAAGTAACAAACCAATCTAATATCGATCCAGAACCTTCTTTAGTTTTTCCTATAGTTCTTGTTTTTGTTCTATGAAACTTTACTTGTGGTAAACCTGTAAAAAATTCATAGTGATTAAACTCTTTCTTCTCATTTTCCTTATTAAAATCTATATTCATATCCCCTCCAAAAATAAAACTTTTATTAAGATAGAGAATATAGTCTAAATAATTTATAAAAATTTGTTTTTTTCGATTATGTGTCATATGTGTATTTGCTATATTTATATTTTTTCCATCTACAACAACAGGAACAATTAGTACTCCTCTTATAACATGAGTAGGATTACCTTGAATATTACTACCACTATAACATTTGATACCGTATCCAAATCCTTCTGTACATGTAAAATCTGTAGCTTGACACATTTTTCTATATGTACAATATTTATGAACATCTGTGGTATTAATTACAAGTCCACTAGTTACCAAGGGTTCCCCTGTTTTTTGTGTACTGCACTTAATAAGTGTTACGAGACTTTTATATAGGTTCTCATCTTTCTTAGATACTCTAGCATAGTATCCATAATAAAATAAATTTAATATATTCTCAGATCTTGGTTTTTGGAGACTGATTTCCAGTTTAAACGGTATTATAATGTCATCAGCATGATGTTCAGCTGTTTGTATAATTATTTTCATATTTCCGTTTTTTTTCTCACCATCAGTAATATAATCTGAAATTTCCTGAAGTAATATTATATCTGGATAATTATTATTGGCTGTATAATCATAGACTGTACGACCTTTTGATTGTACGAATATTCTTGAAAGATTTTCTAATAGTTTGTCAGGTTTATTATATGTCAAAACAGTTAAATGGTTAATACTATCTTTATATTCAAGATCATCTACACTCTTTTCATCAACTTCAAGATCGGGATTAGAGGGAGACGAATAAGCGGATCTTTGCTTTTTAACTACTTTATCTGAATCTGAACCTGAACCGGAATCAGAACCTGAACCTGAACCTGAACCTGATTCAGGTTCTGAAAATCTTCGTTTCTGTGAAAATCCTACTGTATCTGCTTTTGTTTCTTCCATTTATTATAACATAATTTTAATTAATTAAATATTAGAATATTTTCATTAGTTCGTATCATTTACAGTATGCAATCAGTCATCATGACTGAACATACAAATGGTTTAGATATAGTTGTTTCCAACGATTTTCAGGATCCAAATAAACCATAAATTTGAGGTAGTCAATCTCGAGAAAATGGTTGGAAACATCTGCATGTGGAGTTGATAAACAACATATAGAATAATACTGATGCAATGTTTACATTTGAAAATCTATAAGATCATCCTTTCTTTCTCCTTGAAATAGTATTATGTCTATAAAAATCGAAAAAAATGAATTGCCCAAACCTTGGTAAAAGTAAATTAGGTATTATGGCTAATATGAATCAAAGTATGACTATGACTAATGACTATTGTGGATTTTTAAATTTTCCTGATGGGTTAAAGTTCAAGTATAATGAAGAAGGAGATATTTGCATTGCAACAGACTGTTCGACTTGGGCTAAAAAGTTAGTAGATAACATGCCTTTGTCAGAATATCTCGAGTCTGAAGGCTTGATTCCTCCTGAAGTTTTACATTTTCCTGAGTTTGGAACTCGAGAGAGGAGAAAGAAGAGAAAAGAATCAATTGGAAACTATATTGAAAATTGCGAATATTGCAACGAATATATGGATATGACTTTTAACTTGTGGGGAAAACTAGTATGTGCTCAGTGTAACTATACACTAAAGAGGTATAAATGCAAACTGTGTAATAAGATGAATATGTTTGCAGAACAATTCAGTGGAATTTATGAGTACTTCGATACTGATAACTATTCTATTGAACAAACCTTTTTTAACATCTGTAAGTGTTATGATCACTTGCCGTGTTATGTTTATCCTGAAGACTACCAGGAAGAAGACTACGGTGAAGGATGTCGTGTCTGTAGAGGATATACTGCTGGAGAAGGTGATATTTGCTATTATTGTAGAGTTGGTTTATAAGTTGTATATTAATATGGGTGACTAGTTCCTGAATATATGGGTAGATTAAATAGTTATAATACTAAGGGTATTACAACTTTACTTGGTAACAAGAGTTACTATATCGGTTAAATCACCCTCGACATAACCCCATTTTGTATACCATTCATTTCCAAACAACTCTAACATAAGTCGTTTTTCATCATCATCCATCATAGATGGATGTAAGCCTGATTTTAATTGTTCTTGTATATATGCGGCAGCTTCAGCCATTGGAGCAGCTGTATTATCTAATATTTTACTATTTTCAAAATCAACGGTCCCGTACATTGCTTCTCCAATTTGTTTGTATCTTTCTAAATCTTCTGGTGATAGAGCTTTCATTGCTGCTTCAATCATTGGATTATTAAACAGACTTCCGCTTGTAAATGGTCGTTCACTTTCCATCTTTGTTTCCTGTTTACTTTCCCCCTTGGTTTCCTGTATGGTTTCCATCTTTTTCCTTTTAATCTTCTTATTATTAACAACCATTTGTTAGTTTATTTTTTAACTTTAAATTATATCTGAACTTCTTTTCGTGCAAGATATAAATCTTATTCAGTTTAAATTGAAATTAAAGTGATTTTGCATTCATAAATAAATGACGAGTCAATTGAATATCAATAACGATAATTATATTATCGATATCATTAATCATCTTACTGTTAGAGATTCTGAAAGAGAAGAATTCGAAAGATTTCAGTTTATGTCTGAGAGCAAAATATATCCTTTAGTATGTTCATGCTCAGAAGAAGACTGTAGTTCAGTATCTTATTGTCCGATTTGTGAATATGATAATTGAACAATCATGATGTATACTCTATTATTCTTATGAAAATCTAGTTTAAATTCAACTGTATTGCAGTTGAATTTTAAATATAATTGCTATTCTTTTCTGAATTTCGGTTCTCTATGTTGTTTTTATTACATATATCATTTGAACAACCGTCACAAATATAATTTGAGCATATATTATTTATACCAATAATAAATGCCTGTCCGTATTTTAAACATGAACATTCCCGAAGGAGGTGAAACCTCAATTCCGACCTTTATCATGGACACCAACGATTCTATTATCAAACGAATTGCAGGTTCACTTCGAACCACTAAAAAGTATCTTTACTTCCCTAATAATATACCGGAAGAGTTTGATGATGATACGGTAATTCCAGTTGAAAATCTGTTAGAAACAATTCTAACCGCAGAATCATTTACTTCTCTCTATGAAAAAATTAAAGAGAAGATTCACCAACAAGACCTCTCCATTAAAACCGATATCATCGATCCATTTATCGCCTTTAATCAAAGCTTTGAAAAAATGCCTCCTGAATTTATAGGAAGTCTTCTTTTACCAATTCAATTTGAGATTGAAAAACTCGATATCGTTAGTAAACGAGACCTTGAACTCATTGACATATGGAAATCAAGAAAGATGATTATTAATCGAATTAGAACTTCAATTAGAGCAACGGAGAAGAGTGTAATAGAAGAGGAGAAAATAAACAGAGAATTTAATGATGTTCCATCTGAAAGAAATTATACTGAATTTGAACTGGAAAAGATTGAATTTGAAGTTTTATTGGATTCTCCGAAAATTACAATCATGGAGCTGTTTAACGATATCGTGTTGAATGACGAAGTTCCATTTGCAACCATCAATTATATTTACAAAGTAATGGGTGAGTTTATACCGGATTTAACTTGGTTTACAAGTTTAGATGATGTTATTCTTCTCAAATTCAAAGATAATAGAGAATACTCAAATTGTTTTATTTCAATTACAAATCAAACCGATATTAGAAAAACACAAATTAAGTTATCTTTAACAACAACCGTATCAAAACAAAGGGAAGATATAAGAAATATTGCAGTTCAAAATATTTTAAATGTTTTTACTTCTAAACAAAATCTTACTGTAATTAGCTTTAGAGATACGAAAATCAAAGGATTATTCTATTATCCGAAAAAGATGATGAATAAGTTTGTTATGTCCGATTTAATAATGAACAACAATACATTTTCACGGTTCCTTGTCGTGGATGAGAGTGTTAAAGCTTCAAAGAAAACTGAAAGTCTATATATTCATTTCAATAGTAATAAAACAGGAGAAGTAACCGCAAATATATCAGAAAAATACTCATTCAAAGGAGACACTAATTTAAAGGGTAAAGATATCGTGAACATGTTTCCTTATAAATCTTACTATCTACGAATTAAAATAACTTCAATTAACAATGTTGAATCAGTCTTACTTTTTCAAAATCTATTGACCAAGATACTGAGGATATACGAAGATAACTACGATTCAGTTTATGATTTTTACAGAAAATATATACCTTCATTCGGTATCAAGGAGGAACCGAATATAGTGATTAAACCACCCAAGCTAAAAGACCTTGCTCCCGAAGTATTCATTAATGGTTACCCTCCTACATGCCCTCATCAACCTACTATTATTGATGATAGTGAGATTAAAGAGCCTGAAAATGAAGGCAAACAAGTTATGAGATATCCTAAGGAAACTGATGTAAGCGAGAATTTCCCAAGCAGAAACTATGTATGTAATCACGAGACTGCAATTTATCCAGGGCTTCGAAGCAATCCACTTTCAAATGGTGATATTGTTCCATATTTACCATGTTGTTATGAGAAAAATCATAGTGAAATTCAAGGTTCCGAATATCGTCAATATTACTTTGGAGACCAACCTAAAATGAAGTTCAAATTTCAACAGGAACTAATTATCACGAATAAGTTTGTTGGTCGTGATACATTTGGAACCTTGCCCGAGTCTCTCGATAGGATATTCAATGTTATCAATAACGATAAGAAGTATATGTATGTTCGAATGGGTGTTACTGATTCAAAGAGCAGTTTCCTTGAATGTGTATTACAAGGGTTATATGAACAGACTAATATTCTAAAACATAAATCAGATAAAAGCAGACTTAATTTCTTACGACAATATAGGGAAAAGCTTACCAATAATCGATTTCTAACGATTTGCCGTCAGGAGATGTACGACTTTAACATGGACCAAATTAAAGAAAAATTAATAGATCAAGATCAGTATTTTGACCCGAGATTCTTTGTTTCTATGTTGGAAAAGATATACAAATGCAATATCTATGTTTTTAATAGACAAGGCTTACTTCTCCCTCGTTTTGAAAAGAAATATTTCAATACGAAAACAGTTTCAAATACAAACTTATTTATTTACCAACATCGTGGAAGCAAGAATGAGAGAGCAACATATGATAGATGCGAACTGATTGTTCGATGGAATACAACCGGAGAAGATGTTGATTATGTAGAGGGTAACGATACCAAACTCTCTGGTAAAATGAAAGAGATATTTAGTGATGTGGTTAGAACATATTCATTTAATACTGATATTGAAACTGAAAACTTTAATTATTTTAGCGATATGTATATTTCTCAAGGCATCGATGCTTACGGAAAAACAATTATGATTAAATTTCGATATCAAAATCAAGAGGGAACTTTATTGACTTCTCCGATGCAACCTCTACCTATATCAGAAATTAAAGATTGGATAATAAATAAAATTACATTGGATTTAGCTTTAAATTTCTTGAAAAATATAACAGATATTCCAGTAAGTGATATCGTTCAAAATACAGTGAATGATATAGTTGAAAATGTAAGTTGTAAGATTGGTGATATATCGGTAACTATTCCGGTTAGAAATTCTACACCAGATAGAAGAGTAAATGTAAACGAAGTAATGAAAACTAATAATTTATACAACAAAACAAGCTCTCTCAATAACATATTCAACCGAAATAAGAAATTATCAAGATACATTTCTGAGTATGTTTTATGGTTATTTTCAAATAGCATAAAAAATACAAATTTAGATAATTTAAGTTCATTAGCAATTGAATTTGCAAAAAACAATATTCAAATTGATAATTCATTTCAATATCCTGAATATATAGAAAAAACATTCTCTATTGATTCTCCTTTGATAAGGAATGGTAGTTTGGTGGTTAAGTCGGAGGAGATAAAGAAAAGATTGTTTTATCATTTGAAGTTGCAATTGAAACGGAACGAAATAAAGATAAAGAACTACCATCTAATCCCTTCTATCGAGAACTACTACATCGATATTACTGACTTTGACAAACATGAAGGTCAAATCATGATAGCAGGGAAAGATTCACTTCAAAATTGGATTGCAGAAAAAATATCAAGAATGGATACTTTTACATATTCAATTAAGGTTGGAATTGATACTCCCTACTTTTTCAAAAACAACCTGATTTCAAACAAGATTTATATCGCTCAAAATGTAGATTCACTTGAGAAGGCAATTAAGGTTGCTTTAGTTTGGAATATGGGTAATGGAATTAACATTGGAAATAACTTCGAAGTAGAAGAAATAGATAAGGTTAACTACACTCTCTATTCATATCGTAATGAAGCAGAAATCAAAAAATATAATATCAATTCAGACTTGGAAAAAACCAATATTAAGATTATTGGTTATAAGTATGACGACTTTCCGTTTTATACAACTTTGCTTTAATATTAATTTATCTCCTTATAATAAATGAAGTTAGTCCGTATATTACATATTATAGCTATATCGATAGCGATGTTGGCTTTGGTTTTAGACCTTCTTGATGATAGAAATCGAGTTTTGAAAATGAACTGAATTTAAATTGTAAAACAGTCTATGTTTTATAATTCAAGTATTTCTTATTCGCTACTTTTTAGTTGATGAACATGAAGAGGTGATGTTCTTCCAATACGATTCGCCCTTCCAATCAACTGAGTTTTTGTCGCTTCTGACATATCATGATACAAGATAATATCAGTTGTTTCCTGTAGATTAATACCGGAACCATTAAACTTAGAATTCAAAAAAAGAACCTGTAAGTCACCCGATTTATAATCATTAATTGTTCTCTGTATCTGCTGAACTGAACCCTTTAACAGCTTAAAATTGATATTGTTATCTGCTAGTGCTAAATGTATTTGGTCAAATGTTTGATCATAAGAAGAGAAAATAATGAACTTACTATCAGGCTTCTCTTTTATAATTTTTACAATCATCTCTTGTTTCGTTAATTTATGATTTTCAGACTTACTTTCAATCGATTTGTTTTCATCCATATATATAAGCTGATTAACAACTATATTCTGTCTACATAAAGGACAGTTCTGTTTCGTTTGTAACCAAGTTAAAATACAACGACCACAAAATAGATTATTACAAGATGGTTCCATAATTGGATTTGATAACTTTTCAAAACATATATTACAATTACCAGAAATCATACTTTCAAAACGATTTTCAATTGTTAAAAGTTTATTACTGATCAGTCTCTTTTTTGAATTCCATTCTTCTATTTTAGATGATTCGTTCCGTAAAATATAAATCCTAATTTTAGACTCAATGTTCTCTAATTCTTCCAATAGTTTTTGCTTCACTAATTCTAGTATGTTTTTAGTCTTCGTTCCACCTAGTGCTTCTATTGCTCCTTCGATATTATCAGCCTCAATCATGCTTTTAATATTATCATTTACTAATCCGACAAGAGCTCTATAAAGAGGTTGAAAACAGTCATAATCGTAGTAGTAGGTTGGAGTCATATTGAAAGATGATTTAACAAAGTCTAAATCATTCTTTATAATCATTCCAGCAAACTGATCTTCAATATGAGTACAATCGTCTCCAATAATTTTCTTCATAAAACTCTCCCTTCCATTACGATGTTGACTAATAATATGACTTGGTGTAGCCGTAACCAACCAATAGAATCCAGCCTGAATATTCTTCATACCGATTACCTTATTATGTCCTGGCTCATCAAATATGAATCGTTTCCAAGCATAACGAGAGTATGATTTTATCAAGTCATTGTAATTAGTTGGTGTTACCAAAACAACATCACAATTCTCAGCTTCAACAATATCAATATCTTTTTTGGTTGCAATCACACCGACTCGCAGATTCGTATATTCAAATTCTTTTTCCCATTGTTTTAAAATAGTAGGTGATACCAATATCAAATTAGATTGAAGTTTATCGTACCTTAAAAGTTTTCTAGTTCTAATTAGTCCTTCGGATTCTGTATTTATCTGCTCAACTACAAAGGGATAATCGATGTTCCACTCCATTTTATCACGAACCATCAATCCAATCATACTTAGGGTTTTACCATATCCGGTATGATCAGCATTAATACCCAGTCTTGTCTCTTTTATACAATCTTTTTGTTCAACTTGTTTTACAGATTCGAGATGTTCCATAGAATATATACTCGCTAACTGATGTTTAAACAGACTAATTTTTAAGTTTTTAGGATTGCTTACAATTGGAATTTCTCTCAATTCTAGTTTACTTTCCATGTTTGTCTTTATTACTATTTAAAATTTATAAATAGTATTTCGAAAATATAATATCTATGATATTATAAATGGAAGATTATGATAGTCCAAAAAGACGAGGAAGACCAAGAAAACATCCTCTTCGTTCTCCTTCAAAATGCAAACCTCTATTGAGAAATGCTTGTAAAACTATGGTTGGTTGTTCATGGATTAAGAAACATGCTGGTAAAAACAATTCAATTGTTTCACCGTTTTGTCGCAAGGTTAGAGGTCCTAAAAAAACTCCTAGTCGATCTCCTTCTAGAGGAAGTGGTTATTCGTCAAAATCTGAATCTGTCAGTGCACAGAAAAAACACCTTTCTCAGTTTACTGTTGTTCAACTAAAAATTATCGCGAGAGAGGTTGCGAAACAGGAAGGACTGAAAGGTTACCACAATCTTCCAAAGAAAAAGTTAATTGACTTAATCGTTTATGGAAGAATTTAATTTCTAATTGTGTCCGGTATTTAAAGTTATAGGTTTATTGTTGTTAACTTTAGTGCCTTCATAATTTTTAAATCAACTCATTCAGAACCCTATACATATGTGGTAATACAATACCTCTTAGACCAGTCGATTATTCACAATATTGCTGATACTAATCATCTGTCCTATAGTTAAAACTTAGGCTCTGTAATTATAGGTTATATTTATGACTAAGCTATTTGTATTTTATTGAACGAATTTAAGCTTGATTCTGAACCTAAAATATGTTCTATTTGAATTTAAAACCATCTGATTTTAAATTTTCAATTAATATCCCTCCTTAAATAATTCATTAATCTTATTAACACCTTGATTATGCAGACCAAGATGATCAGGATGAATAGTGCTATCTAGTCCTTCAGTATTAAACAGTATAGATGTATACATATATTTATTATAACTTTTCCATAAATAATCATCTGCTATACAAAAAGACTTTGTATTTCCAGTGCTAAAATCAATTACATTGATATCAGACCATTCTCTATCATATTCTACCCCTAGTGTATTTCTTAAAACTCGTTCCATACCTTTTTTATTAATGATATAGGACCCAGTTGAAAAAACAATATCCTTAACCCATTTCTCTTTTAAACCGTAAATATCAAAGTTTCCATCAGACATATATAACTGTAACATCTCAGCATCTTCTGGGGAACTTTTTATAATTTCCATCCAGTTAGGATATCGTAGGAAATACATATCGTCTTCCATGATAAGAGCATATTCGTTACCATCAAGATAAGCCTGATGTATAGCCTTAATGTGAGATAATAAACAACAAAACTCGATATCTTGAACTCTGTTTGATTTAACCAACCATTTCATATGTTTTTTACACTGAACTGGTCTTATGAATTTATACTTTTTAAAGTCATCAATTCCAATTGCTTCCACTCTATTTACATCCAAATCACAATTAGCATTTTCCAAGTTAGAAAGGAACCTGTGTTTTCTCTCGATATCTTTTTCTAAATTAATATAGTATAGTCTAAACACTTTTCTAAGCAATGGGTCAGTAACCGGGTCCATGTATTTTTCACCAATAGTATTTTTGTCAGAAAAATTAAACTTAATATTTTTGGTTTTTAAACTGAAATACACTATAAATAATAACGAAAGTAATATAATCAGTATTAAATAACACAAATCAATTCTCATTTATTATAGAATTAAATTATTGTAATTAATAAATGGTACATTGTAAATCTACATCTGATTGTGATAAAAATCAATGGTGCAACAAAGAATGTCAGCCTCCACCTAAAAATTGGACAGACGACTTTTACAAAGACTCTATTCATTCTCTAACCGGGGTTCCGCTTTCTCAGTTTGATTTTAAACAGAAACAAGAAAATTTAAGGATATTAACAAATGAGGAAACAACATGTATTGTTGACTCCATATCAAAAATCTATAATCCACCAGAAATATACAAAAACTCTCAAGATATAATCGACAATATATTTGTAGATTGCTTACATACTGAAAAAGAAAAATTTGAATATGAACCCCAAAAACAAACTGAGAATTCTATTTACTATATAATAATCATTAGTATATTCATATCTGTATGTATCGCCATATTAATTGTAAATACCAATTCTTTACTGAAACGAAATAATATATTGTAATAATAAATGACTCTCATGGAATGGACTAAAAATAACTGGTTAAAAATTGCAATCGGTATTGTTCTTCTTATTATTGTACTCCAAATAATTAATTCTTTGAATACCATGTTAAATTGCTCAAGTCCAATATGCAAAGGAATTGGTAGTGTTTTAGGTTTACCTGCAAAAATAATTAATACCGTATTATCAGGGTGTTCAACACAATCAGATTGTACACAATTTAAAGATTCAGACTCGTGTGGAAATGGTAATGGTTGTTCTTGGAGTTCACAATCGACAACAGGAACTTGTGTTTGTACAACTGGTTTGCAACCGGGTGATGGTGGCTTATTTTCAACAAAATGTCTACTAGGTATGGGTTTAATATCATTTCTAGCTGTATCAGTACTTGGTTTTTTGGCAAAGATTGCATTAAAATTTATACCACCAAAAAATGAAAACATTAAAACAACAGTTGAAAAAACAGGTAAAACGACTGAAGAGGTTACGAAAGACGTAGCTGAAGCAGCACGAGAAGAATCAACTGCACATGAGACAAATCTTAATGACAGGTCTCCAGGTGTAGTAGAAGTTATGGCATCTAAAATTACTAATCTAACAGCTTTAAAGGTGACAACAACAGCAATCGACGGAACACGAGGAACACCGGCTGAACTCGCACAAGGACAGATAGATGCAACTAACATTGCAACCGTAACAAATACCATAATTGAAGAGGAAGCTAAAGCTAGTGGTGCAACAGAAACACAAGTTACTGAAGCAGATAGAGTTGCTAATGAAACAATACCGGCAGCACATACCCTTGCAAGAATTCAAGCATTCCAGTCTCTAAATCAAGTTCCATCTAAAAATACTCATGCATTCCTAATGAAGCATGTAGATCATCACATGAGAAAAGGAGAGAATATTCCACCCCATTATCTCGCCTTTTTAAAATCAGTAGAACCGAAATAAGTAAATAATTTATTGTAGATTACATCAAAACAATAACTTTAAAACAAACAAATAACTATTTCAACCGAATGCATTTAAGAATGAAAAGTAAAATTGCTTTTCAGTCCAAAATAATCTATCAACGATAATCTTGATAAATTAGATTCGGTAAGGTATTCCTTATATTCGGTATGAAATCAGCCTGAATCGGATGAAATATCACAGCCATTATTTCTCCCCATGTAATAGGATATTTAGATACAGTTCCATCTTCTAATATTTTTCCAGTATGGTCTATTGTACTTTTGGATGGATATTTTATGAGTAGGTTTAGCTTGCTATCCATCTTAGATTTTATTTCATTATATAACTTATACGATAAAGGAGTTTTTGATCTACAAATAAAACTACAAACTGAAACCAAGTTAGACCACAAATTTTGAACACGAGTACCACATTCAGCAGGTATACCTCCAGGTCCTATTTCTGGACTACCATTCAGGTAAATATCGGGATTACCTTGTATCTCATCAAAACCACTCGCCCATGAACCTTTTGATGCTTTAATATCACAGTACCCACCACCGTAAAAGTGAGTAAAATAAGACCGTAAATAATCTGATTTACATGTTTCACTCAAATACTGGTAACCTTCGTGTAAAGGATGACCAGCCAATACAAAAGAATTCAGATTATTTACATCTATCATTAAAACAGGAACTCCAACTGAATTCTTTAACTGTTCAACATTTATTTTTCTTTTTTGTGTAATAGGGTTGTTTCCAGTCCAAAATATAAAAATTATTCTCGGAACCTCAACAGCACTCGAAGTTTCTATATTATTTACAGTATTGATATATTGGTCTGTAAATTCTAAATTGTTAAAAGCAATTAGTTTGTAAAAGGTAAATAATTGCTTTTCATTCGAAACAAACCTTACCCGTAATCCATCATTTGGAATATCTATTTTTTCCTTTCTATAAATAATAACCTCATATGGTAATTTCTCTTGATTTTTAATTACATTTAAAATTGGAATTATATTATTATCTTCAGTATCAATTAGAACTGACATCGGTATTGTTGGCTTCTTAGTATCGGAATAAGATTCTCTTATAAAATACATACTAATTCCAAGTATAAAAAGTATGACTAAAACTATAACAAGTATTTTCATTTATGATACAGAATAATATTTAATTTCTCAATATAATAAATGGATACTAAATCAACAATAATTTTATTTATATGTGGTATGATTATCATCTACATCGTAACCGACTTGATAATGGCTCATCTATCGTATAAGCCTCTCTTTGATTGGTGGGATGGTAATGACGGATCTAGATACTCAAATCTATTCAGCTTGTCTACATGTATGATGTCTTACTACAGCACTCCTCTTTATTACTTTAGTAAATTAACAATATCTCCTCAAGAGTTTTTAGACTTAGATCAGATTGCTTTTTTGGTTGGAGATATATTTCCATACTTAAGGGCTACTGTAGGCGGTGTTCAAACAGGTATACTTCTCCCAAGACATCTTTGTGAAAGTGTATTGTTAAAAATAAGCGACGGTGATACTTTATTTAATAATTGGTATCAATCTACAGGTACAAATAGAGACGAGAATTCATATTTAGTATATGGCACAGCTACACCAGGACAAACAGGAGCAGATTCACAAGGAAATACATACACATATTTGGAATTTGGTTCACCTCAAGCTGATAAGAGCACTGGTTTAATAGGTGTATATCCAGCTCCTTCTGATTCTAATTCGTGGATGGGTCTTATATCAGAATGGGGAGGTCCAAATCTAAAGTGGCAAGCTGATAAAAGTAATACATTCTATTCTCCAGAACCTTTACAAACTCCAAGTGATGGCTCAGGTTTATCGTGGTTCAATTATAACAACACTGGAGCTCCTAGACCTGATAACTTTCTAGCACGAATGGGTATTCCACCTGATTCACCTCTTGTAGTTTACTTTTGTACCGGAAAGTATAGTGTTAACGGACTTCCGGTCGATGCATCTGCACTTTCGAACTTATTTCATCAAGCAGGTGCTAATGCAGGTGGATGGATTGGATATATAAGGGGAAGAGGTCCACTTGCTTCTATCGACGAATTAAGAAATTACATCTATACTAAAGTAGATTGGTTGGCAGCCCCAAATAAACCTTGTAATCCATCTGGTTCTGCTTTGAATACTGCTTCATCAATTGCCTCAACTGCAATTCCGGGATTATTAATGTGTTTACCAATGATGTTCAATCCAGCAGGTGCATTTTCTATGGGAATTCCAGCAGTATTAGGATTAATAGGTGTTGGAGCTCAAACTGCTATAGCTGGTGTTAAGGCTGCTGGTGCTTCAACATGTTAATAACTATACATTCTTAGTCACCACCATATGAATGTGTTTGAATGAAACATCATCCTGCAACCAATTTAAAAATTTACTTCCTTTCCATGACATAGAATTGAAATTTTGTATCTATTTTATCAAACTCTTTTTGAATTGATATATAAACTCATTTCCAGTCCTAAAGAGTACAAAACAAGCTTTTACATATTTTGTAAAGAAGGTGGAATGGCTTCAAAATGTTAATACTAATAATATAGGAATAGAATAGAATTATAAAACGAAACTGTTTTACAATTTAATAAGTTAAGTTGGAATTGATGTGCAAGAATTTGGAACTGCAAAAAGACTCATAGGAACCACATAAAAGGTAGCAGCATAAGGTACACCTGCCATTGGTATATTACTGTTACCATCGAAACCTACTAATTTAGGTCCATATTTATCAGATGACATATTATAACCTGTGTTTGACATCAATTGAGTAGCACCAACTGCCTGGTTAGAAGGACCATTCCAAAAATATGCTAGATTATTACCATCACTTTGATTACAATAAGCGGCTCCACCACTATCATCACAAAAGACCCCATAAACATCTCCTGATAATAATAAACGTACGGCTCCACAACCATTAGTACCAGGAGTTGTCCCATACCACCATATAAAATGACCAGTATCAATAGCAAAACAGTCAGCTTGTGAAACATCGGTTGTCATAATAAAATTAGCATGGTGGCATTGTGAATTCTGCGATGTAAGCCAATTTATCTGGTTGTTAATAATTGAATAAATATAAAATGCACCGACTACTAATTCAACAGTTTTAAATATACAAGCACATAAAGAGTTTTGACAAATTGAGCCGATAGGACAAGTTTGAACTGTATGGCAAGATGTACTGCCACCACTTGTATCATATTCATATATAGGATTTACAGGTTGAGGAACAATCCGCCCATCTCCTAAACAAACATTTCCAGTAGCACCTGCATAAGTTGATTTATCTCCAAATATATTACCTGAACCTGGTGGGATATCAGTATTATAACAGGGAACATCAGTGGTTGTACATCCCCAAGGGCAATTACCAGCTCCAATACCTAATACACGAACTGCATTACCGGCTGAATCATTTGGAGCACATGTATTAAAAACCCAAGCATTGTTCCCGGAAACTGGATCACATGTAGCACCACTTCCAGTATATATTATATCAGTATCATCTTTACAGTTGTTACAAGGTTTATTTGGTGCTGTGCATTTAATAGCACTTACGAAATCATTTTTTGATTTACAACTTGAAGCTGGTAATCCAGGTCCAGTACATTGAATTTGTTGTTGAGGTTGAAATCCTACATTTTCATATGGAGGAACTTTAAATGCATTGCATGTTTTAGCAGTATCGTCCCAAACGATATCTACAGTTCCCTGATTTAATGATTGATTAACACATGATTGCCATGAACAATCGGAACTTTGACCTGTATATTGAACTAGTCTTCCAAGACTTAATTGCCCGGGGTCACAATAGTAACCAGCACTTGATACTCCATTTTTATGATCCATATATTTTTGAACTTCTGTACCAACAAGACCATTACTGTCATATTCATCAGGTAAAACAGCCCATTTACATGAAGTATTATTACCACAACCAGCTTGATCTGTTATTCCATAACAGGTTGTATCATTAGTTGTATCTGTACTATTAATGCATAAACCAAATTTGTTTCCGGGCTGAGTATATGTATCAAAGTTATAATAAGGATAGTTATTCCCTATACTATTTGGTAATGCACTTTCGTCACTGAAACTGCAAGTAGTTTTTTGAGAACAGAAGGTAATCCAATTATCAGATGCATTTGTTGGGTTTTGATATTTACCAGTAACATCTGGTTTTGTTGATAATGTTTCATATGTACTAGGAATTAAGTTTGTAACTTTTATACAAGCTTCACCATCACCACAAGTTGTATTTCCACAAGCGACAGCACACTTATCATTTACAGTCAATGAAGCAGATGATTTTCCTGGTTCTGTTCCAGGTGGACAGCATGATACAACTCCATTTTTAGTTATCTGATTTGAGGCTGAACAACAGGTATCATTTTCACATGGACTACAGCATTGAGTACCATTGACACAAAGTTTATCACCAGACGGACATCCACATTTTTTAGAATTACAATCCCATAGTTGACCTGTTGGGCAATTTTTAACACATTGTGTGGTTCCATCAGTAGGACATGTACCAACGAAGAATCCAGCAGGACATTTTGGACCTAAAGTTGCCGTTGGTAGTTGCGGTGGAGACTTTGTTACTACAAAATAAATAACGACTGTTGAAGCAACTGCTAATCCAACTAGGAAAATTGGTGATTTCAATAATTGAATTATTTTTTCTAATATCATTTATTATAAGAAATATTTAACAATTATTAGATAATATTTCGTTCTCTAATTTAATTGTTGAAAAATAGATGTTATTATTTCCAGTTGTTATCCCCTGGTTCGTCCATCTAGAATCAACTATAGTACCACCACTTGGAGGGTCTCCACTATCGGTTGACCACATGTATCCATTACCATAGCTGAGATAAAGTCGACCATAGGTTGTCCATTTGTATCCATAGTTAAACTTAAGAACTTGTGTACTTTTTATTTCATTGATATAAACATATATACTCATGGGACCGCCAGGATTGAAAGAAGAATCATAAAGAGCATATTGAAATCCAGGATTACCACCCGACCAATTAGAAACAATGTTCGCTGTGTCACCACTAACAGCAACTGGACCTGAATCTCCTTTTATATTAATAGAACCGTCGGCATTGAAAGTTATATTACCACCAACTAAAGCTTGATTATTAATATTTGTTGCAAATTTGTAAACTGTTCCTCCATCACCATATATATAGTTTTTTTTATTATTATTATCCATTATATATGCTACAACTCCAACTCCAGCAATTTGAGTTAAACTAGAAGAAGCATTCTTTGTACAATCACAAATTGAGCTTGGATAACTTTGATCTGTAGTTTGGACACACTTTCCTTGTGCACTATCGAATTTATAGTATTGTGTGTTTCCATTTGTATTTGTATTTGTATTTGTATTTGTATTTGTATTTGTATTTTTAGGTTCAGGATGAATCTGACTATCTTGCATACATACAATATCGTTTGTAGTGGACAACGGTTGACCGAACAGATTAACAGAACCTGTTGGTATATTCATATTATAACAGGTACCACCACCGCTTACTGATGAACACCCCCACGGGCAATTACCGCTACCTATAGCAGTACCGTAACTTGCAACTTGAGTTGCATTGCCAGATGAATCGTTTGGAGCACAAGTTGTAAAGTTCCATCCATTAGGGTTCGGAGTAGGTTGACAAGCATCACAAATGTAATCACCAGCTTGTTTACAGTTTGCACAAGGTACACCAGCACCTGTACAATGAATAGTCTTTAAAAAGTCTGTGTTTGTTCTACACATTGAACATGGAGAACCATTACCACTACATTGTATCTTTTGAATTGGTTGATTACTGCTATTTTTGTAAGGAGGAATCTGAAAGAGATTGCATACTTTATTCGTATCATCCCAATTCACATCGATTGTGCCTTGATTTGCAACTTGACTTATACAATCTTTCCAATTGGTATCATTCGTTTGAGTTACTTTTCCAAGAGATACACCACTACTAGGTTCGCAATAATAGCCTTGAGTACCTTGGGTGCCTTCAATTGGAGTCATCTTGTAGTTCATATAGTTTTTGAGTTGGGTATCAACAAGACCTCCGCTCTTATCATAGTTATCAGGTAATATAGTCCATTGACACGAACCGGTGCAGTCTGTTTTTGTTTTATCAAAACAAGTTGTATCTGTTGAACTGGTAGAATTAGGTATACATAAAGCAACCTTTTCTCCAGTAGGAATATCAAATTTATAGTACGGGTAATTAGTTTGTCCAGAATCAATTGAAGCTGGAAGTGCATTTCTGATACTTTTTGTTGTTGTTGCTGGACTGTGACAGAAAGTGAGTGATTTTGTTGTATTATTATTACTTGTAATCTCTGAACCTTTTGTATTGATTATTTTAGCATATGTATCAGGATTTAAATTACTAAGTTGTATACAATCTTCACCTTGTTGACAAGTTGAGTTTCCACACATAATAGGAGCTGGAGTTTGAGATTGAGATTGAGATTGAGTCTGTTTAGACTTTAAATGTTTTACTACGAAATAGGTTGTAGGTAAAACGATAAAAAGTAGAATAATCAGTATAATTACTGATTTAGGAAACATTTATTAATATCAATATTTATTTATGAAATTATAATTCATTTGAATTACAATTAAAGATAACTTTATCGTCTTCGATAATCAACCGTAGATTGCATATTGAATCTTTCATTCGCATCATTATTAAAAGCTCTGTTCATTCTTGATTTTACAGAATCGATATTTTCTCTTTCAGCTCTGCTAATCTTCGGTATACTTGCTGGTATATCAAATGAGCCAGCTTGTATTTTTGGATTCAGTCTTGCATCTTTTGAGTTATTATCAACAGAACTTTTACCTACAATATTAGATACGAAGCTTGTAATAGGAGTATTCCTTTCAAGTTCAATTTGGTTTGTATGTTCAATATTTTTATAGATGTTTTCACTTTTGTTAGAAAGAGCGGAATATTCAGGCATGTTTCGGTCGAGTTGAATATCGGAGTGAATATATTTGATTTTTTCTAGTTTGCTAATAGGTGCATTTGTGCTAATAACTATATTATTCTGTTTAATAGGAAGGTCTGATAGGTCAGCAATTTCATCGATAAGGGTATAATGTTTGTTGGATGTTGGATTCGTGTTTGCATTTATTACTTTTATATCTTGAATGTATCTGTCTGAATCAAAGTTATCAGAATCAAATGATATATAGTTTTGATTTGTTCCTGGATTGGTTTGAGCTGAATGAGCATTTGTATCTTGAATGTAGTTATCAGTATAAACTTCTGTATTATTAATGAATTTTCTTGTATCACTGATGTTAGATCTTGCATCAACATGTAAATTATTAGTAATAATTTCTGCAGTTGGAACTTTAACCTCATTTTGAACGATATTTTTACAACCGTATCCTGCTGAAACTCCGCCTGTTTTAATGACTTCCTTGATAGAGAATTTAACATCGTAAGTTTTCTCTTGAGGTTTGTCTATTTTATAGACTGCAGTTGGTCTGATAAAAGTATGTAAAACATCTTTCTTTATTTGTCGACTTTTTTCTTGTTGGTCTTGGTCGAATACCTTTTTAGTGTAATCTACATTGATTGGATTTGTTTTTGCTTCTGTTTTAACTCTTGGTAATCTTGAACCTGGTAGTAAGTCTTCCTGAGTAAGAATAGGAGGTCTAAATGCACCGTCTCTCATAATTCTGTAAGGTAGTTTAGCATGAGTTTGACCACCAACAGCCATAGAACCGTTGCTGTTTGAACCGGTATTGCTATAAGATACACTTACAGATGGATTAACTCCTCTTGCATATACATTGATATATTCTCCGATTCGATTTCCACTGTCTCCAACTTCATCAAGAACATCGTTGTTTGAGCCAACAGTTTTTATTCTCCTCGTGTGTATGGATTTAGGAGGGTCTTTCAGAATGTTTAAATTGGAACCCCAGCCTTCAGCTGATGGTAATGTAACTTTCCCTCTATTTGTGATTGCACTATATGATAACATTATTTATTAATGTTAGCATATTATTTAAATTCGTTGCAAATGTAAAACGAAGATGTCTTTAACAAAATACATTCAGAAAAGTAACTGTTCCAATCTAACCTAATTATATGTATAGTTATAACACCGTATGGTTTTACAACTGCAAATTTTAGTTAGATTGATTTGGCACTATCTCTTGCTAACTTATCTACCATTTCATTATAATTATTACCGTTATGAGCTTTAACCCATATCCATTCGATCTCCTTATCTTTTGATACTGCATCGTAAATTTCCCATAAATCTAAATTTGCATTTCGTTTCCATTCTCTTTTTGCACAATGCAAAGTAAGCTTGCTATCAGTGTATATTCTATACTTTGAACGAACATCTATAACTTCTTCTATGACGAATGATAAAGCTTCGATTACAGCTTGAAGTTCCATTCTATTGTTTGTTGTATTTGAATTGTTTCCAGATACATGATATTCCGTACTATAAGAGGAATTTATATCATTTATAATCATAATAAATGCCCATCCACCTGGACTTCCGCCTGAATTCTTTAAACACGAACCATCAGTGTAAACCTCAATCATTTTATAAATACGATTTAAAGAACCAATATAATTCAATTTCAAATTTTAATTGTAGTTATATTGTAAAATGGTTGAAGAAAATAAAATGGGAGAACAAGTTGAAACTACAGGGGATTTAAACCATTTTGATACCAAAAAATATTCTGAATTTATTAAAGATAATATCAGTTCAGTTTTAGATGAAACATACAATACTACATTTCGTAAACTAATTGAAAAAAATATAAATTCAATCATGAGTCATGTTCATAAAAAGATGTCTCATTATATTTACGAAGATGATGATATTGAAGTTGATTTAGATAGTGAAGAATACAAGTCTTTTACTCATAGTTTTGAATCTAAATTATCCAAAAATATAACTGGTTGTTGGTGTGGTGGTGATACTGAACTGAAGAGGTGTACTAAAAGTATAATAGTGAGGACAATAAATATGTATATAGAGAAGTATAGGTTGATTTACATTAAACATATTGATTTACCATATCGTTCTTCTGACTCGAATATAACGAAAGATATATACATCTATGTGTTTTCCAGTAAAATTATGATTTTCCAGTTTAGAACAGAGAGCAGAACAGAATCCGATATAACCATGTATTCATATCCTTATGAGTTTGTTTCTCGTTTTATTATTGATATTTTCAACTTGGTTTCCCCTTCAAAAAGAGATTCTCATGAATATCCAATTGATATACAGATTCTAACACCAAGAGGATTCGACTTATTTATGAATCAGTTTCATTTGTTACTGAAAAAGTTTGAAAAAAATCCATTCTATTTTGTATCTGGAAATTCAAGATTTCATCGTGATATAATAATTCAAAAGAAACAACTTGAACAACAGCTAGAACTTCTAAAAAAACAAAAGGATGAATTTGAATTGGAAAAACAAAAAATCAGCCATATCGTTAATATCGACTCTAAACTGGAGGAGATAAAAATCGAGAATTTTAAACGATTAAAGATACTCAAGAAAATTAAACAAGAAAAAATGCTTTTGCAGGAGGAACGGAAGAAATTGGAGGAATTAAAAGAATCATTAAATATAAGTGATATTGAATTGGATGAAGAACTGTAAAATTTATATTTTTTCAATATAAATTTAAATTGTTGATTATTTATCGGGACATTCTACGAGAACGACTGGGAGATTTAGCAACTCGTGCCTTTTTACAGTGGGATAAAACCTTGCTCTTATGCTTTAGTCCCTTTTTAACATGGGAAACAACCCATCTACAAGCAGCAACATCTTTGCAATTGTCTTTTCCGAGTTTATGACAGAGACGAGGAGATTTCTTACTTACTCTAGATTTTCTACAAGAAGGCGAAACACTTTTTCCCTTTCTCATATGTCTTTTAATAACATGATAACCAGATCTTGCTCTACAGGCATCCAGATCCATTTTATTAACACTTACCATTCTTCGTTTAGGGGACTTGCTTCTCATGGGAGACTTGCTTCTCATGGGAGACTTCCTTCGTCGAGGGGACTTGCTTCTCATGGGAGACTTGCTTCGTTTAGGAGACTTCCTTCGTCGAGGGGACTTGCTTCGTCGAGGGGACTTGCTTCTCATGGGAGACTTGCTTCGTTTAGGAGACTTCCTTCGTCGAGGGGACTTGCTTCGTCGAGGGGACTTCCTTCGTCGAGGGGACTTGCTTCGTCGAGGGGACTTGCTTCTCATGGGAGACTTCATTCGGCGAGGAGACTTGCTTCGTTTAGGAGACTTGCTTCGTCTGATAGGACGAGACATTCTCATGGGAGAACGATGAGGAGATTTTCTTTTTAGTGAAGGCATTTATTATATAGATAATAAAAAAAATTAATAATAACTTATGAACGAAATCTTTAACTAAAGATTTCAATATAACTATAAATGAAAAAACGAAAAATTGATAATGAACATAAATATAACCATATTACAGTCTCTGCAAGTCATGTTTACAACTACATGAATAATGACCATCTTGTAGATTGGTTACGAATTTACAGAAAAGAAGCTTACAGTAAGGATAATTTCACCGACTACATTTGCAATAAAGGAAACGAGTTCGAAGAGAAACTGATAGACTATATTCATAAAAACAAGATTGAAGTTCAGTTTGTTTCTAAATTTATTACACAAGAGTCGTGTGAACAAAGTGTAACTTTCATGATGCAGGGGGTACCATTACTATTTTCTGTTCCAGTAAAAAATACAATTGATAATACTCAGGGGATTATCGATATACTCATCCGTAGTGATTATCTCCTTCAGTTGGTTGATATTTTATCTATTGATTTTCAACCAACATTAAAAGCACCAAACCTAAACGGTGATTATCATTATGTTGTTATCGATATCAAATTCTCATCTTTAAAGATTCGATCTGATGGAAAACACTTGTTAAATGTTTGTAAACAACCTGCTTACAAATCTCAGGTTAAAATATATACTGATGCTATAGGTTACATTCAAGGATATACATCTCCGTATGGTTTTATTATGGGTAGAAAGTATATTTATACTGGAAGAGGATATGAGAGAAGAGAAACCAATTGTTTTCACACATTAGGTATAATCGATTATTCATCTATCGATAGAGACTATATATACTCAACTCAAAAAGCAATTGACTGGGTTAGACTTGTTAAAGCTGAAGGACACTTATGGTCAGTATCACCTCCTACAAGAATCGAGCTATACCCTAACATGTCGTTTGATTCGGGACCTTGGATGAATGAAAAACGGAGAATTGCAGAAGAAATCAAGGAGATAACTTTAGTTTGGAACTGTAACACAAAAAACCGTAATTTTGGAATATATACACATAGAATTAATTCTTGGAATGATGTAAACTGCTCTTCGACCAATTTAAATATATACGGTAATTATAAACCTATTGTAGATTCGATATTAAATATCAATAGACAAGAAGAATTAAACATATTACCAGTTCAAATTCAAAATAATCTTTTCAATTGGAAAACAAGAGAAAATGAAGTATTTATTGATTTTGAGACTATATCAGATATATTTGCAGATACAAGCATTCCGATTCAAAATGCGACTGAAATTATATTTTTGATTGGTGTTGGTTTTGTTAATTCAGAAAGTGAATTTGAGTATAAAAAATTCGTTTGTAATGAGCTTACAAGTCAAGATGAAAATAGGATTATGAATGAGTTTTCTGAATTTATGACACTTATGAATTACCCTAAGTTGTTTTTTTGGGCTGCTGAACCTTCAATTTGGAATCGAGCTGAGATTCGTAATAATAGAAACAAACTGAATTTAAATTGGTGTGACTTATATGTTGTCTTTAAAAACGAACCTATAGTCATTCGAGGTTGTTTAGATTACGGTTTAAAATCAGTGGCTAAAGCTATGAAAAATCATGGAATGATTACTTGTTCTGTTGACTCATCATCTGTTAATTCGGGAATTTCAGCTATGTTACAAGCTTATGATTATTATGTATCTCATGACAAAAACTTAATAGATAACATAATTCAATACAATCAGTTTGATTGTAAGGTGCTTTTTGAAATTTTACAATATATGAGAACATATATGGTTTAATAAAAATTTATATTGAATTACAATATAAATTTACTTGATTCTGAATTGAAATTATTCTTGTTTAACCTTATGGTGAAATATAGTTTGAGTTGAAAATAGAGTTTGATTCAGTATAGAACTAAAAGGAGTTTGAGGTTGACATTCATTCAGTATAGAACTAAAAGGAGTTTGAGGTTGACATTCATTCAGTATAGAACTAAAAGGAGTTTGCGGTTGACATTCATTCAGTATAGAACTAAAAGGAGTTTGAGGTTGATTTAGAATAGAAGTAAATTTATGTTTAAAATCAGAAAATGTATTTTCTAATTTAGTCTCATCGATACTTTTAGTCATAGGAATAGTAGGTACATTCACTGTTGTTTCCATATTTATTCTATTATGTCGTAATATTAAAATCTTAAACTCGATTTAAATGATTTTAAAATAAAATTAATATACAATATTTAGAAAATGGATATTGAATTTCAATTTGGAAAGTGTTTTATTTGTAATGATGACTCTGGGGTTAGTCAAGCTTGTTTCTCCTGTATGAGAAACCTGTCACTTGATAAAATCCATATTCCTGCTAAACCAAAATCATATGGAAATGATAGTGATATGGTTTGTTCTTATTGTAATACTGCAACTCCTCTTATAAGAGGCACAAATCATTTTGGTATTTTATATTGTTATCGAGATAAAGATAAGGCTGAAAAAGATATGAAAAATTGGTTGATTTTCAACAATTCGGTTCTTTCGTGTGATTTAAAATCTGAGTATCCAGATGTGTATAGGATACTGATAAATGGTATAAAACTGAGACGAAGCAATCAAATGATCGATTATAATTGGAAATTCGATAATAGTAAAAGAATCTACAAGGATCCAATTTTTGGTTGGATTTTGTATTTTTATAAATATGAAGGGGATTCTCAGTCTAATTCTATTGGAAACAAGATAACGAAGAAGATTTCCATATTAACATTATTGAATGATGATATTTATGGAATGTTTTTTAGAAACATGATTGATAAGCTTTATACTAGACTGGAGAATGGATTTTATAATGAATAAGAATTTATATTGTATTTCAATATAAATTTAATGAAAAGATATATAGTTTATCTATTGTAATAGAATACATTTATGAAATGGTCCATCAGTAGATTTTGACACTTGAAAAAGTATCGATTGAATTATCTGTAGATATAAACTGATCTTCAATTCAAAGTAAATTATAAAAGTTAAATACTTTTACAATTCAAAAATTAAATATAGAATTTATCTCCTTATAAAAGTATCGATTGAATTATCTGTAGATATAAACTGATCTTCAATTCAAAGTAAATTATAAAAGTTAAATACTTTTACAATTCAAAAATTAAATATAGAATTTATCTCCCTATAAAAGTACCGATTGATATGATAGAAGCAAATCAGTTTGAAGAACCCAAACATACAGGAGCAATTACCTGTTTCCATCTATGTTTATTATCAGTCCTATAGTCGTGTTTATCATTAAAGGACGACATTAAATTCAATTATAAATCATATTGATGTTCAATATGATTTGAATGTAGTAGTAGAGATCTTATAATTAATGAATAAATATAATTTTAGATATAATAAATGCGATTATGTAAGGATATCAAATTTAATCATCAAAACCAAGAGAGATTGTATGATTATATATTCGGTTCAAATTATGAACCATCGGATGTAAAAGTATTGTCTTCAGAAAAATTCGAAATTCATATTGAAAACAAAGGAGAAAAATCGTTTGATAATGTAAATTATTATCTATTCGATTACGAAAAAATTATTAGTAGTGGAAGTTACGGAACAGTATTAAAATTTGTGGATAAAAAAAAGAATGTTGCTTTAGCTTTGAAAATGACTAGGTCTAATGATGAGAATTTAATATCGGATAAACTGAACCAATCCGATTGTGGTATACTACGAGTTAAATACTCTGAAAAAGATTTTATAGGTTCAAATTTTGCCTATTTCATGGAGTTAGCAGATGGAGACCTTGAAGATTTTTTTTTAGCAAATCTTCAGAATATGAATGACAATCCAGCCTTGTTTCTAGATATATTTGAAACTATTAGAAAACAATTGATATGCCTATTTGAATTGGATAATCGATATGTTTATACTGACATGAAACCGAATAATGTTCTGTATAAATGTGATAAAAATAAAGAAATTAAGTTTTTTCTTGGAGACTTGGGTAGTGCGGTTTCTGATTATCAACGAGATTATATTGCAACTTATCCTCCTATCGGTTCAACATATGGGTTTTTTAAGTTGAATTCAGTATTAAAAAAAAAAGGTGCATTAGGATGGTCACTTGGTATTTTGATTCTTATCTCATCGTTATATTATTATAAAAAAAATAGAAGTGAAATACAAACTGGACTATCATATATAAATAATAGTTTACTTCATAATAATATTTTGTATCTTACAAAAAATGATATCGAACAGTTTAAATTGTCATTGAACTTATTTCAAAATAACATATACGATGATACCAAACGAAAAAAACCTGATTTTTTATTTAGTGACTATTTTGATAGTGATCCAGAAGTAAGAGGAAAGGCATTATATATGTCTCTTAAAATATCAAGTTCTCAAAAACCATCACCTTCACAACAAAGTATAACAAAATTAAGTTTATTACAGCTTCGATCTTTGGCGAAAAAGAAAGGACTGAAAGGATACTCAAAAATGAAGAAATCTGAACTTATTCAATATATCAAACATGGGGACTTAAAAACATCACCTTCGCAACAAAGTATTTCAAAATTAAGTTTGTTACAGCTTCAATCTTTAGCAAAAAAGAAAGGACTGAAAGGATACTCAAAAATGAAGAAATCTGAACTTATTCAATATATCAAACATGGGGACTTAAAACCATCACCTTCACAACAAAGTATAACAAAATTAACTTTGTTACAGCTTCAATCTTTAGCAAAAAAGAAAGGACTGAAAGGATACTCAAAAATGAAGAAATCTGAACTTATTCAATATATCAAGAGTATAATGTAACAGCTTTTGTATTTTCTGATAATTATGGCTTATAAAATAGATTTCCTATAGAAAAATGACAACTACCAACACTAAATCATTAACAACAAATATGAATAGCTTTATGAAAGTATTTTTATCGGGAACTGATATCTCGCTTGAATCATGGACTGCTCGTGATAATCAGAATCAACTACGAGCAATTCTTTCAGGTAAAGAGCTTAAGAAGCCTAAGAAAGATAAAAGTGATAAACCAAAGAAATCCAAGTCTGCTTATTTATTTTTCTGTGAAGATGAACGAAAGAAAATTACTTCGGAAAATCTAGACTTGAAGTCAGTTCAAGTTATCGTTCTCCTTGGTCAACGATGGAGAGACTTGAAAGCAAATAAGGCACGAGCATCAGAACTAGCTAAATATGAGAAACTGGCTCATTTAGACCATGACCGATATGCAAGTGAAAAGCAAAGTGTGAAAAAGAGTTCAAAAAAGCCAGATGGTAATAAGCATAAATCTACTTATCTTTTGTTTTGTGAGCAAAATCGACCTTTAGTAAAATCTGAACTTCCAAACTTGAAAGCAAAGGAAATTATTGTTGAACTCGCACGACGATGGAAACTACAAAAAGGAGAATAATTAAGAGTATATAGATAATGTTTTAAATTGTAATACAATTTAAAATATAATATAATTTTTTGAACTGATTTGTCATTTAATTATTGATTAACAAACTTTAATACATCTTCATTATTTCTTGCTATTTTAATCGGTCTCGATGGTTGATATATACACAATATTTTCTCAACTAGCTTTATTGTGTCTTCATTTGTACAATATAGTATATTAAAGTCGATTGATATCTTCAAATCATTATGTAACAAAATCAACTTGCTCACAATCTTAAGTATAGATGAAAAAGGTGGAAGATTCTCATTTAAAACCCAAAGAAAAATAAATTGATATTCAGCTTCTCTCATTATGCTTTGAAGTGTATTGAACGATTCTTCAATATGCAAATCTGTATTGCAATTCCAGTCTGAGTCACAACTTACTTTTAGGATAAAAGGCATTCGTTTTTTACAGAAAACAATCATTTATTATAACATTTTAAATTGTCATACAATTTAAAATATATTACGATTAAAATATTAACAGTTGTCGATTAAATCGACAATGTAGTCTTGAGATTTATGGATATCTTTAATCTTTTCCCGTATTTCCATCGTATTCTCAGACTCAGAGAGATTGGTATTTCGTTTAAATTTGCTATTGTATTCATAAAAGATGTATAGACACAATAAATTATCGAGTATAAAGAATATAGAATGATTTCCAATACAAAAGCAAATTGAGAAAAATAAGATAGAAATGACCTTGTATATGATTAAATTTGTAAAAAGTAATGATTTCATGTCAATGTATATTTTAGTCATTTTAGACTGTAACTGAGTATTCTCTTTATCGACAATTTTATAGAGCTTATCAACTTCAACAAAGTTTTTAAGCATTCCTTTAATATATGTTGCACTCCTTTCCATCTTGGCAGAATCTGTTTCTAACTCTTCAATCTGATTTTCAAGCTCATGAATACGATTATTAAGGTTCCTGTTCTCAGCTTGTAAAGTATCATTTTGAAGAATGATATATCTTCTTTCTGCCGTTACATCATTAAGTATAGTCGATTTAATCTCTTGATTGCCAAGATAGATATTGATAAGTTCATTTTTGCTTTCGGTTGACATTTGATATTTCTGATTTCGAAATGCTTCTATATTGAAATTCAATTTACAAAATTTGTAAATCTTTTTCACCTTTTGGAATTCTTCTATATGGACATTCTGGTAAATCTTTTTCACCATTCGGAATAGTATAATAAATATCTTTTGATATTCTAATTTTTGCACCTTTATTTTGAATTGCACTTAAATGATAATTCGCATGCTCTGCGATTTCTATAAAATCTTCATCTATTTTCAAGTTAGTTGAATCTATTCCATATGATAACATTTGTTGTTTTAAAAATTCAAGGGTTTGAGCTCTTTCTTCATCCGTAAAATATTTTTTGATGTTCTCATAGTAACCATCGTACACACAGTCTCTAAAGATAGATGTTCTATATATTCCGAAACCATTAAAAGCTGAAAAGCAGTCTAATAATTCATTATTTTTAAGTTCTGATAATTTCTGTTCAATATCATGATTCATAGTTGAAACTACATCACCTGACATATCTCCAAATCCCCAACAGTGATGTCTATACTTTCCATAAAGTAAAGCCCAAATATCATAGTAGTAATATCGGTTGAATGTTAAGCAATCCCAATCGCTACGGTTTAAGTATGGTAGGATAACATCAAGATTCCAAGGATAAATATTTACATCATCCGGGTCTATAACAATATGAAAATCTACTTTTTCAATCATATTTAAAGCTTTAACGAATCTGTTTCTTGCATTAGCAATTCGAACTGTTCTATATGGGCTATCATTCCCTATATTATTAATAAGAGTAACATTATAGCTTGATTTCTTCCTGTATTCTTCTAATAGTTCAGCAGAGTTATCAGAACAATTATCGTATACAAAAATACACTGAAACATTCTGAAGCACTTTCCGAGTCTATCGATATTATTAAATATACTCTTTAAGTATTTCCCACAATTTCGAACACACATACATAATACTACATTATAATCCAATATTTCATATTGATGTTCAATTGAATTTGTATAGTTGTTAATTGAAGTTGTTTTTCTCGTTAACAATAGAATAGTTATTATTAAGATTCCGATAAGAATTAAAGAAACGAATACTATAATGAGTTTACCAGATATAGGCATTTATTATACTCTAAATCTAATTTAAATTCATCGATTTAATTGATAATATACATATGGAATATACAAATTTACAAGAGAACATTAAGGGTAAACTACAAGACATACCTTTATCCGACTATGATTTTACAGATGTAACAGTTTTCCCTTTTCAAGGTGAAAATGGAATTGCGGGAACTATAGTTTATCCAAACGGAAAAATAGTATTCAAGTATTCAAAATACAATAACTACACAATAAGGCATGAATATAAAATATATCAAAATCTAAACTGTTTACAGGTTTACTGTCCTCACTTTAGTAGATCATATGGTTTGGTACAAAAGAATACCGATAAAAAAACAAAGACTGCAAATCCCTTTAATATCGAACCAAATACATATGGTATCAAAAACGATATACTACTTATTGAATATTATAATAAGCCTAAATTCAACCAATATTTATTAAATCCAAATGTATCAGAAAAGATAATTTTTTCAACTATAAAGCAGGTTCTTTTATCTCTATCTTTTGCTCAAAAGAAAATACGATTTACTCATTATGATTTACACTCTAGTAACATCTTTATGGACCGTTGTAAATCAAATCTCGTATTCTTATATGTTATAGATGAATTCAATCAATTCTATGTTGCTCCAAGGGGGCATTACCCTGTTATCTTTGATTACGGTCTATCGTATTCAACTGGAATAGATAATACCAGTATGGATTGTGTATTGACTCATACGGAAACAGGTCATACATCAAATGTATTTGATTGGGTTTGCGATGCAAAAACATTTCTCGTTTCAGCTTCTAAAACCCTCTTAATTTCAAGAGATTCAAAAAAAGCAAAAAGATTCCGTAAGTTAATAAAAAGGATATTTTCTCCTTTACCTTTAGACTTTGAAACCGGTTGGTTGAAATCAGCTGAAAAATCAGCTGCAGATACTGTCGTTCGGTTGTTTGATAAATTTAATAAGAAAAAATCAGAACTATTCAGAGCCAGAACATACGAGTGTTTAGACATAATACAATCTCTTATCATATTACCTCTCGCTATTCAAGATTACACTGATTTCAAGTTGAATTTCAATTCATTCTTAACCGAATGGATTAAGATTGAAAACGAGTTCATTTGCAAACCGTACATGCTATCGATTCTAAAATCAATAGTTAATACGGCAATGCAGGTTAGAATGCTATATTTTGAAGACGAATCACGAGCAATTTCAGTTCAAAAATTTAAAGAAGCAGTCTATGAATCAATTGCTTCTATGTCTAAATTTTGCAGACCTAAAAACATAAATTTTGAACTGATGCTAGGTTCACTTTTGATGTTATCAAGCAATATCGAAGGTTTATTTTATGAAATCTCAAATAAAATAGAACAAAATAAAAGTGAACTGTATTCAAGGTTAATGTTCAGTTCGGTTGAACAAATATTTGCATGTATAGATGTGATATTTCAAGATGATTTTGTGTTTAAAAATAGTACGGAAATAATAGTTTTTGATTCAATAAAAGAAACAACTCAAAAGTTTAATTTGAGTATAGAACAAACCGATTGTATCAATAATTTATCTAACCTTGTAAAAGGAACTTATATATACGATTTATATAAAAGTTCAATGTAATCTTTGTAGTTTAATAAATCTCATTGTAAGATTTATTATACTTGAGAATTAGTTTCTATATTTTTCGAAACATTTAAAACTACAAAAGCAGATGGTTTTATATTGATCACCATCTTTAATTTTTGTTTTTAAACTTAGGTCTGATTTTGAACCACATGTTTCGCAAATACAACTATTTCTTTTAGGAGAATCTATTGCATCACTTTTTGTTTCACTTGTTGCATCACTTGTTGCCTCACTTGTTGCCTCACTTGTTACATCACGAAATAACTCTTCATCAACATTTAAACTTTTCAGGGACAAAACAAACTCATTATATAATTCTTCTATATTAAACTGTTCTCCAACTTCTTCTTTCGTCTCACTTACAGCTATACCAACTGGAATATCGATGTCGTATTCTGTATCATATATTTTTTCTATATGTTTAGCTAATTTACTAGGTAATAGACTCAAATCAACCTGCTTTATGTTTAGATATTTACGACCATTATCGTAGTATCCAAATATATTGTAGTCAGTATTATCTGAATCAGACAGAATAACAATATCAGATATACTTAAATGAATGTTCTTTATTTTAGCGGATGTATTCACGATCGCATGTAGTTTGATTTTAAAGTTTTTAAAGAATATTTCAAGCTGTTTTTTAATTATTTTCTTTACCAGATTTCTACTCTCAGAATTTGAATCATCATCAAACTCGAACAATTCAGGAAGGAAATCAGATTTCTTAGCATAAGCTAATCCTTTGAGCTTAAATATGCCTTTTTGAATTCTATCTTTATATAAGCTTGCAACTCGGTTGTTTTGGTTACGAATAAAGAATTGGTTAACATAATAGAATATGATTTTACCAAGCTTTTGAACAAAAGGTTCAAAAGAATCGTATTTCTCAAGAAGACCAATTAGTATATCATCTATATCGGATGAAGATAATTGAAGATTGGTCTTCAGCTCGATTTTTGCTAAGTCAACCATTTCACCTGTTATGCCTTTAATTTTATCTAGACTTTGATAAAAATCCGTATTAGAAGACATGATTGGTAGTCTGTTTAAAGGTCTTTGAAATTTGTATAGATTATATCCAGTAGCAAGGGGGATAACATTACCATCTTCATCAAGCATTAATGGCAAATGTCTTATGTTTTTGCCAGTTTCTTCTTGAACTTTAGCAGGTTCTTCAACTGTATCAGGTTCTTGGTCAAGTGTACCTGCTTTAAACCTCATATAAAATTCATCATAATACATACTGTTATCAAGATACTTTTGAGCAAAGTATCTTTTCTCACTTTTTTCAAGTTCATTAAATGAATCAATCATATCTACAATCTGTTTTGAAGCTCCTTTTTTCACTTTTTCAGATTTTTCTGAATACTTCATAGGATTTGCGATATACTCTTGTAATAAACCTCTCATGACTTCATCAAATTTTCCATAAGTAAATAAATTATCAATATATTTAGGTTTGAATACATTATCAAAAAATTCTTTAAAATTTAAAGCTTGATTCAAGTATAGCTGAGAAAATTTAACATAAAGAGTATCTGGGACCTCGTTTAAGAAACGGGTAAAGAAAGACCGTCTGCCTTTCCAAATAGGTTTAGAATTTGTAAAACGAGTCAGTTCACTTTTAAACTGTTCTGTATCATTCGCATCATTGTCTTGAAAAAAACTTCTAACAGCTTTATCTTCCGAATCAATGTTTTGTAGTGCTGATATCTTCGGAGCCGATTGTTGCATTTTTTTACCCTGCATTTTGCTTTCACCATCTCCCATTAGTTTCTTAACATCAGCTTGTTGCTGGAGTTTCATTATCTTGTTAAGTTGAGTTTGTGTTGCCATTTTATTATATACCAATTAAATTTAAATTTAACTTTATTTGTACTCATAAAGATTGTAAAATTAAATTGGAATACAGTATTGAAAATACATTTTCAATTAATAATCACAACTGAATATTATCAGAAAATTAAAAGAGGATATCAAAAGATGATATCAGATCGTTACTTACTATCAATAAAACCTATCTAGAAATTCAGTTTAAACTGAACTGTAATTTTAAATTTTATAAAATTTAAAATTTGAACTAAATTCCAGTTGAACCAAAACCACCAATGCCTCGTCTTGTAGTTCCAAGTTCTTCTATTGAATCAACCATAAAGATGGTATAAATTTGAGTCAAATCAGGTGCACATACTTGTAACAATCTTGAATATCGAGGGATTGTATGCGGTACGACTACATCAAAAAATCCAGCTATATGTCCTCTATATCCAGAGTCTATAATACCAACTGAATTAGTGAGACGAAGACCACTTTTGTACAAACTTGAGCGAGGATACAGATAATACCCACATGGATATTCTGTTTCAAACGAATTTGTTCTGTACATTGCCATAGCAATTTTCATATCAATTTTAATTGGTTCTCCGTTTGTAATAGTAGTTGTAATATCATCGGGAACTAATAGATCAAAACCAGAGTCTCCGTATCTTCTATGTTCAGCGAGTTTATCTTTGTGTGCAAAGATATGTTCTTCGTACATCCTTTTAAGAATAGGATCTTCGATATAAATTTTTAATAGATAATGATTTGACATTTTTTGTATATACTCGTTTTTTTAAATTGTAATTCAGTTTAAATTTCTAAACTAAAATGATAAATTTCTTTTTTATCTTTATAATATTAGAATATGTTCCGTAAAGCTTTTAAATATATCTGCAGAACTGAACTTCAGTTCAAAGAGAATAACGAACAATTAATAAAGAGAATCAAACTCAAACATGTATTAGACAGTCTAAATATAAACCATAAAACTGAAATACTGAAACAACACAACTTAAAGGATGCCCATATTTATTGCAAAATTAACAAACTTTCAGGTCAACTTTCAGGTCCATTAATTGAAAACTACATCAAAACGAAATATAAGATGATTAAAAACGAACCTTCAAAATGTATTGGAGATTTAAATTGTAACAAGACTAACTTTGAAATTAAAATTTCAAATGGTGGTAAGGATAAAAAATTCAATTATGTTCAGTTGAGAATGAACCATAGTTGTGACTACATTTTTACATCTTATTATTTGAACTATACCAATCTGAATGATAACGGTGAGTTGTTTATTTTCAGAATGAATAAGGATGATATAAAAAAACTAATATTAAAGTATGGTGGTTATGCTCATGGAACTATTAAGAAACTCGGACAAATATGCAAAAATGACTTGGATAATACTGATAATATTAAAGAGTATGCATTACGACCTAAGTACGGAGATAAATGCTGGGATGAATTACTTCAATATAGAATATCCGATATTGATGTCAATATCTAATCTCTGTTTATCCAACAGACAATGGCTATATATAATACGGTAAATGTTCCACAACCAAAGTATTTTGTCCATTTTATATTATCCTTATCTGAACAAAGTAAACTAGAGTGTAGAATGAAATTGTTGTTTACATTTTTAAACTTATTGTCGCAGTTAGCTTCCTGACAAGACATATGTATACACATCATCAATATAATAATCAATATCAAACTGAAAACTCGTATGTTCATATTATGTTTTGAATTGATATATGATATATACAATATGATCAGGAAGACAGTCCAATCTTTAAAATGGTCGTACATATCTCCAATCATTGATGTCATATCATATTTTCTGGCATAGTGACCGTCAAAACAGTCGAAAAAGTATGATACAAAATAGAAAAATGCAAATAGAGCGAGTTTCTTATGGTAGAGGAAATAGCAGGAAATCATTCCGGTTAGGAGAGAATAGGTTGTAATCATGTTTGGAGTATATCCCATACTGTAGAAGTAAGGGCATAAACAATCTGCAAATTGAATTAATACATTATCAATTGGATTATCAATATCATTCGGTATCTTTTTCATTTATTATAGTATTTTTATTCTATTTTGATAATTAAACAAAGATTAAGTCATAGGATTCTCCAAATTAAAACAAACGATAAAATATTTTCTTTTGAATTCATTTCCAATTCAAAAGTTCATTATTGTTTTATTATCTTCCTAATAAGAATAGGTAATATTAATACGAAATAGTGAAATAAAATGACCTGAACATCATTTAGATTTTTAGACAAAATTATATCAGGTAAAGATATAAGCAGGAAGACCAGAGTTACTACCTTTATATCTATACCCTTTAGCATGCATAATATACCAATAATAAAAAAGATAGTTGGAAACATGTTTATATTGAAATTACCTATCCTAACACCCGATACGGTAAAAAGATATTGAGCTTTGAATAGTTTATCTACATATATTTTATTCAATATTGAAGTTGCAATCAATGGGTAATTTGAACTTACATTTTCAGACTGATTATCATCTGTAGATGTTTGATATGCTATTCTTGGTGTGGTTACATATGATTCTATTTCGTTATCAAGAACCAAGTTTTGGATACAGATATCAATATGATTATTTACTTTACCGTCAAGTTGATTTAGCAGTTTAGTTGCACCTTTTCTCGATAAGATATAAGCATGAGCACATAAAGCGAGAGATGGGATACTAATATTTTCTGTTATTTTCTGTGATTTCTTAAATGTTTTTGGTAGAAATGTCCATCTGGAAAACAGTTTGATTATATTGATTTTCTGTTCCTCATCGCAACCTGCACAACCAAGATAAAGTATATCATAATCTTTAGGAACATCTTGCAGAGCAAGTTTCAACTTCTCAATAAAGTTATCTTCAAGGACAACATCATCTTCGAAGATGATTGTATACTCATCACTTGTTTCCAAGAACATCTTCCATGTATTCATATGGGATATGGCACAGCCAATAGCACTTTTAGGACCGAATGTTTTATATCGACTTGAGACTCGTTTCACTATCTCTTCGTCTGGCATTGTTTTCCCGTTAACACCTTTTACCAATACGGTTTCAATTCCAAATGACTTTAAGTATTCTATCTTTTCAGTTGCATCATTTAGACTAATCATATAGGCTTTCATTATTTATTATAAAGCATATATGAAATAATCGAGGAGATTAATAATATGTATCTATCGATATGTATATTTTGAATTGAAAAGCAATTTACTTTTCATTTCTTAAAGTATATTATACTTTGAATTAGTTTCCAATTCAAAAGTTAAATTTTTTACCTCTTACAATGATCTTCTTAAGAAGAATAGGTAAGATCAATGCAAAATAGTTAAATAATATAACCTGAACATCATATAGGTTTTTAGATAGAACTATATCAGGTGAAGATATAAGAAGGAAGACAATAGTCATTATCCTTACATCGATACCTTTCAACATGCATAATATACCAATAATAAAAAACATTATAGTAAATGCATTGACATTGAAGTTGCCTATTCTAAAAACAGAAACTGAAAAAAGATACTGTGCCTTATACAGTTTATCTACATATATTTTATTCAATACTGAAGTTACGATCAATGGGTAATTTGAACTTACATTTTCAGATTGATTATCATCTGTAGATGTTTGATATGCTATTCTTGGTGTTACTGCATATGATTCTATCTGATTATCAAGAACTAAGTTTTGAATACATATATCGATATGGTGATGCAGTTTGCCATCAAGATTTTTTAATAGCTTAGTTGCACCCTTACGAGATACAATATAAGCATGTGTAGCAAAAGCTGCTGATGGAATACTAATATGATCAGTTATTTTCCTAGGTGGATTAAATGTCTTTGGAGACATCCAAAAAGTTGCCATAAATTTGATGGTATTAAATTTTTGTTCATCATCACAACCTGTACATCCAATGTAAAGTATATCATAATCTTTAGGAACATCTTGTAGAGCAAGTTTCAACTTCTCATTAAAGTTATCTTCAAGGACAACATCATCTTCGAAGATGATCGCATACTCATCACTTGTTTCCAAGAACATCTTCCATGTATTCATATGGGATATAGCACAACCAATAGCACTTTTAGGACCGAATGTTTTATATGTATTTGAAACTCGTTTCACTATCTCTTCCATTGGGATTGTTTTACCATTAACACCTTTGACCAACACGGTTTCAATTCCAAATGACTTTAAATAATCTATCTTTTCTGTAGAATCATTTAGACTAATCATGTAAGCCTTCATATTTATTATATATGGAAAAATCTCTAATAATAAATGTTAAGTAAATTGATTGAATGGTTTGCAAAAATAAAAAAATACAGTTTTAAAAATAAACAGAGATGTCAATTTTTTTATTGGAATCAACAACAATGTTCATTACCATGCAATAGACTAAACTATTGTAAGTATCATCTTTTAAATGGAATAGCAGTCCAGTTTATTGTATACTTTAATAAGACAAGACTTTTACTATCTTGTGATGTGCCTACAACAGAGTATATAGTGATTGACCCATCTGTTATTGATAAATGGAAAGCGGGTTCTGAGTTAAGGTTAAACATATTGTACAGATTAATTAATTGTATAATAAATAAATTTACAACTTCATTTCAGTTTAAATAGTTAGATAAATAATATAATAATATAAAATGGAAAACACTGAATCTGACTTATATAGATTGCTTTCAGAGCATTGTTATAATAAGTATAAAACGATTGTCGATAAGACAAATAACAACGGAGGAAACTATTCAATCATCTTTAGACACTTATCAAAAATCGATAATATTCAAGTCATATCAACCTTAAAAATACCTTGCTCAACTCATTGTTCTCATATGGTTTTTGAGACGAGAGACAAGTTACCTCCTTATAAAAATCTGTATACATATACATGTGCTTTTGATGTTGAAAGTAACAATAAAGAGTTCGTGCAAGACGATATATGTCATATGCTAAAAAGCATTTTCCAAGTTGTTACTACACTGAAATTTGATAAAGTATCCGGTAGTTTACAGGAGTATATTGAACCGTTTGGTAATCAGTTTGTTGACGGAAAAGAATGCTCTGTATGCTACGAGTTAACAATGACCAAGACTGTTATATGCGACCATCCAATATGCAGGCACTGTTTTCAACATTTGAGACAGAAGTTCGTTTGTCCTATTTGCAGAACAAAAACTCGAATTGATGAAGATTCTGATGCTGATCAAGAATCTGATTCAGAGTCAGAATAATTAAGTTGTTATTCAAATTGAATAATAACTACAAACACATATCATACCATGAACAATCGATATCATCATTTAACAATTGAAAATTGAACTGATATTTCAGTTCTTTTTCAAAACAAATATTCTCACATGTTTTATATCCAAATAGTTGTTTCCAGGCTTCTGCATCACGATTTTCAATTATTGATAAAATGTAATCACATGGATTTGAAATCCAATTGGAACTTAATTCATATATTGAAATTATTAATTCTTCATCATTCCAACTTTGTAAAATTTTGAAGTTGCTTCCAGTTGGATTATCGAAACGGATAAGGATAAAAGTATGCCAAGGTACATAATATCCTTCGAAAATATTAGCGAACAGGCTTACAATTGACACTGATTTATTCGGAACATCAATTGTTTTATTAATCGTTTTTGAAGGTGAAATCAGTTCAAATTTTTTGATATATGAATCTAATCTTTCCCTTTTAGGAACAGATTCATTTAACTCATTGATATTGTTAGTCATGCTTGCGAAGATATAAAAACTAACACCACGACATCCCATCGTTTTATCACTGTTATAATCATTACGAGTATACTTTTTCCCGTATTTATCATGGACGAATCTTGAAGGTTGAAATCCAGTTGGATTTAATAATTGATATAGATTTTCATTGAATTTATTAAACTGAGTCATTTCTCTATTTTATCAGTTGAATCCAAGTGATAAATCAATTTAACTAATAAACTCGTTTCGATGGGTCTTTTCGTTTTTTTGCACATCTCCTATTGATTTCAGACGGAGATAACTCTTTAGCTGTTTTTGGTGTTTTTGGTGTTATTTTATTGTATGGTCTGCAATATGGATACTCACGAATCCATATATCTAAAGGTTTATTTTTTGAACGACCACATGTGACAATTCTGGGTAATTCACAAACATTAATCCATTTCTCGGCATACCACCTTGATAATCCAGTCGTCTTAGGTTTTTTCCCACTATAAGTACCTCCTCTTTTCTTGTATTCTTTGACTAACCATCCATTTGCATATGCACTTGGATAAACCTTGAACCTTCTTTTAGCTTCATCTTTCACTTTTTCATACAGACTCTTGTTAATAGGAATCGGTTTACTCATTTATTATAATAGATATTTTTTTTGAGTTTAGCTTGTTCTGATACTGGATATAATTAAGTCTCTATCTACAGGTCTAGTGTAGTTAGTATTACGAGTAAAATAATCTAAGATAAAATATCCTGCTAAAATCTTTGATAAATTACTGGATTTAGTTGATTTATCTATTAAAAATGCAATATATGACATATCTTTTGGTATAGCATAATCATTCAGTTTTGATTTGAAACTTGGACTGATTTCAAATGTTCTATGAACAAAACCCTGACTCATTCGTTTTCCTCCTGTAAAAATTCGAATAGCATCCTGAGTATCGCTCATAAATTCTAATGGTGGAACAACACTTGATCCGTAGAATCTTAAATCATTTGAATCGTAAATAATAAAATCTTTTTGAGACTGATTTAAAACTGGAATATTTATTAGTTGTTTTTTCTTGGTTTCAAAGTATGTATTGTTGACATATGTTGTTGTTGGAGGTTGGTCCCATTGAATAACTGCTGATTGAACTTGATTTTTTCCTGCTTTAAGAAAAGGGGTATTTAAAGGTTCTAACCTATCATCTCTTATTACGAATAACCTAGTGCCTAAATCCTCACGAGCAATCACTTTTTGTTCTTTAAATTGAGGGAAAAAAATCTGGGAAACTCCGAAGTCATTAACAACGAAGAGTTTTCCATAATTTGGAACATAAAAATCTCTACCATAGATTGTATATTTCCAGTATCCTCCACGATTAACATTATAGATAAGAATATTTTCAGCTTTAATGTCATTGTTCATTATTCCATAATGATACTGAAGAGCATGAAGACCAGCCATAATTTGGAATATAGCTGAATCGAGTTCATTTTCTGGTGGATTCGTTCTAAGCCAACCTACCATATCTCCTGCAGTTGCTATTTCACTTATAGAAAAAGTACATTTAGAAACTTTCCCAACTATCGTTTTTGATTTAAAATTGCATTTATCGCAGTAATAGGTGTCGAATAATATCGGTAAGTTTTGGGCAATAGAATTAAGCACTAATCTATTAATCAATTTAGCAATATGATTTTCATCTGTTGTTCCTTTCATTATTTTAGCCATCTTGAGAGCGAATGGGAAACGACCATATATGCTTGATTTATCAACTAAACTACATATTGATACTTCTCCAAATGAACCTGAACCGAGTATTTTAACGATATTAATATATCTGGTTAATAATTCTCTGCATTGATTACCTTGTTTCACATCTTTGATTGTTGAAAGGACTTTCGACATATTTCTAGCTACATGTCTTCGCAGTCTTACATTCAGGTATATATCTTCTAATTTTAAATTAGACAGTATATTGATTGCTAATTCTTTGTTACCGATACTACGATTCAATAAATAACCAGCTACATTAATCAGTTTGTTTTTGGTTGGAACAGATAAAGCATCGACCAGGTCAACTTGACCTTTACTAATTCGTTCTAAAATCCCAGATTCTTTTGATTCCATCATTTATTAATAGATAAATTGAAATTGATTTTTATAGTTAAAAATTGATATTAAACAAAATGTCAATTATCAGTAGAATATTTGGTTATGAGACTAAGACTGAAAATCAGTCTATTGTAAAAGAAGAATATAAATATGAAAATCAAGTTGAAAATCAACTTGAAATAATAAAAGAAGAATCTGATTCCGAAGGAGAAAATCAAACCGATATCTTAGGGAATTTGATATTTGAAAATGCTCATATTAAACTTTATGTCACACGAGCTAAAAAATTTGTAACTACAGTTAAAGTTTGGATTGGACAACGACCTCTTAATAGAGATCATGTTATGAAGTTAGCAAAAGAGTTTACGAAACAAGGTCATGTCATGGGAACATTTAAGGTTGTTCGTTCTGAAGACGGAAAAATACAACTTCTCGATGGTCAACATAGAGTAAGTGCGATTAATGAAATATTGAAATTACAACCAGAATTCAACTGTGACTTAATAATCGAGTTATACGAAACAGATAGATTGGAAAGCAATTCAACTTTAAAATTATTTGAAAAAGCAAACAATGTTCTTAATGTTAAACCAGAGGATATATCACATAAGAGTGCTCTATCTGTTGTTGATAAATTATCATCTCAATTCAAGTTGGTTTTTAAAGATGTAGAAGAGGGGAAGAGATGCATAAGACCATATATCGACAAGAGAAAACTGTTTGAGAAATTGAAAAAAGCATTTGAGGATCATGATATAGATGAGGATAGTTTGTATAGACAAATAATGGAAAGAAATGAGTATAATAAGAAAAATCTACAGGATGTAGCAGACTTAGCTCGTTCATCTATTGATAAGTGCAAAGTATCTGGATGTTATTTAGGCTTAGAAAAATACTGGATGGAAGAAATATTATCAATATATAATTAAACTGTAAATATTTATTATATAACTAATCGACCATATGTCATTTGAAACTTTAGAATTTTATATTGGATACCAATATAAAACTTTATTATTTATTATTCTTATTTATTGTTGTTTGATGAGATTGTCAATTAGATACTGTAAACACTCAATATGTTCATGTGTATCTTGATTTTCAACAAGTCTCATAGCAGTTTGTTTCAAAGGACATTGAACTGCACATAGGTTGACTCAAGAGTTCAGATTATAATATGACTAGGAATATTTATAAGAGAAAGACCACATCAAGAAAAAGAACATGTTGTAAAGTAATCTATTAGCAAGCCTGTTATTGAACTTAAGAATATTACAAAATATTTAGCTTGTAAACAATCTTCAAACATTAAATTGAAAAAAAATAAGAAATCACATTTATGATTAGAACTATTGAATATGTCCTCTATTGAACGAAAAATTGATATGATTAAGCATCTTCCTATTAGACCAATCCTTTCTGAACCATATTCCATAATGACAGAAAAATTATTAGATCCAACTGTTTCTACAATGTTAATCCAAGCATTTTGCGGTCTTGGCAAATCAAGACTCATGTACAATATCATTTTTGATTATTTATCAGACTTAACAGTTTTTGTATTTCCCTATATCAACCTACTTAAACAATTTAATAGCGACTATATTCACAATTGCGGATTGAACTCCAATAATGATTTTTCTATCCTTTCTATATGCTCCATCGATGAAAGTCAAGCTTTGATATCAGCAACAACCGATAAAAACAAGATTAAACGAGCCCTAAATTCAAAGAGAAGAAAGATAATATTGGTTACATATCAATCTCTAGAAACATTATATGATTGTCTAATTGTCCGTAAAAAGAAGATTGATTTATGCATTTTTGATGAAGCTCATCATTCTGTCAGTCCTATATATAAACGATTAATTTATATTGATACACAATATGAAAAAGCATTATTTTTTACTGCTACACCAAGAAATTCTAACGGTATCATAATGCATGACGGGACTACCGATTCTCATTGTGGTGAAAGAATTGCTAATGCAACATATATCGACGGATTAAATTCAGATGCTCTAAACGAGTTCCAAATCATAGGAAATATAACAAATAATGTTCAAGAGGAAATGAAACTGAAAATCGTCCGTATTTACGAGATTATGATTAGGAACATATTAAGTACTGAAAACAATCGAGTCCTAACATTTCATACTTATGCCAATTCAAAACAATCTGAAGAACTTGAATGTGAACTTGAATTTGATTGTGACTCTCAAGAAGATGATGAAACGAAGGAAGAGACTATCCTTCAAGAAAGTAAAGGTGAAATCACATCTGAATATGAATACAATTTCAAAACGAATGTACAAGATTTTGTTAACGACGAATTATTCAAAGAGACATTTAACAGAATGATAAATAATGAGTTCCCAAGCCTGAAAAACAAATACAAAAAGATTACTTTTAAACCAATGACAAGTAATACTCCTATTTCCGAAAGAGATAAAATTCTTAATGCATTAGATAAAACAAAAGAGAATGAAATATATATTATTTCAAGCTGTAAAACAATCGGAGAAGGTGTTGATACAAAGAATGCAAACCATATTGTATTCGTAGATTCAAAATCATCTTATATTGACATTATTCAAAACATTGGTCGTGGAGTTAGAAAGACTGAGAGAACGATGAGACCAACAACCATCACTATACCTTCATTTATCGACTATGAACGATACCGAAATACAGATTCTGATACACAAGAAAAACGAGACCAGATTGTAAGAGAAGGGATATATAAATATGGGGATTTCTCTGGCATAATGAATGTGCTATCTGCTATTCAACAAGAAGATGAAGAATATTATAAAATGTGTCTAATTTATCCTAACAAACACTTCAAAAGCGAGATTGAAAGGAACCTGAAAGCAAAAGGAAAAACAATGGTGAATAAACAAAATATTGAAACCATAGTTGGAATTCAAAGGGAAGAAAAAGAATCGGATGAACAATATTTAGAAAGAGTTGCGGAAGAAAAGCAAGGGAGAATTGAATTACATACAAATGACATGAATAACGAAGGAGAAAACAATATCGTATATTTTGGTACTGAAGATCATCCTATAATCCATTCTATCTATAAAGATGATAATCAAGACACTAATAACTATTACGAGATTACTGATGATGATATAGACGAAAAACAGACTAAAAGTAAACCTTGTAAACGACGAAATTTATGTTTGAAAATTAAACATAACGATGATTTTAAGATGCTTTGGAGTATAGAAAATGAAGATTCGATTGATAAAGGGATTAGCAGTTGTGTTTTGAACTGTAATATATCAGGAAGTTATCTTATTGATAAATGGAAATCAACTTTGATTCAGAGCAAAAAATTCATTTCTGAATATGGGAGATTACCAAGTAACAAAACTGATAAAGATAATGAAAAATATAAAAAAATAGGAACCTGGGTTGAACATCAAAAAACAAATTATTCTTCAATTGTAAATGAAAGACGAAATTCAATGAAAAATCCTGAAATAGCAAAATTATGGGAAGAATTTAGGATTGAAAATGAACGGTTATTTAAAACTGACTTTGAATTGTATTTAGATAATTTAAATGAAACTAAAAAATTCATTTCTGAATATGGGAGATTACCAAGTTCAGATACTGATAAAGATAATGAAAAATATAAAAAATTAGGAAAGTGGATTCAACATCAAAAAGCAAATTATTCTTCAATTGTAAATGAAAGAAAATATTCGATGAAAAATCCTGAAATAGCAAAATTATGGGAAGAATTTAGGATTGAAAATGAACGGTTATTTAAAACTGACTTTGAATTGTATTTAGATAATTTAAATGAAACTAAACAATTCATTTCTGAATATGGGAGATTACCAAGTCCAGCAACTGATAAAGATAATGAAAAATATAAAAAATTAGGAAACTGGATTCAAACTCAAAAAGCAAATTATTCTTCAATTGTAAATGAAAGAATAAAATCGATGAAAAATCCTGAAATAGCAAAATTATGGGAAGAATTTATAATTGAAAATGAACGGTTATTTAAAACTGACTTTGAATTGTATTTAGATAATTTAAATGAAACTAAACAATTCATTTCTGAATATGGGAGATTACCAAGTCCAGCAACTGATAAAGATAATGAAAAATATAAAAAATTAGGAAAGTGGGTTGAACATCAAAAAACAAATTATTCTCCGATTGTAAATGAAAGAATAAAATCGATGAAAAATCCGGAAATAGTAAAATTATGGGAAGAATTTATGAGTGAAAATGAAGAGTTATTTAAAACTTATGCAAAATATAAGCCTGTTCAAGACTCAAAACAAGAGGAAACTAAATCAGAAATTAAATTAAATCAAACTGAAACAATAGATAAATCTTCGACTTGTGAACAGATTACAATAAGAGGTTCAAGATGTAAGAATCAAATTAAAAATACAACATCCTGTGGTAAAAAGTTATGTACAATTCATTATAATAAATCAAAGAATGAGTCAAAGAATGAGTCAAAAGAAAAAACTGTTAAGCCTTCTCCAAAAAGTACAATGAAAAAGATAAAAACAGAATCAAAACAAACTGATAATGAATCTAAAAGTTCAAGACAAAAATCAGAATATGAAAAGATATCCAATCGAATGTCAGTTCAAAAGTCAACAACAACGAATGAACTATTTGCTTCTGATAATGACCAATGGGAGAAATATCATTCCTATAGAGATTTTAGTTTTCAAGGGTATCCACAAGATGATATACCAGTGAACAAAATCATTAATCATCTAAATGAAAAGTCTAAATATAAACTGAAAATATTAGATTTAGGTTGTGGTAGAAATTTGATAAAAGATAAGTTCAAAAGCAATCCAAAGTTCAATATTATCGGGTATGATCATATTTCATATAATGGTTCGATAGCGGTTGATATATCAAAGTTACCGGATGAAGATGAGTCTATCGATATATGTATCTTTAGTCAGTCTCTTATGGGTTCAAATTGGAGAGAATATTTAATAGATGCACAACGAGTCTTAAAGTATAACGGAGAGATGATAATTTCAGAATCTATTGATAGGATAGATGATATAAAAGCAGTATTAAATGAGATTGGAATGACAATTATAATGGAGAACAGAGTTCAGAATGGTGACATGTTTGGACGATGGTTTTATATATATGCGATTCGCCGATAGACTGCTTTATCGTTCAACTTAATAGAATTGTAATACATATTGTATTATAACTCAAAATAAATCATAAATGACGGTTTCTCTTATGTTACAATTGATTTCCAGTTTAAATTTTCATATCCCATTTGGTCCTTCTATAAATTCTCAATAAATAAATTTATGAGTCATTTGATTCTATTTATTTGTTCTGGTAATAGGATGTTATTTATGTTAGAAATCTTATCAATATATAATTAAACGGAAACTGTATAGCACTTATTGACCATATGTCATTTGAAACTTTAGAATTTTATATTGGTATCCAATATAAAACTTTATTATTATTTCACCCTACCCCTTATTTATTGTTCACTTATCATACTCTCATTTATTGTTGTTCAACGAGATTTTCAATTAGATACTGTAAACACTCGATATGTTCAGGTGTATCTTGATTTTCAACAACTCTCATAACAGTTTGATTCCAAGGACAACCCCGTTGAACAAGAAACTTCAATGCTCTCAGATTACCGTACTTCCCAGCTTTATACATATGTCGAACTGTCATCGGAGACCCATAATCACAAAGTAGTCTCATTATATCAATATTGTCTTCTTTAATCGATTTCGTAAATGCTTTATCATTACAAGGACATTTGAACTGAATTAACAACTTCACTGCTTGCAAATTGTTAAATTCACAAGCTTCAGTCATATTATCCGCACATAGTTTGACTCCAGAGTTCAGAGTATATAATAAGTAATCTTCTGAAGATACATTCTCTATAATAGCTGATAATGTATTAGTATCAATAGGAGAACCATTCTGGTGAAGCCATATAAAGCACCCCATATGATTCCCTTCTATATCGAAAGGAACATTACTCGTGTGTAGTATACGAAAACCCATATTTTTCAGTTCAGTCATAGCTTGAATCTTTCTGTAAACATCCAGTTCACTTTGAATCACTTCAAAATAAATATCAGAAGACAGTAATATATCTATTTCTTCTTCATCATAGAATAATGATAGACAAAACTCGATACAATCAGTATAACCTCTTGATGCAAATTTTTGCATCATAGGAAATACAAACAATGAGTTCAATCTCTCAACTCCCGATAACATGCCGAGTTTTTCCCAAAGGTCTTCGTTGATTGGAAACATGCTCTTTGTATCTTCATAGTTGTTTCCAACAAAAACATACTGGAAAACAGAACGAGGAATCTCGTCAATAGACCAGAAAAGGCATGCTTGAATCACATTCCTAAAATCTGCTTCATTTTCAATTTTCGAACTCGACACGACGAAATCCGAATTGACCTGAAATTCACCTTCACCTTCTTCAAAGTTCCGGTAAAGTTCAGAGTGATGAATCCACTCAGGAACATCATCAATAGTCATAGTCATAGTATTATATTCATTCTTATATTCCATGATACCTGATTATCATTGGTATCGTGTGTAAAAATCATTTTTTTCTGATATTAGTTTGGACTACAGGCAATATCAGTATCACATTTGTAATTCAATCTTCTTCTTGTCTAAACACCTGAAAATTTGATAAGATTAATAAATTCCAAGATTGAATAATTATTTATTTTTCAATTGTAAAACAGTTTAAGTTTTATAATTTAACTAGAGACAACAATAATTAACCTACAATTTAATTCACTCGTGAATTAAATTAAACATTCTGATAAACTTACTCACAACCGACTCCACTGTCGGATTTCTATTTTAAACTCAACTCCAATTCAAAACATCTTTTATTTAGTTTTCATCTCAACATAAGAATTTGCATCAAGTTCTAATTGAAAATCAGCTGGATAAATTATTTCTATTTTAGATTTATCGTCTTCACAATATAAGACAAATCTGAATTTATGATGCAATCCATTTTTTGTCATTTCAGGTGCAAACCATATAGCAGTTATTTTATATATTTTATTTTTTACAATACATATATCACCTTTTTTTAATTCGATTGCTTTAATTGTTTGTTTTTTCAAAACATCATCAATAGTCATAGTCATAGTATTCTCTTCATTCTTATATTCCATGGTGCCTGATTATCATTGGTATATTTTGTAAAAATCATTTTTTTCTGATATATTTACATCATCTTTTAGTTTGTATTGTAATTACTTATTATAATTATAATACCAATATTAGTGTTAGTGTTAGTGTCAGTTTAAGTGCAATTTGTCATTCAATCATCTTCATCATCACCATCACCATGACCGTTCTCAATTATATACTCTAAACACCTATTATGTCTAGGAGTATCTCTCTCGAGTGCTTGAATAACAGTATCGTTCCAAGGACACCCCCTTTGAACCAGAAATTCAAATGGATTTACCAACCCGTGTGTTGCAGCTAAATATATATGTCTAATTCTCATAGGACAACCATAGTCATAAAGCAATCTCATTATCTCGACATTCTGGTTTTTAATTGCTTTCTCAATTGCCCGTAGCTCCTCATCACAAGGACAATTGAATTGAATCAATAACTTAACAGCATCCAAGTTATTAAATTCACATGCTGTACGAATTGCTGAAGAAGTTAAATTTACCCCAGAATTTAGAAAATATAAAAATAAAGAATGATGTTTTAACTCCCATGTTTCATTCTCCAAAATGCAAGACAAAGTAACCGAATCCAATCCACCACCATTTTGATGAAGCCAGATAACATAGTCAGTATAGTCGTCTTCGGTATCAAAAGGTACACATCGTGTATGAAGCACCTCAAAACCGATATTCTTCAGTTCAGTCATAGCTTTGATTTTTTTATGCTTTTTGAGATTACTTTCAATCACCTGTAGATAAACATCACCTTGTCTCAAAAGTTGTATCTTTTCGTCACCTTGCACAAACGAAATACAAAATTCGATACAATCATTATATCCTTTATTTGCAAGACTTTGTACGAGAGAGAATATAGACAAAGCATCACCATCTATACAGGTTGGATCGGATTCAATATTTTTTTCAAACATATCAAGCTTATCCCAAAGTTCCTCATCGTTATGGAACATCTTTTTCACATCTTGGTACCCTTCTTGATTGTACCCCTTTTGTGTAACGAACTCGAAAACAGAGCGAGGAATCTCGTCAATAGACCAGAAAAGGTAAGCTTCGATCACCTTCCTAAAGTCAACGATATTTTCGATTTTCGAACTCGAGACAACATAATTCGAATTGACCTGAAATTCACCTTCCCCTTCTTCAAAGTTCCGGTAAAGTTCAGAGTGATGAATCCACTCAGGAACATCATCAATAGTCATAGTCATAGTCTTATATTCATTGTTATATTCCATGATACCTGATTATCATTGGTATAGTTTGTGAAAATCATTTTTTTACAGTTTATCGTTAATCTGTGAGAGTTCTATACATCTCTGTTCTGTTCTCTCTTGCTCGTGAATAAACCTGAAGTCGGTTTTGAAATATGTATTTAACATTCTCTTCAAATTTTTGCAATGTCTTAAGCCTGCAACCAGTATGAATTCATCTACTTTTCCTCTTTTTAATATTGTAATGATAATGCCTATGTCCATTACTTTGTTCCATGTCAGTTTAATTTCATTCTGTAAATATGAAAGATTCTCTGAATTAAAAATTTCGTGAATATTTTTAAGTATCAAATCGAATTGCCGAACAATTTCGTTTGTAATATATTTTTTTATATTGAGATAAGATTGATAATTATAGTGAGCTGAATCAATACTGAATATCCTTTTTGCAGATTGATAGAAAGGTTGAATAAACTGCTTTATAATCTCCTTTTCTGACAACTCGGTTTTTTTCCAATCAATATCGTACAAATGAGATTGCCCTTTAGCCTTTAAAAAAAGAGTTCTGTAGTCAACTGGAATCAGGTGTTTTTCTTTTTTATGTTTTACAAGAGTGTTGTAGGTTGAATTTATGGTTTTCGAACCAATAGTTTTAGGGTTATCATATTTACTGTATTCCAGTAATATACGACAGTTCTGGTTGTTATTAACCTCGTCTAGACAAAAGTCTGATATATCCTTGTTGTTTAGGCAGTTAAAATTATAGTTGTGATACTCAGCAATAATAGTAATTATTTTCTGATTATCAGAGGTGATGTATTGTTGTAGATTAATAGCAGTTCCAAGTTGAGACTGATCTTTCTTCTTTTGTATTTTAATCGTAGCCATGTTCTTTATAATAAAGCAGATTAATATTTGTAGTTTTAATACAGAGAGGACTCTTGTGTTAAAACTTATACATTCGAAAATTCAACCAGATCCTGAACTGACCGGTTTTTAATCTGTTTGTCAACTCGTTTTCCTTTTACGAACAAACAGTAATCAGGAAACCCTCTAAATCCGGGGATAATTTCTTTAACCTTGTTTCCAAGAGCCTTTTCCTCTGGTTTTTCACCATCAGGTTGAATAGTAGCACATATGATTTTGCCTTGATTCTCATCTGCAAATTGTTGAAAAGCTGGTTTGGCGGTCGTGCAGTGAGGGCACCATGAAGTTTGAAGCATAACTACAACAGGTTTGTCATTTTGTGCATTGTCTGGTAAAACTAGGGTGGTTCCTTTGAAGTCTGTATCATCAAGATACATCACAGGGTAATATAATATTTTGCTGTCGTCCATTTATAGATACCAAGATTTAAATTCATTGTTTAAAGTTTTAAATTACAAAATAAATGCCTATTTTTAAATGCAAAACTAGTGAAGCTTATTATATCAAGATACTTTCTGAACTATTAACTAATAATATTAAGACAGGTTACTTTTCAATTGATAATAACGGTATTAACTTAAGAATCATGGACCATCCTCAGCTTACTCTAATTGATTTAACTTTGGCTTCTGATAATTTTACATCTTATAAGTTTCAATCAAATGATAAAGAGAAGTTATGTATTGGTTTAAATTTAAACCATTTTCATAAAATTTTAAAATCGATCAAGAAAAAGGATTCGTTACAGATGAATATCAATTCAGATGCATCGGATGAACTACAGATTAAAACTATACCTAAGGAGAATACAAGAACCACAACTTCTTATATTAAGATACTTAATATACAGATGATTGATATAGAAATTCCTTCTGGATATGGAAGACCAATTATAGTCAATTCATCTGAGTTTCAAAAAATGTGTAAAGATATCTGTTCAATTGGAAGCACAAATATAAAAGTTGTTTCAAGGAACTTTTATATTGAGTTTATAGCTGATGTAGATAGCATTATCAAACGAAGTGTTTCTTTTGGTGATGAAGATGAAGATGATGACGACGATGATGATTCTGAAGAGAAAAAAGAAGAGGGTGGAACTGAGTCTACTTTTTCAACTGATCAACTACAAAGGATAATGAAAATTTCTGGTTTGAATACAAAACTACATATATATACCGGAAAAGACTTACCTATCTTATTCAGGTCAAATGTTGGAAATTTAGGAATCATATCTGTATATCTAAAGTCAAAAGAAATGATTCGGAAAGAGAGTACAACTAACTATTAGTATTCAAATAAATGACAAAATTCAAATTGATCATCAATTTAAATTTAATTACAGATTCCTTTACACCTTAAATCTTTGCAAATATTACATAACAATATTTTTATTGACCTTGAACAGTCGTGATTGTGATAGACAAATTGACTTGTATCTTCTATCTGTCTTTTGCATATCTTAATGCAATATTCACACCTGTAATATAATGAACACTCACTGCATACAATATTCTTTTCAAATGGCAGATAAACTGGATAATGAATTAAACTCATATATAATATGACTAATATTTATTAGATAAAATATCAATTTAAACTAAGATTGAAGAATTCATTATCTTCTTTTTTATATATGTTGTTCCAAACGAGTCTCTTGGTATAATATCATCTAGCTTTTTACATACAAAACCATTTTCTATACTGTGGTACACCTTCTTAATTTTATATAATTTTAAAACGGATGTACAATCTGAACATGGTTGGGAATTCCCAAGTTTACAATTATTATTACTTATTTTTACAACATATAAACATATATCTTTCAGTTTGTTTTTATAACTGCTGTTATTTAGTTTTCGGATACAATCCATTTCTGCATGAGTTGAACAACTATACTCTTTTAGGATTGTTTTATCTTTTGAATAAGTACGGTGATGATTATATCCGGAGGCAATTGGTTTTCCACCGTAAACTGCTATACATCCATGACGAAATAACATTTGTGATTTTAAAGCTTCCATTGAAGCTCGAATAATAAAACTTTCCTTTTTCTTTGAATTTATACTTTCCATATTGAATATTACTTAAATTACTAATTTACAACTGTAAGTTGCATTTAATTTAAGAGAATTGCATTAGACATCATGTGAAGATTTATACCTGTTCCAATACACCTATCACAAGTAGTCGTTCTAAACAACTTGTTCAGTTTAATAATAAACATATTATCAGACTTTTTTTCTGCCCATCTCTCAGTATGTCCCAAACCATTGCACAAATTACATTTGTATCTTATCTGAAGCATTTCAATTGAATTTATTATATTGTAAAATTTAAAATCGTTAATAATAAATGTTTTATTCAATTCAAATGTCAACTTTAATCCTCTTCTATATATTCAGTTGTATTGTTATCCTGCTTTTATTGATAAAGTTCACATCGACTAAAATTAAAATGTTTGCTAACATCATGTTAGGTATATTGATTATTCTTCTTGGACTTCAACAGGAAAACAGGTTACTTATGTTATTTCTAATAATAATAGGGACATCAATACCAGTATATGAATTTATCGGTAAAAACAAACCGAAAGACAGTTCAATCACAAATCCAGCTTCATGGGTTTAATTACAATTTAAAATCATATTGATAAATAACAGAAAATGACCGATTTTACCTACCTTGATAATATCAATTATAAGAATTCTATTCCTTTTGTGCCTCCTGTTCAATATGGAAAAGTAGTTAAAGTATACGATGGAGATACATTGACATTAGCCACGAAGTTACCTTACGATAATTCACCTGTTTACAGGTTTCAAGTAAGACTCAATGGAATCGATTGCCCAGAAATGAAAACTCATAACGACTGTGAAAAACAATGTTCTCAGCTCGGTAAAAAACTCGTTAGTGATATGGTCTTAAACAAGATTGTAGAATTAAGAAATGTTGAACTTGAAAAATACGGAAGATTGCTTGCGAGAGTATACTGTAATGAAATTTGTATAAACGATTTATTATGCGAGAGGCATTTAGCAGTTTCATATAATGGTGGGACTAAAATATGTCCTGAAAACTGGATGGATTACTATAACGAGGTTAATATCCCAGTATATGAAAGTAAAGAAGAAAAAGAGTAGATTCCAGTTTAAATTTAATTCATTATTATGAATTAAATTTCGAGAATTTTAAATTGCATTTAAGACTGTTGATTCATTCAAAATTCCACCACAATCATTACCTGAACAGATCACCTTTACTCTATTACCAGTAAAAGCTTTGATACCGTCAATATAACCTCTATCATCATCGAAAAGTAACATTTTACTTGTATCCTCTACATTGTAGATCTTTGCAGTCTCAAGTAATGTGAACCCTTTTCTCCATCCATATATATTAACATTCTCAGGTAGATTTGACTCTATATTTTGATATGCAGTCTTATTTATCTTTCCGTTTAAATATAAACTGGAAACATTATTAAATGTATCAAAGTCATGTTCAATCATAAAATTATATAGGTTTTTAGGCATCCATTTAAAAAACATTATAGTATGTGGATGATAGGAAGGATTAGCAGTTGATATTCCAACTGCATATCCTGCATTTAAACATATATCAACAACTTTTTCATTTTCAGTTCCGGTTGTAAGGGTATTATCAATATCAAATAAGCAGATTCCTTTGAAAGCTGTTTGTTTTTTCATGAATGTTTCTAGTTTATATGAAGCATATATTCCGATAATTGTTCCAATAAGAATAAAACCTATAATATAGAATATCCGTTTGTTACTCATTTATATATAACAGGATAAATCGTTACCTAAACTTTCTTAAATTGATTTTTTTGTTATTTTTATTGTTGAAATCAGACTGAATAATGAACAATATGATGAATCATATCGAGACTATTATTAATGGTTTTATCACGACTTATAATTCAAGGATAGCTGAGAAGTACAACTTGGATGTATCTGAACTGAATTCCCTTTGGAATGAGGTGAAGGGTTGTGATAACTCTATAACTCCTATTTCTACTCCTACTCCTACTCCTACTCTTATTCCTACTCCTACTCCTATTTCTAAAACAAAAACAGTAAAACAAGTTGAAATTAAGCCTGTAGAAGGTGAAAAGACATGCCCTTATAGTTTTACCCGTGGACCTAATTCAGGTTCATTATGTGGTTCAAAAGTAAAGGGAGAAGGCTCTCATTGCTCTCGTCATAAGCAATATGAAGCGAAGGAACAAAAAAAAGTATTACCTCCACCTAAGAAAGTTCAAGAAGATACAAAATCTGCAAATGGAAGTAGTTCCGAGGATGAAGAGAAAGTTAGAGAAGAACTCAAGAAGAAAATATACGATGGATATTCTGAAACTGAGATTAGTCGTATGTTTTTTAGGAAACCTGAATTGAGTAACGGACTATTGTTCCATAAGCAAACAAATTTAGTCTGTGATGAGTCTAAATTTATTGTTGGTAAAAAGGAAGGATCAAATGTTGTTCCATTGTCTGAGCAAGACATTAAGGTTGCTAAATCTTGGAATTTTAAAATTAAGCCAAATAACAAACCATTGACTGAAACACAACCACCTATTCAAACACTACCGACTCAGACTCATTCACAGACTCAATCGCAGACTCAATCGCAGACTCAATCTCAGACTCAATCTCAGACTCAATCTCAGACTCAATCACAGAGTCAATCTCGTCCGGTAATTCAAAGTATAGTTGAATCTGCTATCACTCATCAAGAAAGTAAGACCGAAACAAAAAAGAAACCAATATTGGTATCAGCTAAAAAATTTAATATTTCAGTTCCTGTTTTAAATGTAAAGATAATTGAAAAAGAAAAGTTACAAGTTAATGATGAGCCTGTTAAACCTAAAACTGTATTAGTCGGTAAATCAGTCTCTCTCAATGAGGAAGCAAAAAACACGAAAAAGTCAATTACCAGCTTGATTGAGCAACAGAAACAAACAAAACCAAGCGAAGATATCGAAGACATGCTCGATGAGATAACCAAAGGTAGTGATGATGATGATAACAACTCTCTTCTTGAAGAAGAAGATGAGATTGACATTGGTGATGATGGTGAATATGATGAGGAATAAGTATTTATTGTATAATGAATTGAAGTTCAATATTAATTTTAATGTTTAAACATTAAAATTATTAGACTGTTTAACAGTTTCTTTTATTGTAGGTGGGTTCAGAATCACAACCATAGGCATTTTTAATGGCAAAATAACCAGAGCACGAAGGATTGACTCCGTGAGTTAGAGCATCGTAACCAATAGAACTTCCGTAACTAGGAATAATTTGATAATAAGGACCTTTAGGAGCAGGAACTACTACATTACCAGGCATATTTCTGTTGTTGTAGTTTTGAAGACTTTTATAAACACATCCTCCGTTATTGACAGCAGTAGACATTTATTAAGCAATATATATATTTTTTTTTTATTAAAATTCAAAGGTTTTGATTTTCTCACGGTGCATGAATAGTATGATGAGAATAACAATCAATATACCTACTCCTACAGCAATATAAACTCCAGATGGTACCCCACCTTGATTTGATAGGGCAAAACCCTCTTTTACATTCGAATTTACATTAGAATTTACATTAGAATTTACATTCGAATTTACATTCGAATTTTTTTTTCTATATCTGTAATACATTTATTAAGGTTAAGATTAAATTATATTTAGCGAATTTATGTTTTTGATGATAGCATCAATCATGACCAAATTATCGAAAAACACTTTATCTGTATATAAAACCATGTCATCCAGTTTGTTTCTGATATTGAAAATGTTTTTAACTATCTTATGTTTTGTTGCTTTAATTTCGACGATTTCAGTTTCGTATTTAGACACGGCATGTGACTTTTGAATATCAGTATGAATTCCGCCCTTAGAATCATATTCATCTCTTATATTTTGTATCTTTTCTAATTTTTCTTGTTCAGATTGGTTTATCGTATCAATCATTTTGTAAAGTTTTTGAAGGTAATCTTCGTATTGAATTTTCTTTTGATTTAGTTTTTCAATATATAAAAAAACAGATTGCCCTTCAGTTATCATTCGTTGAAAGTTATTTAGATGTTTTCGTTGATTTTTATCGAATATCGAGTATAATCCTTGTCTGATGTTAGAGATATCTGAATTTACGGTAGCTATATCATTATATAGATTTTCAAGGTCAATACTGGTATAGAGATTTCGTGTGTCTTCTCCATCATAGTTTCTAATTTGATAAAGTTCAATCTCATTTTCAATATTGATCACACATAAATAATTTTTATATAGAATACATAGCTTATATTTTATGGTTTGAACACAAAACTTCATTCGTTTAAGTTGACGACTAATCTCCTTTAACCTTATAGTGTCTTCTTTGTTAATATCTCGTATCGATAGTTCCTTCTTGTAGTTGTCCTCGAGGAATTCCTCCATGTTTTCCCTCTTGTTTTCACTTATATCAATCTCCTCGTAATCCTTCTCGATATCAATGTTGTCAGGTTCCGGTGCATATTTATCCTTTATATCATCTTCAAAATTGTCGGAATCTGTATCGACAATTTTCAGTTTAAAAACATCTTGTTTTTTTGATGTATCTAATTCATAGTTTTGATTTATGTATAAGAATAATGTATCAGTTGTGTTTACATTAACAACTTCAATAAAAATACAGTTTCGGTCCAAGGTGAAAAATGCTTTTGCAACGAACCCTTTCGATGATAGAAATCTTTCTAGTTTAGATAATGATAGTCTCATTTATTAAAATTCTTATCGATTTAAAACGATATTTATGTTTAGAAATAATGGACAGTTATAGCGATGATATTGAGAACCTACCTTTAGACAAAACATATATTCCAACTCAAAATGAAAGGGCGATTGTTGATTCTTTATTTGGAGTTCAAAATAAATCAGTATTAAATAAGATTGTAAACGAGTTAAAAGACCTCGTATTAATTGCCATCCTATTCATTCTATTTTCTCTTAAGAATGTAGATGAATTTATTCAGAAGGTTATTCCAGCAAGCCAAAATTCACTCTATATTTTGCTACTTATTAAAACAATAGCATTTGTAACTATATTTTGGATTTTTAAAAATTTCTATTTATCACAGTCTAACAACTAACTGTAAATTATTCGAACGAGCACTTTACAAAGTAAACCAGAAATGTAATACATGTCACGGTGATCACGACTTTACTGTAGTTAATCTTTTTACCTTGGTTATCATATGGTTTGTCTATCATTATAAAATCAGGCTTAAAATAAACCAGTAAAGCAAATAACAAAATTGGAAAGGCGAACATCAATTTATTAAAATCTATTTTTGGAATTGAGCTTATAAAGTTTGTTTCGTTATTTTGAACTGTACTCTGGTCTATCATATCATTATTCATATTATTATTAAATGAATACTTGCTCACTTCGTTTTGGAGACCAGTAATTGTATCTTCGTAATTACTATATTTTTCCATTTATAAAAGAAAATCTTTTATAAATTTTGAATTTATTAACAACCAATATGAAATGTATCTTGATTAATAAAATTATTTAAACGAATATAGTTACTGGCTATTCCAGTATCAGTTACCCGATTGATCATTCGGTTCTCCAAAATGAAGTCAGTAGGTTTACATATCATAATATCTACCCTATTACCAGACTCATCAACATATTGTGATAATTTGTCATTAATGTGCTGAAAATGGGCTATAAAGTTTCCTCCATCCTCATGAGGAACTTCGATACGATTAGTAGATTCTCTTATTTCAATAAAAGCCTGAAGAGCAATTTGATGATGAAGACGACCTTGAATCCAACCCTGAGTTTTATTACTACGGATATAACATCTATTCAATTCAACTTCCATTTATCATATAGATTATAGATTTATAAATTCATATTTTATATTAGTAAATAACACTATGTTAGCGATATTCAAAAAAATAGAAGAAGTATGGGATCAATATGGTTTCGAAGGATTAGTCGTGCTTGCTATTTTCTTTATAATTTGCTATTCAATATATAACTGGTGGAAAGGTAGAAAAGGGACATGGTCTAACAGACAATTTTTTGATTATAACATAAATAAACCAGAAATTGGAAATATCAACCTGAATTCCAATTCGTTTCAAAATAGTTCTAACTCTTTTGGTGAAAGCAAAGGTGAGCAGGAATGCAGGAGAGTTTTACAACATCTATTCAATCAACCCTTTAATAAAGCAAGACCTGACTTCTTAAGGAACGAGGTTACTGGTAATAATTTCAATTTGGAATTAGATTGCTTTAATTCAGATTTGAAATTAGCGGTTGAATATAATGGTATTCAACACTATAAATTTACCCCTTACTTTCATAAGAACAATGAACACTTTTTAAACCAGAAGTATCGAGACTTTATGAAACGAACACTGTGTAAAGAAACAGGAATCAACCTAATTGAAGTTCCTTATACGGTTAAAAATGATAAGATATATAACTTTCTCAAGTTAGAACTTCTCAAAAAAGGGTATCAAGTTTAATAATCATATTCGACTATTAGCATGATTCTTTGCTTAAAACGAAGCATATTTTAGATAAATGGACAAAAAACAGATAATTCATATCGCTTCTGAAGTAGTTGTTATTTCAGGATTAGCTGTTTATTTTAAACTGAAAAACAACTCACTTATGAAAATGATTGAAGAACTTGAAAATAAATTGGAAACACAACAGGAATCAATCAATGAGTTTCAAACGAGGTTTTCGACTCAGGAATATGAGCTCCGTCGGCATGAGCTCGTATTATCTTCTCTGGTTGCAAAAGCAAGAAATATGAAAGATGATATAGAAGAATATCATTATGAACCTATTCAAACAAAAAGAACAAAACCTCAAGTTGGATCTCGAATTCAACCTCAAGTTGTGCAAAGAGTTCAACCTCAAGTTGAAAGAAAGAGAACAGAAAAACGAATTGAAACACAACCTGAAAGAAAGAAAACGGAAAAACGAATTGAACCTCAAGTTGAAAGAAATGTTCCTATAGTAGAAACTGATTCAGAGGAAGAAAATCTCGATGAAGAGATACTAAACGAGCTAAATGAATTAGTTCAAGGAAGTCCCGCAAGACCTAAAATAGAAGAAAAAGAAGAGGAAGAGGAAATAATTGAAATTGATACAAGCTTAAAAAAAAAAGCCTAGATAATAAACTCCAACTATTTTTATTAGATGTTTTCCCGTTCTAAACCAAAGAAGACTGTAAGACCTAATTATATATCTCATAATACTTGCGATCTCCAATCATTTAAAAAGTGGAAAAAGCACTATGAGAGTGAACTAGATGATATGTATTGTATCTTTATCGATAATATGAATATAAACTTTCCTGAGACAGACTTGATTATAGATGAATACTTTAACCTGTTTTGCAGGATGATTTTTGAATCTTCATCGAAATTTATCGATAGAAATCTTTAATAATTGAAATCAATATGAGTTTAAAAATTATTTTATAATTATTATAATTATAAAATGGAAGAGAATAAAAAGAAGATTGTAGATGGGTTTAATTATATGAATGATGATAATGACGATGAAACATGTGATAGTGAAGAAAATAATGAAAATAGAACTGAAATGGAACTCGAATATGAAAGTCATTTAATACAGACTGCTTTTACAATACAAAAAAATTTATTTGATTATGTAAGCTCGTATGGGCTTCCTCTTTGTGAGAAGTTAGATATTGATAAGCTGATTAGTTTTATTGAAACTGTAAATTGATTACACCTTGATATTTTAAATTTGCGATAATTTAAAATAATATTTTATAATAGATACAGTACGAACTTTATACCCGTATTCGTTTTTGCTACTTCATTTATAATATCATGTATGATATTCATGAATCCTTTTTCCCCGTTAGTTCCAATTGAAGATGGTATAGCTATAGTTGAACCGATCGGTAATTCAAGTACAAGATTATTTAATATCCTTTCGATATTAATAAATCTATCTTTATACTTTTCAGGTTCACTATCAGGGTTAAGTGGATCTATTACCTTCTTTGGAACCTTGAGACTTTGTTGTACAAAAGCAAATATGACATGAATGTTTTTGTTATTAACAATTATATAAGAACCAGGTTCATTTCTAGTCTCTAAGTTAGACCATATCCTATCATGAGGAACTCTATAATATCCTGACATTCTCTCTATATTTGGGAATCTATTGAGAAAATTCCTTGATTCATCAGGCATTTTTATAGTTGAAGTTGTGAACGGAAGCAGTGCATAAGTATTCGGTTTACTAAAATCGACTTCAGTAAACCTTTTATCAACGACATCATAGAATCTAGTCGATAAACCATCGAGTTTGTAAGCATAATTAGTTACATTGGGCATATCTTCAGGTTTAGGACTAACAACTTCAATTGCATTTTGAATGACCTTTTCAAGAAAGACATTTTTACCTTGTTCATACATTTGACCTTGCATATATAACTTTTCATCAATGCAAATTATTGGACTGGCTTGTACCATTTTCTGCTCTTCTACTTTTTTATCCTCTCTTAAAATCTCTTCAGAAGGAGGAGTAGACCAGTATCTCCATACATTAACATATTGTCTATCCTGTGGCATATTGACATGAGAATATATACGAGCTACTCTACCAATAGCTTGAGTTATTTTATGTTCACGAGTCGAACTTTCAACTATATGCATGTTATTTACTTCCAATAGAGAAATACCCTCTGCTCCAGCTTCAGTAATAAATAACACATTCATTAACTTTCCATTTCGATTTTCAACTGAATTAAATACTTCTATAATTCGTCGTCTCTCTTTGTCATCTATATCACCACTAAATATACCATATGATATTCCACATTTACCGAGTAATTTTCCCAATGTTTCTATACCGATACCAGTCTTAAAAAACGAAAAGACAACATGTTTCGTTTTTAAACGAGAAACTATACAGGTTAAAATTGCAACATATTTGGGAGACAGTTCAAACAAAAGATTCGGATATACATTAATTAAACCATCATCAATCCAGTTTGTGTTATATTTGTCAAGTTTCCTCTCTTCATAATCAGTACCCTCATCACCATCCTCATCACCACCCATTTCGATCAAATAATAGTTTAATTGTTTTAAAATAATAGGGTTATCAAAATTTAGAATAAAAGAGAAATTAAGATTTACACCTTGCCTTTTCAATTGATTTAATATAATGTTCAATACATTTATCTCTTTATCTCTTATCCAAGATTCTAGTTCAAAATTATCATGAAGATCAGTAATACCATTCTGCATCATATCTTTATCCTGAATATAAATTGTTCTTACCCTATTGATAATCTCCATTTCAATATCGTATGCTCTATTTATCAATTCAAAATTAGGATGATTTTGATATTCATCTCTATCTTTATTATACTTAGACTCAAGCAGATTTAGATATTCAATCCTATTTAATTTCATATTGTACTTCGATATAATCTTATAATCAGAATAAAAATTAGAAACTCCGCGGGATGATATCCTTTTAATACATCTTATAAAGTTCATATGTTTAGAAGCATAATCAGGGTCAAATCGTTTAGGAGGACCACGGTTAATTGTTAGTTTTTCAAATTCGATTACACCATTATATCTCTCAAACTGCTTTAAACTCATCCTGCATTTTATAGGATTATGATAAATTGTAGTTGGATATAATTTTTTATCACCAGGGTAATATGATACGATGCCTTGATAATCTTTATTAGATACATTTGGGATGAATGCATCTTCGTAAATAGAAGGCTTATGGTTATCGTATCGAAGGATACTTTTAAATACACCGGGATTTAACAGATTGCCTAATAGAGACCATTCATTTGTATACTGAACCAGAGGTGTACCTGTTAACAGCAAAACCCGGCAATTAGATTCATATATTTTTTTATAAATTGATAATGCATTATCACTTAAATTTCTCACACCATTCATTATATTATGTGCTTCGTCGATTATAACCAAACTTCTATCAAAATTGTAATTATCTAAAACAAGTTTCAAATTTGAATTGTAAGTCATAAAAATAAAATTTGAAGATATAAAATTATCTCCACATTTTTTACAATATTCATCTATCCAGTTGACTCTTAAAGAACCAGGAGTAAGTACATAAACTCTATCTATCTTATTTGTTCTTAACATTTCATCTGCAATTAAAACTGATGTGCAGGTTTTTCCAGCACCTAGTTTGTGATAAAGCAATAACCCTTTATATGTCGACTCATACACAAAATAGTTCATGACAGAAGACTGATATTCAGTCGGATTAAATGTATTTTGTCTTCTCTTATCGCATTTTATTTTCTTATAAATTCCTGCCATTTAATAAAGTCAATATTATTTATTAAATGATAAATATCTATAAAATACCAAGACATTGGAGTATACTTCTCTCAACATCAGACAATTGCTGAAGTTTTGTGGGTTTTCGTCCTTCAGTAATATCATCAAGTATATTTTCAATATCATCTTCTGATAGATTAGTAGAAGGAGAAGCAAATGGAGAGGGTTCTCCTGCTTGTGCTGCCGGTTCAGGTTCTCCTGCTTGTGCTGCCGGTTCAGGTTCACCTGCTTGTGCTGCCGGTTCTGGTACTGGTGCCTGTGCAGGTGTAGGTACTTTATATGTATTTCTTAATCTATCAATACCAGACTGCTTTCCAATAACATTCATTCCGTTAATTTTAGTTTGAATAAAATTCATATTGTCAACCATGTACTTTTTTGCTTCTTCTCCTACACATCTGTTATTTTCAAGATCACAAACCATACCCATACCACACATTAAGTTTTGACAAGAGTCGGAACAAAGGTAATCAAGAATTACACTTCTGCTTTTTACATTTTTCATATCAATTCCCATCTGCGATGCATAGTTTTTCAAATCAGAAGTACTTAAGTCTTCTAGGTCTAATCTAGTCATATCGTTAACACAAACTCTCCCAGCTACAGGAACTTCCGGAGAACCTGCTAATGAATCTTTCAATTTTTTAATCGCATCATTGCTACCAATATAAGATTTTCCAGCATGTTCAAACATGGAATATTTACCAGATGAGTTAGCAACCTGTTGTTCACCTACAATTTCAGGTACACAAACTCCATTAGTAATATCACAATATACATCACAGTTATTGTTATCAGCTGAACAACGATCATTTGTTCCTGCAGCACAGATATATTCTGCTAGGAGAGATTTGGTATTAACACCTTTTATACCAAGTTCATCTGCATATGCTTTCAAATCAGACAGTTTAGTTTTAGCAGACTTAAGTTGAGCCTTTGTCATTCCCTTATAACATACATTGGATTTAGGAGATTCTGGTTGAGGTTGAGGTTGAGGTTGTTGTGGAGGAGGTGGTGATGAAGGTACTTGACCTGCATTAACATATGTATTAATATAATAAACGACAACATTTACAATATCATTTACAATATCATTTATATCTCTGTCTTGTGTTTTAATTTTTAACTTACGAGCAATTTCATTCAGTTCGGATTTATTTAATTCTTTCAATTGTCTTTTCGTTGTATTAGAAACCATCAATCTTTCTATTTCTTCGATAGATTCTTTTGAAAAGACACGAGCTCCTTGTTGAGCCTGAGACGGAGGCTGTGGCGGTCTAGGTTGAGCAGGAGATGGTTTCTTCTTAAGTAAATCACAAAGTTTATTTTTATTCATTGAATTACCTTTAGTTTTATTTTCTACAACTTTGCATCTAAGAGCAAGCTGAACTAGTTCCTCTTTTTTCATCTTCTTACAGTCTGCATCTGTAACATTATCACAACTTGGAGACCGTTTTCCTATTTTAGGACTCGGTGGTCTAGGACTCGGTGGTCTAGGAGAAGGCGGAGGACTAGATGGTCTTTTCTTAAGTAAATCACATAGTTGAATTTTACTCATTGAATTACCTACTGCTAAACTTTTTATAACTTTACATTTAAGAGCAAGTTGAACAAGTTCATCTTTTTTAAGCTTCTTGCAAATTGAATCCGTAACAATATCACAACTCAGAGATCGTCTTCCTGATTTTGGACTCGGTGTTCTAGGAGATTGTGGTCTAGGAGAAGGTCCAGCTGCGGCAGCTCCTTCTCCCCCTTTTTTCTCGATTAGTTCACATAACTTCTTTCTAGACATAGAAGCACCTTCTTCCTTAGTTTTTATAGCTTTGCATTTTAGAGCAAGTTCGATAATACCTGCTTTCGTGAGGCTTGACGATTTTTCACAAGCAGATTTAGGAATATCACAATTGTAAACTTTCGGTGGCATTTATTAAGCAAAAGATTTTTTGATTTTAATTATTATTTGGTTTCAAATAATAATTCGATATTATACTGAAGAAGACTGCTGTTCAATGTCAGGCATGTCACTCATATCAATATTTGGACCTTTCATCCTTGGCTTTTTTACTGATGTTGTCTGTTGAACTTTGCTATTCATATTATTAAGCATATTCATTATATTCGAACCAGTCTTTTTCATTATCATTTTGCTAACTATAAAAAAGGCAGCATTCATTATAACAACAAAAAACAATCTCACTTCTACAGGCCACTTTGATCCAGAAGGAACATAAGATTTTTCTCCGAGTTCAATTAACAGTTTCTCATATGAATTCATATTGAGAATTTGTTGTTGAGTAAAGCCTTCCATATCGAACTTTAAAAAGTTTCCGAACACAAATTCACAACCCATGAAACCGTATACTAAATAAGTCTTATATGTTTCAACTGAAGAATCAAGTGACAATCGCCTAACACAATCTTCATATGATTTAACCATCACTTGATAATCAGTGTGGATATTATATTCAGGTATAATTGCTGTTGGATATGATTTTCTTAATAGGTCAAATTTAAACAGCATTTCTCGTTTTTTATCCTCCTCATTAACATCTGATATAGTTGTATTATTAATATCCCTTAACTCTTTCGATTGAGTATATGCTCCTCTCTTTTGCAGTTCACCTAGAGTTGGTGGTTTTCTATTATATATATCATCTCGTTTCCTTGTGTATTTATCATTATTTTTACTGAAGTTTTCTCGTCTAGAATTAAAACTATCTTCACTATTAATATCGGATACATCATCCAATAGGTCTTTTAAACGAACTGAAAGATTCTCGGAACTTCTATATGAAAAATTAGACTTTGTTTCATTATCTTCTTCTATACTACCTATATCACTATCATCATCCTCATCTCGACTTGATTTCTTTCTATGATCATCATCATCCTCATCTCGACTTGATTTCTTTCGATCAAATCTTTCATCCTCATCTCGACTTGATTTCTTTCGATCAAATCTTTCATCCTCATCTCGACTTGATTTCTTTCGATCAAATCTTTCATCCTCATCTCTACTTGATTTCTTTCTATGATCATCATCATCCTCATCTCTACTTGATTTATTTCTATTAAATCTTTCCTCATCACTTTCGCTTTTCCATTTTTCATTAATATTATCATTTGATTTTCGTCTGATAAATGCATTTTCCTCAAATTCTTGAGAAATTCCATTAGATGGTGAAAGAGATTCAGGATTATGTTCTTTATTTATTAAATCCTGCTTAATTTTACCCTTGTTTTCAAGTAATTCTAAATATAATCTAGGCATCTTTGGAAAATCTTGTGGATATTCACTAATTACCCTATCTACAGGGACTTTTATTACTCTCACTTCTTTTTTCGGCATTTACTTACAAAATATGTTGCTTTAAATTAAATAAAGGTTCTACTTAAAGGAATTTATATCTTAAGATATAAATTACAATTGATTTAAAATACAATTTTTTGAACAGAAAAACAGTTCAAAGTATGTAATACAGTTTCATATTGGACAACCATAAACTTATAATGTGCTGTTACACAATAACTTTCTTTATCATCATTCATAATCACAAAAACAGACTGAATTGAACTATCATTTTCATAACAATGATCAGCAATGTCAAAAGCTTTCATCTCCATAAATTTAATTGCCTTTGCTTTTGAATCAAAGGCAAATTTAGGTTCTTTATCAACAGATACAATATATAAGCAATTTAGATAATCATCGATATCTGGTTCAAGTTCAGAATCAATATGAGTTTCGTCAAACTCATTAGTAGCTAAACATGATACACGACCACATACAGTAGTCTCTACCGGAGTAGTCTCTACCGGAGTAGTCTCTATTTGAGTAGTCTCTATTTGAGTAGTCTCTACAGGAGTAGTCTCTACCGGAGTAGTCTCTACCGGAGTAGTCTCTACCGGAGTAGTCTCTATTTGAGTAGTCTCATCTACATTTTCATATGAGATATTAACAAATTCTTTAACTTCGCAATCTTCAGTCGAATGATCAACTGTATATTTGACATTATCTTGATTCATTTTATACTTAGTTGTTAAAACATAACTTTTAAATAGAAATAACATCGTTAGTTACAGTATCTTTTTAGATTGCTTTTAATAAAATGATTTTTCTTAAATTAAAAATGAAGAAAAAGATTTATATAGTTAATTAAATAAGACAAATGGATTCATCAATTGAACAAATATTAAGAACTCATTATGTTGATGGAGTTTACCATACTCATGTATCTATGATTAATCCTGTTGGAAGATTCCAATTCAACAGGAATGATATTGAAACCTTCTGGGAGTTATACTGCAACAAGCTTAAAAATGAAGAAGACCCAATTATCGGTATAGCCGAAAAGTCTCAGCAGTATATTCCAGTTCTTGCTGATATTGATTTGAAGTTGAAAGATGATGAAACAATATCGTATGGTGAACATCTTTACACAGAAGAGCAAGTATTGACTATTGTGCAGATATATCAAAGCATTCTTCGTCAAATTGTAGAAGAATGTAGTGATGAACATTTAACCTGCATTGTGCTTGAAAAACCAATTTATTACTTGGATGTTGGAGAACAAGTATATATTAAGAATGGTTTTCATCTGCATTTTCCAAATACATTTCTAAATAAGGTTGATCAAGAGGTTCATTTGATTCCAAGAGTTTTAAAAATGGTGAAAGATTATAATGTATTTATGAGTCTTGGTTTTGAAGATTCATCTGTTGCTATTGATAAACAATGTTGTTCAGTCCCTTGGTTACTCTACGGAAGTAGAAAACAAGAAGACATGGACCCTTATAAGGTTTCTTATGTCTACAATGCGGGTTTAGACAAAATCAGTTTGGAAGATGCTTTTAAACATTACAAAATTTTTGATAACAACGAGAGACGGATTAACATCCGTAACAAAGTAGAATATTATCTACCTCGTATCTTATCTATTCTTCCTTACGGTAGAGACAATTTGGAACTGAAAAACAACTTGGTTTTACCTTTAAAAGAAAAGATCCGAGAAGAGAGGAAACGAGATAATGGAACTGAAAAACCATTGAAAGTTTCAGTTGAAGAAGAACTTGCGATTGCAGCGAAAATGTTACCGTTGCTTTCTGTACAGAGAGCGGTAGATTATAATGAATGGATTCATATTGGTTTTACTTTATATAATATTGGAGAAGGATGTAATCAAGCACTTGACTTATGGCTTGAGTTCTCCTCAAGGGCAGAAGAATCTTATGATGAATCAGGATGTATTTACCAATGGGAAAGAATGATTGCAAAAGAAGAGGGTCCTACACTAGGGACCCTTCGTTATTTAGCAATGAAAGACAGTCCTGAAGAATATAAAAAATTTAAACTGGAACGATCTCAGAACCATTTGAGAGATTCACTAAACGGTTCTCATAACGATATCGCTAAAGCACTCTATGAAGACTTTGGAGATGTATTTGTTTGTGCTTCTATTCCGAACAAAGTATGGTTTCAGTTTAGAGGGCATAAGTGGGAACCTATCGAGTGTGGTGTATTCTTGAGAGAAAAGATTTCATCTTGTATTGCATCTCGTTTTGGTAGAATGGGACAAGAAATCTGGCAAAAGATGGCTAACGAAGAAGACAAAGCAGATGAAGAATCATTAAAATCTAAACTAAAAACAATTCAAAAAATGTATGGAAACTGTAAATCAGCTCCGTTCAAAAACAATGTAATGAACGAAGCGATGGAAGTATTTTATAACCGTAAGTTTAAAGATAGACTGGACCAGAATCCGTATATCATTGGTTTCAAAAATGGTGTATACGATTTGAAACTAAACATCTTTAGAGATGGAAGACCTGATGATTATGTTAGTAAATGTCTTCCAATTAACTATAAAGATTACGATATGGCTGATAAAGAACTTGAATTGGTGACTGATTTCCTAATGAAAGTTTTCCCCGATAAGTCAGTTCGAACTTATTTTCTTGATATGTATTCTGATATCTTCGTTGGTGGTAACACTCAGAAGGTAGTTCTATTCTGGACAGGCGAAGGTGATAACGGTAAATCAATCACACAGAACATCCTTGAAGAAATGCTTGGCGATTTAAGTGTTAAGTTTGACACTAATCTATTTACAGGTAAAAAGACAAATTTAGGCTCAGCAAGTCCTGAGCTAGCACGGGCATGTCCACCCGTTCGAAGTGCCACAATGGAAGAACCTGATAAGAACGAAGAATTGAATATTGGTTACCTGAAAAAATTAAGCGGTAATGACAAGTATTTTGCTCGTGATTTGTTCGAGCGAGGGAAAGAAGCTCGGGAAATTAAACCTATGTTCATGCTTACCTTTATTTGCAATACTTTACCGAAGTTAAAACACTCAGACCAAGCAACATGGAACCGTATTCGTGTTATCCCTTTTGAATCGACTTTCGTAAGGGCAGGTGAAGATTGTCCTGAAACATTTGAAGAACAATTGCTTCAAAAACGATTTCCCCGTGATTCTGAGTTTTCAGATAAGATTCCGAAGATGTTGGAAGCTTTTGCTTGGTATCTTTTGGAATGGAGGAAAAAGGTTACTGTCAGAATAGACCCTCCGAAGGTTCGAGAAGCAACAGAGATTTACAGAAAACAGAATGATATATACAGACAGTATGTCGAAGAGTGTGTTATTAAGATAGAAGGAGCTTCAATTACACTTATGGAGTTATATGCTCAATTTAAGGACTGGTATAAGGAAGGTTTTCCAAATATGTCTCTCCCTTTAAAAAATGATGTAAAAGAATATTTTGAGAAGCTATGGGGTCCTCCTGTTGTAGGAAAATGGAGAGGATATAGAATTAGAACAATTAGAGACAACGAGGATAGTATCCTCATTAACATACCCAGTGATGATGAACAAAAAGAAGAGACTGAAGAAGAATAGATTTATATTTAGTTATTATTCAAATTGAATAACAACTTAATTTATTTTGATTAAATTGAATTAGAAACAAATTAATTTCAATTAATAAAATGGCAACTGTATTGGAACCTGAAATTTGTGAAGAAATTGTATGGAAAACTGGAGAACCTTGTCGTTATAGGTCTAAACTATTAAGAGAAGATGGGAAACGAGTTTGCGGTATACATATTAAAATGTATTCTGCTGGAAGATGCAGAGAAAATGGTTGTCGTAAACGAGCTTCCTTTGGAACTGAAAAAAATAAAGGATTATATTGCGATGCTCATAAGAAGGAATGGATGAGAGATGTTGTGAATAAAACATGTTTAGAAGATGGTTGTGAAAAACAACCTTCCTTTGGAACTGAAAAAAATAAAGGATTATATTGTGATGCTCATAAGAAGGAAGGGATGAGAGATGTTAACCATAATTTATGTAATGAAGAAGGCTGTCAAATACGAGCTTCCTTTGGAACTGAAAAAAATAAAGGATTATATTGCGATGCTCATAAGAAGGAAGGGATGAGAGATGTTGTGAATAAAACATGTTTAGAAGATGGTTGTGAAAAACAACCTTTCTTTGGAACTGAGAAATGGAAGGGATTATATTGTGATGCTCATAAGAAGGAAGAGATGAGAGATGTTGTGAATAATTTATGTAAAGAAGATGGCTGTGGATTACGAGCTTCATATGGAACTGAAAAAAATAAAGGATTATATTGCTCTGATCATAAGAAGGAAGGGATGAGAGATGTTATAAGTAAGAAATGTTTAGAAGATGGTTGTGAAAAATTGAATATACAATATGGTTCACATTTAACCGGTAAAATGCATTGTACAACTCATTACAATAGAGAAACTGAATGGAAGCTTACTAATTGTAAGACCTCAAAATGTATGAGAATTTCAACTCATTCTGAAACTGGAAGCAGACCTTTTGTATATTGCGATAATCATAGTCCTTCTGATTATCGTTCAGAACTAACTTCAACATGTGTAAGTTGTAATCTGACTGAATTGATATGTGATGAGGACGGGAAGTGTCTTCTTGCTTGTTCTCGTGTTCATTTGACCCGTATGAAATATACTGAGAATAAAATGATGGAGTTTCTAACTTCTAAAAAATTACAATTTATAAACGATAGAACAGCTTCAGATGGATGTTCAAAGAAACGACCTGATTTTGTGTTTCAAACTAATTACGGAGTGATTATAGTTGAAAATGATGAGAATCAACATAAGTCATACCCATGTGAATGCGAGCAAACGAGAATGATGAAGATACATCAGGACTATGGTGAGAATGTTCATTTTATCAGGTTCAATCCAGACCGTTACTCATTCCAAGATAGTAAAACAGAAGAGGTATGTCTTGACCTTGATAAGAGACATAAGTTATTATTCGGTATACTAAAATCAATATTAAATCGACCTGAATCATTTTTTGAGAATCACAACGGACTTACAGTTCAATATATGTTTTATGATAATTGTGATGGACAATTTGAAATTCACACGATAAATTACTAAAATTTAATTTAGCAGTAATTTATATTTAGTTATTATTCAAATTGAATAACAACTCAACAGTAAAAAAATGATTATTCAGCTTATTTAGAAGCTGTAATCAGGTGTGTATAAATGGCTAATGAAATGAAGGAAGATATGACTATGACTAAGTCCAATATTTTTGTATTCAGATATACTGATGAATATAGTGCTGTTCAATCATCAATTCGAGATTATGAAATTGGAGTTGAACATCATCTTGTTGGATGTAATAAAAATATTGGTAAAAACAAGACTGGATTCATATTGGTAAATAACAAAAAGGGAGATAAACTAGTTGGTTATATTGGAGCTATTGGAGAGAAAGTAAAAGAACGACAACCATGGAGAGACAACGGAGGACGAGAATGGAGGTTTATTCATACTGTGAAATTCCATTCGAAATTAATAGAACTGGATTTACTGTGTGAGCAACTTGGAATTAACAGGAAGATTTTCACAACTAGTATTCAATTTGGACATGTGAGGGCTGAGTATATTGAACCATTTAGGAATGTTATTAACTATTTTACTGAGATAGAATTATATTGAACTAGATATAGTAAATTAGAATATAGTCTTTGAATTTATATGAAATACATATAAATTTTAATAGTGTGTTAGTGTTTGAATTTATATGAAATACATATAAATTGTAAATGTTAGTGTTAGTTAGTTATTAGGATGATGCTCAATTTTCATCGTCAGTAAACTCTTCCAATGGAGGTAACTCATTTTCTATCTCAGGAGTCAACACAAAATCATCATAGCATGTTTTTATCTTTTCCGCTATAATGATGATACAATAAGGAAATTTTCCATAAGACCAGTCTTTCGAAATCCTTTTACTTTGAACTGAACATCTAATGAAATCAACACCATATTTTGTTGGTTCAATATCTGTCCATATGGATCCTAAGTTTCCGAATTCCCATTTATTAAATCTAACTTTTTCATCAGTCAGTTGAATCATGTTCTCGCGAACCATAAATAAAAATTCTTGACTGATCTCAATCATTATTTTTTCATCTATAGTTTCGCAATAAGTAGAGTGTTGTGAACCGCAATGAAAACGAACTGCAACTTGAACTGATTTACCCTTTTGAAAACATATGTCCACGAATTGTTTAAATTTCAAAACATATTCGATATTCATATTCATATTCATATTCATATTCATATTGATATTCTGTTTATTAGACATTATGATAACCTGATTTTCATATTGATATTTTTTAATAATCATTTTTTTTAAAATTAAACTGAAACAATAAATAATTTTAAATTGAAATATAGGGTGAATCGAAACAAAAAGTAAGAAATGGCGACTGATATTAAAGAAATAGCATCAATTAACTTCGGAATATACTCTGCCGAAGAGATTATGAATATGTCTGTGTGCAAAATCGACAACCCGAAAAAGTTAGGTTACGGGTCGGTATACGACCCTCGAATGGGCACAACTGATTCTCACCAGAATTGCGAAACATGTAATGAGAGTGCCATCGTATGTACTGGACACTTTGGATATATAGAGTTGGCAGAACCTATTATTCACCCCTTGTATTATAAGAGAGTCATTAGCTTTTTGAACTGCTTCTGTTTTAAATGCTTTCGACTCATATTGACGAAGGAGCAAATCTACCTCTTGAAATTGAACAGGGCTAAAGGCGAAAACAGATTCTTAAAAATACAAGAGAAGATTACCAAAGTTGATATCTGTTGTCACGATGATTGCAAAAGTTATCAACCTAAGTTCAAAATGTCAATTGCAGAGAGTGCTATTTACATGACCTACAACTACAAGAGCAAGAACAAGACATCTATTATGGTATCGACTGATGAAGTGAAGAGAGTATTTGATAACATATCTAACGATGATGTTAAGCTCCTTGGTTTTGACCCTAAGTTGACTCATCCTAAGAACTTCATCATTACTTGTTTACCTATCATTCCTCCTTGCGACAGACCTTTTGTCAAGGCAGAAGGGAATACATGCGATGATGATATCACAATCCAGTATATAGAGATTATCAAGGCTAATAACCACTTGATTGAACTTATCGAAGAAAGTAAGGAAGCCCAAAGGGATGTTATTGAAACTAAAAAACAGAAGCTGATTTCAACTATCCGTTTTCGTATTTTAACCACATTTAACAACAGTGCTGGTAAAGCGAAACATACAACGAACGGGCGACCTATCAAGGGTATCAAAGAGAGATTAACAGGAAAAGACGGACAACTACGGAACAATTTACTTGGCAAGAGAGCTTTAGGAGAAAATATGGATGTCTTGTGTTGGGACGGAACTACTAAAAAAGCAAGGGATATCAAAGTTGGAGATGTAGTTGTTGGCGATGATGGTTTACAACGAGTTGTTGTTAATACATGCAGTGGAATGAGTCCAATGTATCGTATTGAACAGAACTTGGGAGTTGATTATGATGTGAGTTGTGAGCATTTGATTACGGTCCTTTGTAATGGGAAAATCTCTGACAAGGCATATAGGGACAAAATAAGGTTCTCTTGGATAGATAAAGGTCTTGAGATAAAATACAGAGATTTTTTAATATCCGAATATGGTTCAAAAAGTCAAGCAAAATATGAAGCTGAGAAATATAGAAAGGATATATATCATCCTGAATACATTGATATTCCAATTGAAACTTATATTGGTTTGAGACATTCAGTGAAAAATATGTTGTATGGAGTCAAACTGAATGTCCCTATTAAATGGGAACATAAAGAAGTTCCTCGTCCAGCTTACTCTGTTGGTTCAGATGTTGCAAGAGGTTTGTTAGATACTGTTCCAGAAGAATATATAGTAAATGATATCGAAACGAGGATGAAATTTCTTAAAGGGCTGGACGAAAATATTGATTCTGTTATAACCAATCCTAATGTTATCGTTGTAATCCAAAGAATAGCACAAAGTTTAGCTTTACCCGATATATCATCCTATAAAATCAAGGTGACCCCAATTGGAGTTGGAAGGTATTGTGGTTTTGAGGTTGATCAGAACAATCGTTTCTTGTTGGGTGATTACACTATTACTCACAATTGTAACCAAACAGGGAGAACAGTAATTGGACCTGACCCTACTTTAAAGATGGGTCAATTGGCGGTTCCCGAGTTGATGGCTAATATACTCACTGTTCCTGAAAGAGTAACTGCTTTCAATAAAGTAAAACTACAGAATTTGGTTAATTCTGGTGAGGTCAATTCACTTATTAAACATGATGGTAAAACTTGCATTAATCTGAAGAGGTTTCGAAAGGGAACTCGTTTGACTCCTGATGATATTATTGTCAGAGGAGATATTCGAATTGTAGTTGTTAGTGGTAAGGAACAAATACTACCTGGTGACCAGTTGATTCGAAATGGAGAATATATAGAAAATGTAATCCATTCCAATCGTGAATATCCTATTGATATTGGTTGGATTGTCGAGAGAAGATTATCTGATGGTGATGTGGTTCTTTTAAACCGTCAGCCAACTTTACACAGAGCATCTATGATGGCAATGGAAGTAGTGGTTCGACCTCATAAAACATTACGATTCAACCTTGCAATCAATAAGCCTTTCAATGCGGATTTCGATGGGGATGAAATGAATATTCATGTTGCACAAACACCAGAATCACAGGCTGAATTAAGGTTAATCGCAGCAGCCAAATATAATTTGATATCACCTCAATCAAGTAAGTCAAATATGTCGATTGTACAGGATTCTTGTCTTGGGTCTTATACAATGACAAACGGATTTCAGAAAATAACGAAAGATAAGTTTTTCAATATTGCTTGCAGTTTGGAAATGTCATCAGACGAAATATTGACACGAATTCAGGAGATTAACACTGTATTGAAACAGAAAGGTAAGAGAGCGAATGCTTATACTGGTAAAGGATTGATATCATTGTTCCTTCCAAACGATCTTATCTATGAGAAAAAAAACAACATTGACCCTGAAGAGCCTACAGTTAAGATTTGGAAGGGTGTTTTATATGAGGGGACACTTGACAAGACTATAGTCAGTTCAAGTCACAACTCTTTGATTCAAATTATGAACAAGGAATATGGTCCTGATAAAGCAACTGTATTTATTGATTCAGTTATCTTTGTGACAAATAATTGGTTGTTGAATAGCACTTTTACAGTTGGACTTGGAGATTGCTTGGTTCAAAAGGCACCAGAAGGGGAAACAAGTAATCAAGAGAAGATTCAAGATGTAATCAGCAAGTGTTTCTTAGAGGCTGAAACAATCAAGACAAATACAACTCATGATGGCATCCGTGAGATGAGAATCAATGCATCATTGAATAAAGCTCGTGATATTGGCTTGAAGTTGACAAAAGAAGGTTTAAGTCCAAACAACAACTATATCTCAACCGTAAAGTCTGGTAGCAAGGGTGATTTTTTCAATATAGCTCAGATTACAGGATTGATTGGACAACAAAACTTGAAGGGACAACGAGTTCCTTTGTTTTTGAATCATGGGAAGAGGTCGTTACCTCATTATCCTTTTAAGGCAATATCACCTGAGATGGAGTATGAGTCTCGTGGATTTGTTAGTTCATCGTTTATCAAGGGGATGAATCCTCGTGAGTTTTATTTCCATAGCACTACAGGGCGAGAGGGTGTATCGGATACGGCGATGGGAACGGCAACAAGTGGTTATATTCAGAGGCGGATTATTAAATTGACAGAAGATATGAGGATTCAATATGATGGTTCAGTTCGTGATGTGACCGGTCGTGTATATCAGATGGCTTATGATGATTCTGGATTTGACCCTATACATACGGTGAATGTAAAAGGAACACAGGAGAGTTGTGATATCTCTCGTTTGATTTCGAAGTTGAACATGAAGCACGAAGAGAGAATGGGAATTGATGAGAGTAAGGAGTAAGTAGAATTTGATTGTATTATTTAATTTTGAATTAAATAATATGAGTTGATTAATCGACTAAATGACTTTAGGTAACTTCTCTGTTTGTTTTTCGGGAAAAACGGAGTTAATAGAACGAAAGTTCAGATCTATTTTATTCTCATTCTGCCCAATTGGAATTATCATTGTTTTCTTTCTAAAGAAGTACTTAATTTTCTTCATGTTATTTTTATCTTTATTGTATTGAGACTATAATTCAATTTATAAAAACAAAATTAAAATTAAATGGAAAACAATGTTATCGATAATAATACTTCTGTTAGAAGTAAGAAAGAAAAATCAAAATTTTTTTGTGACAAGATTCCGAGAGGAACAAGGTTTCATTTCAACTGTATAATGTTTGAGCATTTGTATCTGAACTGTGGTAAGAAAAATAAAGAGAATGATTAAATCAAATTATAAAACAATTAGACTGTTTTACAATTTACTTTTGGTTTTTACCAACCAAAACAACGATTATAGTTACTACAGGTCCAACAGGAACTACAGGTAGAACACCGAGTAAACCTACTACTTTAGCCCAACTCGGTAATATAGCCCAATATTTAACGAGCAAAACTATTGCTACAACCCATAGAGCAATAGCGAGAAGCATAAGAATTAAAGCAAAACCAACTGTTAGCCCCATAAAAACTCCTGCATTACTATTTGCACTTTGAACTGAATTTGGAAGAGCATTTGGGTCAACTGGGGGAGCATTTGGGTCATAATGTTCTCTGTAGTTATTATAGCTATTAACTAATCCTGATATTGAATAGTCCATTTATAATATAGATAATAATTAATTTATTTAATTATAATAGGATTTGAGGTTGCTATGATATATTGACAACCTTGTAAGAATGCTGTAGCATTTTCAGTTATGTATATAATTGATATTGATTCTAGTTTGTTTTTATTGAAAAGATTATCCGGAGTATAATATAATCTTCTTTGTTTTTTATTTTTTGCAAAGTCATTCCAGCTTGTAATACTAGTATCATCTACAGGTTGATATAAATATTGATTAATAAAATCATTTCGAATAATGGTGATATTGCTAACTATATTTAGTATCGAAGCTTTTTGGATGAGTTCGCAGTTTGATTTTTCAGTTTCAAATGCATAGACGATAATGTTAGGTTTGCCTATTTTCTTAAGAGCCATAGCTAAAGCAATTGCACCAAAGCCTGAATATGCTCTGTAGATAATGATTCCTCCCGAATTTAACTTTTTAGCTTTATCGAATAAATCGATAAATGAGACATTTTCTTCAGATGTCATTTCAAATTGGTCTTCAATATCCCATATAATATCTGTATTATCAATTGGATTAACCATTACTTTTACCTTATCATTGTTTCTCTTTGTACCGAATTCATCCCAATCAGTTCCGTCGAACCATAAAGTAGCAATATCGTAGTCGTAATTATCACATTCATATGATAGTTTAAAAGAACTGATTACCGAAAGAATATCACATGTATTACCAAGAAGCATTTTATGTTTGGTAATTTTGCTATAGTTATCTAATGCTATTGGACCGGTATGTCGAAGAACATCTTTTACATCATGATTTTCAACCATGTTCTGTATCCAACCTAATACAAACTCATTATTTGCACAGGCTCCAAAGAAACCGTTACATAACATTTCACTATCTTCAATATAATGTTCTTTTGGTTCTCTTACAAAGTAGTTTTCTCCTCCATCTGTAAGGTATGAGATGTTCCGTTTACAGTAGAAATCGATATCACAATAAAAACCACCGTAAACATAGACTATAATGAACCTTGCAAAATCACATTTTTTAATAAACGGAGTTAGGTTCAGATAGAAATTGATATATTGTGGAAAATTTTGTTGAATTAGTTCTAAAATCTGTTTTCCAGACCATATCTTATGTGTAAAATCGTTATTGTAGTCTTTCCATACCGTAATATACTTGTTATATTTATCAGGCAAAACACTGTTAACTAATGGTTCATTTTTATCAATCCAGATTCTATGAATCTGTTTGGGTATCTTTTTTGAACCTTTTATATTTTCTATTAAACGATATTGAAAATCAGTATCATTTTTCAAAAACTTTTCTCTTGCATTATTACCAATCTCCTTTCGTTTTTCAATTGGAATTTGTAATAATACTTTAACTGCTGTTTCAATTTGTTCTACTGTTACTTTATATAGCGGGCATATACCATTATGCGAGTAGTCTTCTATTTCATTATTACACGGAATAGCTATTCCGTCAGATCCGTCGGTAAAAGTTTCGTTCATAGATGGTGCATTAGTGTATAAAACAACAGCCTTACATGACTTCGCTTCTGCTATATAATGTCCCCATCCTTCGTGAATGGAAGGGCATATATGTATACCATAAGTATTATAGAGTTCATCAATCTGTTCTTCATTGATAAAATCAGTGATAATTTCTATGTTGGTACAGTTTTCTTTTTCAATCAGAGACATATATTTTTCATATCCGCTATTACAGATTACTTTTAAGACTGGAAATTGAGGATTTTTAATCCAAACTTTAATTGTATTTAAAGTTCCTTTGAATGGTGATTTACCACATATATGAATAAACTTATTGTAATCCATTTCAAAACCTTCTTTCATTCTATCAAAACTGGTAAAACCAACATATGCAACTTCCTTAGATGGAAACATTCGTTTCAGTATACTGTAAGCTTGATTTGTTTTACACATGAGATAATGAGGAGAATCTTCATCGTATAGTTTATTGATAAAAGATGTATCGAGATTAATGAATAGAAACTCGTTAGGAGATGACTCCGTATCAAAATCTTCAAATATGAAGTTCGGTTTAGCTGGAAGATTTTTCGTTTTATTACATACTATAATCGAATCTAAAACTAAACCATGACTTTTGCTTGGTAGATAAACATTACATGATAAGTTGGTTCTCTTTCTGATTAATATTTTTTTATAACTATCGACAGCAGTTTTATTTTGAATTGACTTTTTATATAAAAAGTAAAGAACTCCAATAATACTAATTACCAATAAAATAAGTAAACATATTTTAACAGAGTTTTTCATTTATTATTTAAACTAAAAAAATAAAATACAAATGATTAACATTATTGCAAATGTGGTTCAATATAAAAACCGATTAGCTATTGGTAAAGACAATAGATTACTTTTCAGGTTTGAAGATGATATGAACTTTTTCAGGGATACGACAACTGGAAATCAAGCAAATAAGAATGTAGTCCTTATGGGATACAATACATATATATCAATTGGAAATCCCCTTGAAAATCGTATCAATATCGTTTTGACCAAAAAAACTCATCTATATAACATATTCGATCCGTATTCAGTCGATGAAAATAGAGTATATTTTATGGATATCAATACCTTTTGGGAAATCTATTACAGTTTGAAACCAAATGTGTTCGTTATAGGTGGTAGTCAGATATATGACTTATTTATCTATAGGGCAAAAAACATATACATTACCAACATAAAAACACATGATAATAAAGATGTTAAATTTTCACCTGAAAACGAGCCTAATGTTTTCTTAAATCATTTACCAAGTAAATTTAAACTGAAAACAATATCAGATATTCATTTCTCTAAAAGTAAACTGTATTCATATCGGTTTCTGAAATATGAAGAAGGAACAGGAAGGAGTCATGAATATCGATATGTAGACTTATTAAAACAGATTCTTTCAGTTGGTAATACAAGAGAGGATAGAACTCAAACTGGAACAATATCAATATTTGGAACTCAATTACATTTTGATATATCAGAATCGATACCACTAATGACTTTAAAACAAATTCCGTTCCGAATCATATTGGAAGAACTACTTTGGTTCTGCAGAGGAGATACCGATTCGAAGATATTGAAAAATAAAAATGTTCATATTTGGGACGGTAATACATCAAGAGAGTTTCTGGATAAACAAGGTTTAACAGAATATGATGAAGGTATTCTTGGTGCTGGATATGGTTTTCAATGGAGACATCATGGTGCTGAATATAATCAGGAATATGCAGATACAAGTAAAGTTGACAGGGAAGTAATCGGTGGTTTTGACCAATTAAGATATGTTGAGGACTTATTGAAGACAGACCCGTTTTCAAGAAGGATTGTCATTTCAGCTTGGAATCCAAGTGATTTTGCTAAAACAGCATTAGTTCCTTGTCATATCCTGTTACAGTTTTATGTTGAGCAAATAGGCGACGAGAAACATTTGAGTTGTCAATTCTATATGAGAAGTAATGATGTGTTTCTTGCTAATGTGTTCAATGTGGTAAGCTATACTGTATTAACCTATATTTTAGCTTTGAAATGTAACATGAAACCAAAAGAGATTATTTATACATGTGGTGATGCTCATATTTATCGTAATCATTTAGAACAGGTTAACGAACTATTATCAAGAAAACCAAGACCTTTTCCAAAGTTGATATTGAATGACAGTTTGAAATTAAAAGATTGGAGTGAGATTGAAGAAACCGATTTTGATTTAATTGGTTATTTTCCTCATTCTCCGATTAGAGCACCAATGGCTATATAAAATATTTTAAATTGTAAAACAGTTTAGTTTTACAATTTCGTATGTATAATTAAAAGAAAGAAGAAGTGTGACCACCAGATTGGTTTTCAACTACTAAATCACCTGAAGCAGCACTTAAACTACTAGACTGCATTCTAGCATAAGCCGAAGGTCTATGGTCTATTTTTTCAAGATTCTTATGATTGGAAAGATCGTCACCACCTATAATACTCAAAGCAGAAGGACGAAGAGAATATCCTCGTTGACCAAACCAACAAGTTCCCTTGTTTTGAGGGATAGCAAGGTCACCACGAATGAAATCTCCATCTTTATTGTTTCTACAATCTTTAATATTAGCATACATCATGCTTTGAAAATTGACAATATTACCCGGATTACCTTCATCGTCAACCGCAGCTCTCATGTCTCCTATAGGCATCATATCAGAGAGAATCACATCTTTTCTCCCTTGAGAGTTAAAGTTTCCAGCAGCATAATCAGGTTGGACTACTGGAAGGGAAGCATAAGAAGAGTCTACTTTGCAGTTGCTATCAAAACCTTCTTCAACCATACCAGCAAAGTCTTCAACACTAGTCATTGTCTTACATGATGAGTCAAATTTCAGACGAATATCGTTTGATAGTCTTGCAGGGTTGCTTAATTGAGTTCTCAACAAAGGTCCTACATTAGGGTTAGTTCCTCGTTGGGAAGGGTTACTCTGAAAATTAGATACTGAATAAAACTGGACTTTATCCGGGTTATTACAGTCTTTATTTGGAACAAAGGCAGAAACTTTATCTACTACAATTTTTCTCGCAGGCATTCCTGTTCCAAAACCTTCTTTTTTATTCGAATTATCGTTAAGCTTAAATGCAAATAGAATTGATACGAGAATCGCAATCAATGCACCAATTAAATTGTTGTTCAACATTTATCTATATCAAAGATATAAATTATTTTTTTGTTTTAATAACAGATTAAAATTCAATAAATTTTAATCTAAACGATACATTAATATCTCGAGACAACACTTATAATATCAGGTTTTATCAACCCTTTATAAGTTAAGTTCGAGACTGCAATCAATGTCTTTATATTAGCATTGTTATTCATCATATTAAATGGATTGATTTCCAGTAATTCTCTAAAGTTATCAAAATAGAACTGATAATGAGTATCAATCAGTTCATACTTACCCTTATAGCAAAAAACACTTTCAACAATATCTCTATAATCTGTCAAATCGAAATCAGCATAAGTATCAATATTATAACCTGCAAGCAATCCAATTATTTTATTTTTATTTTGAAATGTATTTTCAGTATAAGGTGCTTTAATTAGATTTTCAATATTATCAGTATTAATTTGATATTCGATTTTTTCATTTTGAAAAGAATCAATCTTTGTTTTGTATATCCTTTCAATCATACCGAAAAGTATTTCAAACACTTTAACTTGAGAATCAATATTGATTTTTGCTACATTGGCAAAAGTTACCATGTTATCTCTTAGTGATTGAAAGCTCTTTTGAAAGCTTTGAGCAGTATAGTATTCTACAAATATATTTTCAGATTGCGGTAATGTGCAAATTTTGAATCTTTGAATAACATTAATATATGATTGAAGTCTTTCATCATTTGTTGAAGATAAGATATAATCAAAAACCTGTCTTGCATTCCCTTGATTCATAAACTGATTATATACATTCACCTGTTGATACAAACCTTTTGATACTATGCCTCGATTTATCATATATAAAACGAGGTCGATCGGATCCTTGTTTAACTCATGTTTATTTAAAATGATCAGCTCTTCATATTTTCTCGTTTTCGCAAGATAGTTCCGAATATCTTTTGCATTTCTGAAAGGTTTGATAAAGTTAGAAAGTCTGAATATCAAATTGAACTCGTTTGGAGATAATTTTTTAGTTATTATAATACTAAGACTTTTAATTAGTAAGGTAAAGATATCTTGAGATACAGATGAATTGAACATATTAATGAGACCATAATGATACCCATTATGAATAACATGAGACTTCCCATAATCAATTATAATAGGGATAACAGTCGTTGATATATTGTATATTTTGTCATGACCAATTAAATAATCAAACGATATTGGTTTCGGAATCCGTTTCAAAATGATATTCCACGGTGTCAAATCATAATGAACAAAACCACATCGATTCTGAGCAACCTTGAGGGCAAAACACAACTGTATCAAAATAAACATAAACTCATTCATATTGAACTGAGGTCCCGACAGATATTCAGATAATGTCTCTCCTTCGATATATTCGGTTATCACATTGACTTTCTTCTTATTCCTGTAAAGTCCAAATATATATGCGAAATTAGGAATATGTTTCGATAAATTGTTGATAACATTGGTTCCGATATATGCTTCGTTTATATATTCAAGTTCTTTTTGACCTGAACCTTCTTTTGTAGTTTTGATTGCAAAATTGAAGCCAGCCAACTGTTTTAGATTGACGATAGTTGATTCATCCTTAGTCCGTGATAATTCTTGTATAATTTCAAGCTTTTCAAAATTTATATTAAACATATTGGAAATGAACTCAATTCCTTTCAATAGACCGTGACATCTACCCATAGGTGGTATATTATTGATATCTTCAATTGTTTTCGTTGTTTCGGGATATTTATTCTCAGTTGAAATATGTTTGTATTCTTGTTTAACTTGTGTTCTAATTGGAACTGTAACATAGTTTGTTTCTCCCATTTGATTTTTAAGATGAACAAGTAGTTTTTGCATGTAATCAAGAATACCGTGTTTACTAAGATATGTCTTATAGAATTGAAGTGCATTCGTGGCTATTTTTCTACATTCATCATCATGCTCTCTGCACCATTTAATTTGGTCAACAAGATTATCCATATTTGAATTGACTGGAATATAGTGTTCATACGGTTTAAGCAGATTACTAAACCAGAGTTTCCATGATGAATCAACTAAAAGAATCACAGAACCCATACTCATCTCAAGAGATAAACGAAAGGCTGATACATGACCCTCAATATGAATTATATATTTATGACGAGATTGTTCAGCTGGTGTTTTAAACGAAACCAATCCAAAATCAAATGAATCTTTTTCTATCGTTTGTACATATTTTTCATATTGAAGTTTCCTTGGACGAACATTCCATTTTGTAATACCAGCATCAAGATAAGGTATTCCATTTTCATCAGGTTCAGTTGTTAATGATATCTGAGCAACTCGTAATCGTGGATTGGTTTCAATTGTTGTTCCACATCCTGTTGTCGCACCTCTAAATACAGCAGTTGGTATCTTATCTTCCCAAGGAGCACTAAAGTCGTAAAGATAGTTTGCACAAGATGGCGGGAACCAAACTCCATCCTCTTGATTCTTAGCACGAGCCCAATCGTCCCAAGTCGGATAGAGATAATCAGTATTTCTTTCAGATACGGAATAAGATAAAATAGGAATATACTTCTCGTAGTTGTGCGAAACGAGAGGAACATTTGAACTGTTAAATAAATTGTTATATGGTTCTGTTGAGTCTCTTGTCATGATTGGAAAATCTCTCCTATTAACAAACATCTCGATATCGGGAACTTCCCTTGAAGCACAAAGTTCCTCAAACATTGTTTTAATAGTTGAAACATTGTTTTCACCTTCATGAACAGGAATCTCTTTGCGGAGAATACAACCATTTCCAACCCATTCTTCAAAATTAGGATTGGTTCTCTTAGGATTGAAAGGTCTTTTTTCTAACTTTGAAACATAGTTTAAAAATCCATACATATACTTTTGCTCTTCGTCAAATTTAGAATCGTGTTTAATTTGGTTAGGGCAATATTCGAGATATTTTGGGTCAGCTTTTAAGTACTCGCTCCATTCATTGGTAAAATGAACTTTTGAAAAAGGCAAAAAGACTTTCAACTGATTATTTACGATTTTAATAAATATACCTTTTTTGAACTTGTTAAATATATATCGAAAGGTATCCAATGTCGCTTCACTTGAAATGTTCTCGTTCTTTTCCCATGTAGGAAACTCAAAAGCAGAAAATAGGTTTCCGCTCAAATCTATATCAGCAACAGGTCGATTTTCAATTGCTTTTGCATAACGATATGTTTGAAACTGCTCTTCATCTCCAGCTTTAAAATGATTATGAATGAAATGTTTATAACGGGGATTTGTTGATACTTCGTCTTGTTCATATTTACATTGTTTACACTCTTGTTCATTAGTATAATAGTCAGGGTTCTTTTGAAAGTGTGAAGTAGTCGTCATCTTTATTAAATGGTACTAATTTTTTTGTGTTTCAATTTAATCTTAAATAATTTTCAATATTTTATTTTATAAAATAACTTCTCCTATATAATAAATGTCTTCTTTATCATTAAATGCTTCCCTTCGTGTTTGTAAGGTTGATGTTGGCTATGCTGACAAAATTAATTCTGATAGATTCCTAAATCCAAACAATATGCTTTGTCCCCTTTGGAATGGATTAGATGTTGCGGGACGACCAGTATGTCCTGACTCATTCTACACAAAGTCCGCTGGTTGCAACAGTGCTTTAGATAGAGTCATGGTTGAAAACGATGTTTTCAGACCTAAGTATACTGAATATATTACATTGAATGCCTCTGGTATCAACCAGGGTAACTACCTCGATAACATGCATTACGATAACTCGGTTAGTCGATCTGCTGAGCTTAGAAACATGAACTCTAATAACCCTCACTTTGGACAATCATCAACTCTTGCTGGTAATGTATTTCCCAGATGCAAGGTCCTTAATCCTCAAAATGATGCTGCTGCTGCGGGACAGAACACTCGTATGGTTAACCAAGCCATGAATGCGAAAGAGGGTTTCGACCGACGATGCAATGCCGGTTTTTAAACTTCTTTTTCTTTGGAATTAAGAATAATTTAAAGAGATACATAAACAATCCTAAATACAGACATGGAAAATCCAAGTAAAGACAAGCTAATTTCATTCCTTCAAAACCTAATCATATCCGTAGATCAAGATAACCTCTCCAACAAGCAATACAAAGCTATATGTGAATTTTACACTTGCTACAAATTCAAAGAAAGGAAAAACGAATTTACTTTTTCAACTGAAGATTACCTTAAATTTTTATCTCTGGGTTGGTATATATATTCTCAAATGGAATAATTTACAATATCATTTGATATTGTAAATACACATTATTTACTTTTCAATCAGAAATGTATCATCAAATAGTTTATTTAAATTGAAAAGCCATTCAATTAACAAAAGAATAAACAAAATGTCAATTCGCATATCAATCGATAACCTATCATATGAACAGAAACATAAAGTTGATAATGACCTTGAAATCAAGATTGAAAATTCAAATAAATACGGTCCTAAAAATATGACTCGTTCTATATACCCGTACGATATAATAGATAACGATGTTATTATACCCCTAGGTTTCGCTTCAAGTGAACTCAATATACCAAGACCTCAAAGAGACTCATTCCCAACTTTTGATTGTCTAACATTTGGTGGTTCATTACGAGAAGAACAAAAGCAGATTAAGAAAGAAGCTCTAAAGTTCTTAAGTTCAACTGGAAGTGTAATAATCAGTGCATACCCTGGTTTTGGAAAGACTTGTACATCAATCAATATGGCAATTGGTATAGGCTTTAAAACACTGATTATTGTTAATAAAATAGTCCTTATGAATCAATGGAAAGACAGTATAAACAAGTTCTGTCCTGAAGCTTCAATTCAAATTGTAACTGCAAAAAGTAAAAAACAACAACAATCTCACTTTTATATTGTTAATGCAATCAATGTTCCGAAACTACCAAATACATTCTTTAGCGATATTGGAACATTAATTGTAGACGAAATTCATTTAATTATGGCTGAGTCTCTTTCGAAGTCACTCATGACTGTTTTTCCACGATATCTATTAGGGCTAAGTGCAACACCTTACAGACCTGATAGTCTTGATAAACTAATTGATATATACTTTGGTTCAAATAAGGTATGTAGAAAACTATGGAGAAGTCATACTGTATACAAGGTTAAAACAGAATTCAAACCAGAAATACAATACAATTCAAACGGTCAATTGAACTGGAGTGCCTTAATTGATGAACAAGCAAACAATTATAAAAGAAATGAATTGATAGTCAAACTAATTTTATTATATTCAGATAGAAACTTTTTAGTTCTTGTGAAACGGATATCACAAGGTGAATACATACTGAATAGACTTACAGAATACGGTGAACATGCAACCTCCCTTTTGGGTGATAATCAGGTATTCGATAGAGAAGCACGAATCCTTATTGCTACCGGTCAAAAATGTGGGACTGGTTTTGACCATGATAAACTCGATACATTATTACTTGCTTCTGACTTCGAAGAATACTTCATACAATATCTTGGTCGTATCTTTAGGAAACAAGATACTGAACCTATTGTATATGATTTTGTAGATAAGAATGGAATACTTGAAAAGCACTTCAAAACTAGGAAGGAAATCTATACTCAACATGGTGGAAATATTAAATACTATGATTTAAATAATCTTAATTTTGAAGTTGAAATTCAAGAGGAAATAGTTGAAACAGAGCAAAAACAATAAACATAACATTATTTAATTTTAAATTGTATACAATTTAAAATATAATTACTTTCTTGGTCTTCGTGCTGACGATGTTTTTCTTGTTCTTGGTTTTCTGGTTGAAGGTCTTCGTGCTGACGATGATCTTCTGGTTCTTGGTTTTCTGGATGAAGGTCTTCTTCTGGTTGAAGTAGATCCTAATTTATCCTGCTCCAAAATCGATTGTATAAGCATATATTTATTTTTCCCGGAAATTTTTATTCCTAATCGTTGAGATATAATTATTAATTCACTAATTGTCATACTGGATAAAGCTTTTTTTAATGGTTCACTTGCAGGACTCTGTTGAGGTTGAGGTTGAGGTTGAGGTTGAGGTCTAGAAGGTTTTATAGGACTAGGTCTCCGTTGAGGTCTGGGTCTAGGTATATAAGCTCTCACAGGGGTAGGTTGTCTCACAGGGGTAGGTTGTCTCACTGGGGTAGGTTGTCTCACAGGGGTAGGTTGTCTCACAGGGGTAGGTTGTCTCACAGGGGTAGGTTGTCTCACAGGAGTAGGTTGCCTCATTGGAGTAGGTTGCCTCATTGGAGTAGGTTGTCTCACAGGGGTAGGTTGTCTCACTGGGGTAGGTTGTCTCACAGGGGTAGGTTGTCTCACCTGGGTAGTTTTGCCATTACATGTTTCATTATAAGAAGAAAGAACCTTAAACTGCTCATTTATTAATTCTGTATTTTGACAACCATGATTTCTGTCAGGATGCAGTTTTGTTGCTAATTTTAAAAAATCTTTTCTTACACATGTATTTTTATAGTTCTTCAGATCGTCTAATGATACTTTTCTGTAAGCACAATTTTCATCTGGGAACCTGTCTAACTGTGTAAACATATCAGATAATGTATCGTCTTCGCTTTTCTCGATCTCTTTGTATATAGGGAAACTCCACTCCTCTCTGTCATATATGACTGTTAATAATCCTCGAAGGTCTATAAAACTATACTTATTTACAGCTGTAATTACAGCTGATAATTCGTCAAAAGTTACATCGTTGAAATAACTAAAAAAGAGTCTGTTGTTTAAAAATTCTCTAGCCATTTTTGCAATCTCCGGAGGAACACCTTCTGATGATGGTAGCAGTGAAAACACTAAAATTCCAAATTCCCAAGTTAAAACAGTGGAATAATAAATATTTTTAGGAAGTAATCCTCTCATATTTTTATATTCATATGGAGGGTAAGTTGCCCCAAGTACTCCATTTACAGGAACAGCACTCTCCAAATCTCCGAGCATAAATCTAACATTTTCTTCTTCTATATTGTTTGGTACAGGACATTTGAACAAAATATTTTCAAGCTTCATATCAGTATAAAATCTTCCAAGTTGAAATAGACAATCAAGTTGTTTCCAAATAGAGACACAAACACTATATAGAATGTGTCTAGGTATACCATTTCTGTATTTATCTATCATTTTACGAGCCCAATCATGTAGGTCTCCTTCTGCTAGTTCCATGAAGTATACAAACTTATTATTTATCTTGAGACCATCAACATATCTAACATGCAAGACTGCACAGTCACTCATTCTAAGTTGATTTGCAATTTCTTCTTCGTTATTACTTGATGTAATTTTAACTGCAATATTAACTTGGTTTACATTGTCGATAAACTTGAATACTGTACCGGCTGTACCTTCACCTATAGGTTTATCAACTCTATTCAAATTGAAGGTCATGTTTTTTGTTTTTACAACTATTATTTTCCCATCGTTGATGAGGTTTAAATTATCTGAATTAAATTCAGGACCAAATAGATACTCTTCCAACTTCATTTGATTATCGTAGTTTTCATCTCTTCTATCGCATATAGCCATTTATTATTATACGAAATAAATTAATTAAAACTAAAAAGATACAGAGTCTGATTTACATCGGCTAGTATTTCATCTCTTATATTCATAAGATCTTCGCTGTATTTTCTCTTTGTATTTCCAATTAGTTTAGGAAGAATATCAGTGAGCCAACTTGCAAAATCCGATAAATAACTAAACATTTGTTTATCAGTTAAATTTTGAACTGTTAATTTAGAAACTTTATTCATTTTAATTCTAGATTCACTTTGTAAAACTTCTCCAAATCTATCGATGTTTGTAACCAGACTGGTAAACAGTCTATCTGAAGCCATATGTCTTGCATATGATTTTGTTTGAAAATGATAAATTTTAACCTGGTTTTGAACTTCAAGTAATATGATGATAGCGGATGCTGAATTTGTTACCGATGCCATTTATTATATGGTTAGATAAGTTAATTTAAATAAAACTATCGGATAACAAATGGAATATACGGTAAAAGGATTGCCTAATATAGGATCTTCATGTTATTTTAATTCATCTATACAATTATGCAAATTGATTTCAGACTTTAGTTTTAAGGATGAAAACAATAGTCAAAATTTATTTATAACAGATATTCAGTCTGTTTTTGATGTTGAAAATAATCAAGAAGAATTAAATAAGTATTTGAGGTTATATAGTTTTATCTGTCAAAGTATGCAGTATCAACCAGGAACACAACAAGATGCTTGTGAAGTGGTTCAGTTTATAGTAGATAAATATGTTGATCTTATACAGCAAGATATATACAAAAACAAGCTGATTTGCAGTTCAAAACAGATCATAACATGTTTAAACTGTAATAAATATAGATTTGGTCCTGAGGATATGGAAAGTATGATTATATCACAAGAATTAAATAATAGTAGTAATGAAGAGATTGATTTTAAGGATTTTCTTATTAGCATGATATCGGCTCATAACATAAATGAATTGAAAACAGAGTGTGATTGCAGTTCGCCTATAGCTCAAGTTCAAACCATATTTACAAATTTACCTGAATATCTGTTTATTAAAGTTGGAAGATGTAAATCTGATTTTACTAAAATTTATAAAAGTTTAAAGTTCGAATATGAATTTGATATTGATTATCCTATGAATTTAGAAAAAAGTATAGAAGGAACCGACACTACAAAACTGAATAGACATTATGAATTGATTGGAATTATTCTCCATCACGGAGAAAGTATAAATAACGGACATTACTCGTCAATTGTCAGATTGCAAAACAATTGGATTTATTGTGATGATATGATGATTCGTGATTTTGATATGAACTCAACGACTGATATAGAATACATACAAAAGAATTGTTGTTTACTCTTGTATCGACATTTAACGAATTAATCAAATTCAATATGAATTCATATTGAATTATAACCAATAAGAAATTTACAATCTCTTATTCATACAAGATTTATTAAGCATAACATTCATCTGATCTTTATCAGAATACTTCTTGAGATATTCAGGATAGCATGGATATACTACAGAACATGCAGACTCAAAGCAGTGATTAATCTTTTCAGGTTCAGTTTTTTCCTCAATATATATTCTTTTAATTAGAGGTCTGTAACCAGCTTCTCTTTCTGCTATAATTGGAACTTCAGACTCAGGCATACCCCTATACCATCTTCTATACGGAAGTTCATCATAATCAGTAATAACTTGACTTACATTAGACTGTGTAGCATAATATGGAGTTTCATTATACTTTTTCCTTTGAATTTGATATTGAATATTTGCCATATTTTGAAGATTGACATCAATTGAAGATGTATCGTGAATAGACATTTATTAATGAGATAAAAAATAAATACAAATAATAAATGTATAACTATGCTTTTTATGCTTACATGTTTTACAGAGGATTGAATGCATCATCTTCCGTTGAAAATGCTCTTGGTTTTGTATCGTTTCTTAAAAACTTATATCGATGGGTTAAAATGAAGACTATAAAAGATATAGACGAGACTGAAATGGGTTGGGTTCTGATATTTACCGATAACAGAAGTTTGATAGAATACTAGTTACAGTTTAAAAAGAGATTGAAACTGTGTGTTTTATTTTCACTTTAATTAAAGTGAAAATATAATGTTATAATAAATTTAATTAGTATCAAGCTTTTCTTCAATCTGTTCATAGCATGAATATATAATATCGAGGAAGTCATAATATGCTTTTTTCATGTATTCATTTGATATGCCTGAATGGATGACCTTTCCAGACTGAAATACAAGGAAAGTGTTGTATCTATCATATGCCTTCTTTTTCTGCTCTTTTTCAGGTAAAGTGTCGAGAAACTCTTGATATATCGTATAGTTTTCAATCCATGTTTCATCTTTAAAAACTAGCTTTTTAATTTGTAGTTGAGTGATGTCTTCCTCTAGAGGAATTTTGATATTTAGTCCAGTATAACCAAAGCTGGTTTCAAGGAGGCAATGTAAGTTATCCTGTTTATTAATCATATGTTGATTAAGTTTCTCTCGTTCCACAAAAAACCCTAAGGAAAAATCTATATTTCTCATCGATGGTATTACAAGGAAATACGGGCTTTCATCAGTATCAATTGTGTAAAGGTCTCTATTATCTTTCATCATGTTCCAAATATATTTAATACAATTTTCAGCATGCTCTTCAATCTTACAACCTGTGAGTTGAAAAGTACCATTTCTACATACTTTAAAATTGATAAACTTATTAATAATGAACATAACTACAGTCAACGAATTTCTAAAGAATTTCTTTTGTTTTTTAGGCTTGATTCGAACTCCTTTTAATTTCCCTTCAAATTCTAGAGAAACGATTGACCCATCAATAAGTTCGGTATTTTTAGTCTCATTTTCAACCTTCTTTTTCCGTCCCCGCTTTTTCGGGACGACAGAATATGGTGTTACATCTAAAAAATCAAACAGTTTATCAAGCTTGATTCTTATATTACCAGAAGAGGTAAATGTTCTAGTCGATACATCAATATCATCGAAGTTTGGAAATTCATGTTTTTTAAAGTTGCATATCAGTTTCTTTTTAATTGATGAAGCCATTTTTCTATTTAAAAAAATCTTCTCTTTAAATTCAATTTAAATTATTACTTTAAATCATTACTGGATGAATTTAAATTGGAATTTATAATTTTATTTTAAACTAGAATCTAAATTCAAGAGAATTTAAATATAAATGACAAACACACCGATAATTAACGGTAAGACTGATAATCTTTCTGATGTATTGATGATTATTGGTCTTTCCTTATTAGCAATAGGTACATTTCTCTTATCTTTATACTACTTTGTTCCGAAGAAGAAACGACTAAATTTATTCAAATAATAGTAGTTGTAAATCAATATGATTTACAACTTAAAATTTATTAATAGTTTATGGTTTGAATTTCAAACTGATCATTACAATTATCATAAAACATATATCGAACTGTAAGACCAATATGATTTGCAAAAAATGATTCAGGATACTTTAATATTGGTTTTAGTATACCAAATAATAACTTATACCTCTTATCAAGGTCAATACACTCATTTGTTTTACTCTCTCGGAATGAGTATTTGTCTGGATTGAACCTGATAAAATGAACATTTTCACCACAGTCCTGATGTATCGTCATCATTCTCATTTGTTCACATTCACATGCATATGACTTATGTTGATTCTCGTCATTCTCAACTATAATCACTCCATAGTTAGTTTGAAACACAAAATCAGGTCGTTTCTTTGAACATCCATCTGAAGCTGTTCTATCGTTTACAAATTGTAATTTTTTAGAAGTTAGAAAATCCATCATCTTATTCTCAGTATACTTCATACGGGTCAAATGAACCAGAGAACAAGCAAGAAGACACTTCCCTTCCTCATCACAAATCAATTCAGTCAGATTACAACTTATACATGTTGAAGTTAGTTCTGAACGGTAATCAGAAGGACTATGATTATCACAATATAAAAATGGTCGACTTCCAGTTTCAGAATGAGTTGAAATTCTCCTACATTTTGAGGTCTTACAATTAGTAACCTTAAATTCAGTTTCTTTATTACGATGATTAGAGCAATGTATTCTACCGGTTAAATGTGAACCAAAATAAGGTCGCTTTTCACAGCCATCTTCTAAACATGTTTTATGCACAACATCTCTCATCCCTTCCTTCTTATGAGCATCACAATATAATCTTTTATTTTTTTCAGTTCCAAAGGAAGGTTGTTTTTCACAGCCATCTTCTAAACATGTTTTATTCACAACATCTCTCATCCCTTCCTTCTTATGAGCATCGCAATATAATCCTTTATTTTTTTCAGTTCCAAAATAAGGTTGTTTTTCACAGCCATCTTCTAAACATGTTTTATTCACAACATCTCTCATCCCTTCCTTCTTATGAGCATCGCAATATAATCCTTATTTTTTTCAGTTCCAAAATAAGGTCGCTTTTCACAGCCATCTTCTAAACATGTTTTATGCACAACATCTCTCATCCCTTCCTTCTTATGAGCATCGCAATATAATCCTTTATTTTTTTCAGTTCCAAAGGAAGGTTGTTTTTCACAGCCATCTTCTAAACATGTTTTATGCACAACATCTCTCATCCCTTCCTTCTTATGAGCATCGCAATATAATCCTTTATTTTTTTCAGTTCCAAAGGAAGGTTGTTTTTCACAGCCATCTTCTAAACATGTTTTAT